GTGCAACAGGCGCTCAAGGTGACAAAGGTGCAACAGGCGCTCAAGGTGACAAAGGTGCAACAGGCGCTCAGGGTGCTGCTGGTGGTGGTGGTACATCGGATCGTCGTTTGAAGAAAAATATTCGACCATTGAACAAAGGGTTGAATGAGCTTTTGAAATTGAATCCAGTATCATTTGAGTATAATTCGGTTGGCAACGATAAAAAGTCGGAAGATGTAGTATCTTATGGCATTATTGCTCAAGATATATTGAATGAATTTCCCGAACTAGTTACTACATTTGAACAAAAAGCACATCCTAATGATAAGGGTCCACAAAAGTATTACTGGGTTAATTCTGAAAAACTTCAATGGGTAACTATCAATGCTTTCAAGGAATTGAATGATAGAGTGATTGTTTTGGAAAAACAGGTTAAAGAATTGATGGAAAAAATAAAATAATTGTTCAATTGGTTATATTGATAATTGTATATAATGAGTTATAAAATTCTTTACATTACTCCTCATTTATCTACGGGTGGGTGTCCGCAGTATCTTTTAAAGAAATTGCGGTTATTGAATGACATACATGAGTTATATTGTGTGGAATATAACGATTATGGCGAGTGGTTTGTTGTTCAAAAGAACCAAGTAAGAGAATTATTGAAAGAACGGTATTTTGTTTTGGGGGATAATAAGGAAGAGTTGTTATCGATCATTAACAAAGTACAACCGGACATAATACATTTGGAAGAAATGCCAGAATATTATATGTCTGATGACATATCGTCCAAGGTTTACACCAATAACAGGTTATACAACATTGTAGAAACGTCACATGACAGTAGTTTCAACACTGCGTCTAAGCGTTTTTTCCCGGATCGGTTTGTTTTTGTGAGTAATTTTCAGAAAGAGTTGATGAAACCTTTGGGAATTGAGTCACATGTTGTTGAATATCCTATTGTTCATAAGAATAAAGTGAACGATAGAGATAAAGCGTTGATTGCGTTGGGATTAGACCCTAATTTATTGCATGTGGTTAATGTGGGGTTATGGTCACCGAGGAAAAATCAAGGTGAAATTGTTGAATATGCTAAGAAGATGATTGATTTGCCTATTCAGTTTCATTTTGTTGGTAATACTGCTGGTAACTTTGAGTCATACTGGTCACCTATTCTTAAAAATCTGCCATCTAACTGCAAAGTTTGGGGTGAACGTAGTGATGTTGACACGTTTTACAGTTGTATGGATTTGTTTTTGTTTACGAGTCGTGGAAATGAGAATGATAAGGAGACAAGTCCTATTGTTATACGTGAGGCTATTAGTTACAAGTTACCATCGTTGATATATAACTTGCCGGTTTATCTAAACATGTATGACAAGTATAGTAACATCAAATATTTGTCAAATGATTTGGATAAAAACGTGGATATTATACGATCATACATTTTAAAAAAAAACATTATAAGTGATTATTCTTATATTGTTTCCACGTATCCTACAACGTCTGCATCTTTTATTACCACGGTTCAATGTTTGAGATCGTTGACCAACGCTCATAGAATTTTGACCACACATCATTCTTCGTATGAGAAGTTCAAGAATATTGCCGATACGGTGGTATATGATGAGGCAAATCCTATTATTAAGCACACGTATTATTGTAATGCTTGGTGGGATACTGGACGATACCGATGTGATATCAATTTAAAGGCCAATGACAATGATAATTATCATGGATTGGCTGTTTGGACCAATTATCAGAATGGAATACGTAAATCAAAAGAATTGGGTTATAAGTACAGTGTGTGTTTGAATTACGATATTGTATTGAATGATAAAGATTTGGTGGTGGTGGAAGATATTGTTAATCAATTGCGTACATCAACATCCAAGGGGTATTTTATTCATGAGGTATTGGGTGAAGGTGATACTTTAAAGACGGTATTTTTTGTTATTGACAATGATTATTTTATTGAAAAATTTGAAAGTGTATATAGTGAATCTGATTATAACGCAAGTATTGTTAAACACAACTCTCCATCAAATAGTTTGGAGAATTACACGTATCATGTGTTAAAGAACAACTTGAGTGATTTAATTATTACAAAAAAGAATGAGAGTGAATTGTTTCCGTATAGTTCATTGAATGCTTTTTCGTGTGTTGAGTATTTCACGGTGGTTCCTAATGAATCTCTTACTCAATTTTATATATGGAAGAGTTCTTCTAACTTGATTGACAACAAAAATGTTATTATTCGTGTGTATGAGGACCGTGCGTGTATTTTGAAGATTGGGTATGTTCAGTTATATAATAGGAATTTTTATCATGTTGTTGATGTAAAACCGGGACGGGTTTATGATGTAACTTTGGAAGAATATAATTCTGATTGTGAATGCATCAATTTGAAAAAGATTACTGTATCTGATATTCGTGATATTGATAAAAACGGACGGTTTGTATTGCGTGATGTGTCCATAAAACCTTCTAATAATATTAATCTACATCATATCAATTCAAATGATATCAAATTGGATTATGTTACAGAGTTATCGGTGTGGGGGGTTACATATAGAAGTTATTTACATCAGTCTGAACTCGATGTGATTCATCAACTACAAAATTATGATAACGACATCAATGTAATTATCAAAAACGCTTCATTGAACGTATCTCCCGATCAACTTGTTCAATATATTCGAAAGACACATTCACATATGTTGACAAATAATATTTCGAGTACTTCATTGAATCCCAGAAACGGTAAGAACAGTATCGCATATGTTGTGAACAGCAATTGGATTCGTAACTTTAAAACAATAGATTCTATAGACGAATTTCATAGTTATATGAAGGTGGGTTCTCTACACCATAATTTTAAATCGTTATGAAAATTTGTCATGTTACACCGGGATTGATTTCTATTCCTCCCAACGGATGGGGTGCAATTGAAAAGATTATTTGGGAATACAAACAATCGTTGGAACGATTGGGTCACATATGTGATATTAAATATTTGGATGATGTTCGTAAGGAAGATTATGACATTGTTCATATACATGTTGCCAATCTCGCTTTGATTGCGTCAGAACGCAACATTCCTTATGTGTTTACGATGCACGATCATCATACTGAGGTGTATGGAAAAGATTCTGTATTGTATAAACAGAATCGTGACGCTATTGAGAAATCGGTTGTATCATTTGTACCCGCAAAACATTTGGTGTCATATTTTGATAGTAAACGTGTAAAGTATTTACGTCACGGTGTTAACAGTTCGTTTTTTACTTTTACGTCACGTGATATTCCAAATCGTCATAAACTATTGTGCGTTGGTCGTAATGGTTTGGCAGAAGACATGTCGTTTGATCGTAAAGGATTTATTTACGCAATTGAAGCTGCACGTAAACATGGACTTGAAATAACTGTCGCTGGTCCTAGTGCCAATAAGGAATTCTTTGAAAAAAACAAAGATTTCAAACCGTATGATAAATTGACGTTTATGTACGATTTGAATGAAGAACAACTGTTAACAACTTATCAGAATCATACGATTTTCCTACATCCTTCATCTGTAGAAGCTGGTCATCCAAATTTAACTTTGCTTGAAGCAATGTCGTGTGCTCTTCCCGTTGTATCTACATATGATGATAATAGTTTACCGGGAATGGTCAAGATAGAACGTACAGTTGATTCTGTGTATAATGGAATTGCAACTGTGATGAATACGTGGGAAATTTTACGTAAAGAGGCACTTGCGTATGCCCGAGACAATGATTGGAATCATATTGTGGATGATTTGGTTAGGGAATATAGAAAGATTGATGAATACCGTATGACAAATGAATTGAATGAGATTTATGATTCAACTCAGAGTACTGATAAACAATTACAGGGTGCTAAGATAGAGATTAACTATACGGATGGTGCATATTTGTCTATTAATGGCGGTGATGTAAATACTCGTTACAGTTTTGACTTTATTGATGATGAATTTGACGAAGTTTTGTACAGTGGTACAATTAAAACAAACGAGTGGGCAAAATGTTTAATCAAACGTTATATTCCGTATCGTGTTAAGTTGAGTGTAGATTCAAAACTTTTGTTGAATCAAAAGTTGAATTTGAAAGGTAAAGAAGTTTTGATTTGTATGGATACTAAGTCACTTGGTGATTGTATTGCGTGGTTTCCATATATTGAAGAATTTAGAAAGAAACATGAATGTAATGTTACATGTGCTACGAATTGGGAGTCATTGTTTAAAGAAAACTATCCAGACATTAAGTTTTGTGGATTACAGTGGAGTGGAAATTTTTATGCTATTTACATGATCGGTTGTTATCCCGATACACATCGTTCTTTGTTTAACTATAAAGATGTTTCGTTGCAAAGACTATCATCGTCTATATTGGGAGTCAATCATAAAGAGATTAGACCTAATGTTGTCATTAAGAATACCGCTCGAAAAATTGAACAAAAGTATGTTTGTTTTGCGACACAATCAACTGCTCAGGCCAAGTATTGGAACAATCCAACTGGTTGGCAAGAGACGTGTGATTATTTGAACAGTATTGGTTTGAAACCGGTTTTGATTCAATCAGAAAAAGAAGACAGATTTACAAATATCCTCAATCTTTCTGGTCCCAAAGACATACATGAAACTATAAATCTTTTGTATAATTGTGAGTTTTTCATCGGCATTGGATCTGGTTTGTCGTGGTTATCGTGGGCAGTTAAAAAGCCTACGGTATTGGTGAGTGGTTTTAGTTTACCTCGTAGTGAATTTTTCACTCCGTATCGGGTTATTAATACCAACGTATGTAATGGTTGTTGGAATGAATATGATTTTGACCGTGGGGATTGGAATTGGTGTCCTCGTCAAAAAGGAACTCCACGTCAATTTGAGTGTTCCCGAGAAATTAGTTCTAAGATGGTCATTGATACCATCAACAAACTTGTTATAGATGAAGGTATACGTACATCTTGAAAGCAATCAATTGGGTGACTGCATTGCGTGGTTACCCTATATTGATATTGCCAGAGAAAAATATGGATGGGACGTATATACAAACTTTTATTATAAAAATTTGTTTGCGGACTCGTATCCTTACCTGAAATTTGAGGTACCGTCTTCATATGATAAGAAAGTGGTGATTGACGTTGTTGATAGAGAAAAACCTCTACAATGGTCATCTGCGCACGCTTTAGGGGTTGATTATAGTGAACAACGTCCACGATTTAATCTATCAAAACTCAAAAAGACTCCGGGTAAGACAATTACTTTTTCTGAATATGGAAGTAACTATTGTAAGTCGTGGAACAATCCTATGGGATGGTTTAAAACGATACAACACATTAAAACTATAGGATATGATCCAATTGCGGTATCAAAAGAACCGACTTTGTTATTAAACGTAGCTGATTGTACCGGTTTGGATCTATTGGAGGTCTGTAACTTGATTTATAGTTCTTCTGTATATATTGGTGTAAGTTCAGGATTGGCGTGGTTGGCATGGTGTTTGGGTATACCTGTAATCATGATAAGTGGACATACCAAGCGTTATTTTGAATTTAACAGTAATATTGTTAGATTGGGTCCATCAGAACCAATCTGTTTTGGGTGTTATAACGATAACAATTTAGAAATTAACTGGGAAGACGTATGGTGTCCACACTATAAAGGAACCTACAGACAACATGAGTGTACATATACTATTAGTCATACCGATGTAGTTAACGCTATAAATTATGTGCTAAAAAATAGTCTTAAAATATAAATATCTAGTCTTTCAAATTTTTAGAAATATTTATATTTAGAGTTTTTTGTATGCGTCTCATACAAAACTAACCAATCGAAAGGAAATTTAGCATATGCCAATTACAGAAGGGGGAACATTTACCCCACATGATAAAATTGTAAGTCCAGGCGTTTTCAGTCGTGAAAACGATCTATCAGGACTTGCTCAGGGCGTGGCTGATATCGGTGGGGCCATTGTCGCTCCCTTTCCAAAGGGACCGGGATTTGCTCCAACGATTGTCACCAGCGTGTCTGAGTTAGAAGAAAAATTCGGTGTAGCGGACGGAGTATATTACGGTCCATACACTGCCAAACAGTATCTACAGGAACAGGGTCTTGTGACCATTTGTCGTGTAGGTGCGTTGACCGGATATAAGCAAGATAATCCATTTGTTATCTACGCAATTCCGGGTTATTATAATCGTGCAAACGAAAGTGGTTCATTTACTGCTTTGGGAACAGCCGATTCATCATATATCGCTCTGGATCCAGACGATATTACAGTTAACGTACAATACGTTAGTTCAAGTGGCGGTACTGAGACATTGACTATTACCGGCAGTTTGTACGCAAACTTCGAAACCAGTTCATTCTCAACCTACAACCCACCAGGCACAACTGGTAACAAGACTTACACCACTCGTTATATCGGTGATGTAAATCTCACATTTGACGCTGCGTCATTTGAAATCAGTTCAAGTTATCAAGGTGACTTGACAATTAGTTCTGAAGCTAAGTTGTTACGTGCTCTTGCTGAACAAACTGGACGTTTGTCTGGTAGTTTGGCAACCACAAGCAGTTTGGTTAAGTTGAGTGACGACTTCCCAGTTTCAGGTACTGCGTCTGAAGTTATTATCAATGGCATCAATTTTGCCAAGTACCGTCCAACCAATAGTTGCGGTGTTCAAATTCAATTGACTTGTAACATTACTGGTAGTTTTGGTAAGTTTACTACATTCACCGAGACCGTTGTTTCTGGTGGAGATCCATGTAATCCAGGCGCAGCCCGTGAAGCAGTAGTGCTTGCAGTATTGGGAAATACCCAAAACGCAACTATTCAATCGGATGCATCTAACAAGTTGGCACAAGTTGTATATGGTTTCGAAGGTTCAGTGTTGAGCAAGAAGGTTGCAACATCAGGATTGTACAGTGGTAGCGCTGATCCAACCGCACAAGACTTTGTTCTTGACTTGCGTTATAACATCGGTGGTTCAAGTGGAAGTTATGGAACCTATGAATTCTCATTGGATCCAGCAAGTTCTAACTATATTACCAATGTATTTGGAACAGATCCAACTGCAGGTGATCCAGCAAAACAAGTTGCTGGTCAAAAGATTGAAGCTGCATATCTCTACAAGATCTTCAAGGATACCATCGCTCGTATTTCTGAAGAGTCAACCGATCCTTCCGATGGTTGGAAGATTGTAGGAAGTGAAGCTCCTTATACACCAACTGGTGGTGAAAATAAGGTTCAATTCACTGGTAATCCATTGAAGCTTACTGACGACTTTGGTTACTCACCAACAACTGGTGACAGTGACTTCAGTTTGAAGTGGGCAACCACTCCATGGGTTAACTCACAACAAGTTGCACCATTCACTGGCACAGCTGATGTGACTGCTCGTCCACAACGTTTCCCACTCTTCCGTCTACACACACTTGCTGACGGAACCAATACAAACACTTCCTACAAGGTTGAAATCAGTGACGTAAAACTCGCTGGTACTGTTGCTGGTAGTGACTATGGTTCATTCACATTGAGTGTACGTAAGTTCAGTGACACTGATAAGAATCCTAAGTACTTGGAACGTTTCCAAAACTTGAATCTTGATCCAGATAGCAGTAACTTTATCGCTCGCCGTATTGGTGATCGTTACAACTATATTGCTTACTCTGGTAAGATTATTGAGTTTGGTACTTATGCTAACTTGAGTAAGTATATTCGTGTTGAGATGACCGAGAATGTGTATCCAGAAGCAGCAATTCCTTATGGATTTGATGCTCTTGCTACACCACTCGGAGGTAACGTTGGTGGATTCTTGCCACCAGTACAGTTTACCCGCGCTTCAACATATTCATCTGCTCCGGGTAAGTATCCATCAGGTATCGTGTTTGGTGAGCCACCAGTTGGTGCATCAGACGATTTGTTGGCCTTGTATCCTACATCATCAGTTGGTGTATATAGCGTACATAACGACAATCTTCAATACTTCGCTCCATTGCCTGCTTACGAAGGTTTCACTTCAATCGGCAATAACGTTGTATTCGATCTTGAAACTGGTGATACATACAATCCAACTGGTTCTAAACAACCAGACGTTCAAAACGATAGCGGTGGTGTTCCATCAACTTATGACGCTGCATACGAATCAACACGTGTGAAGATGCGTAAGTTCGTCTTTGGTTTCCAAGGCGGATTTGATGGTCAATCACCAGCAATTCCAATTAATGTTGGATCTGATATCATCCCAGGCAATACACAAGGTTTGAATTGTACCAACATTACAAGCCCAGGCAGTGTTGCTTACAGACAGTGTGTCGGTGCATTGGGTAACGCTGATGAGTTCGATATTAACTTGATCGCTACTCCGGGTATCTTCTACCAACACCACAGTTATGTGGCTCAGTTGGTAATCGATATGTGTGAAGCACGTGGTGATTGTTTCTACATCATGGATAACGTGGTGTTTCCTAAGAGCAATCAAAGCACTGGATTGATTGATGCCGCAATTAACGTTGCTGCCACAATCGATAGCAGTTACGCTGCTACTTACTATCCATGGGTCAAGATTCTTGACACCAACTTGAACAAGATTATTAGTGTACCTCCATCTGTTGTTCTACCTGCTATCTACGCAGCAAACGATAAGGCATCTGCTGAATGGTTTGCTCCAGCCGGTTTGAACCGTGGTGGTATCACTCAAGCTGTTCAAGTGTTGGATCGTTTGACACACGGTGAACGTGATACACTCTATGAAGGTCGTGTTAACCCAATCGCAGCATTCCCCGGTCAGGGTATCTGTGTATGGGGTCAAAAGACTCTTCAAATCGCACCAAGCGCATTGGATCGTATCAACGTTCGTCGTTTGATGATCAACTTGAAGAAGTTCATTGCTTCAAGTTCACGTTTCTTGGTATTCGAACAGAACGTGGCAAATACACGTAATCGTTTCTTGAGTATCGTTAATCCATATTTGGAACAAGTACAATCACGTAGTGGTTTGTACGCCTTCCAAGTTAAGATGGACGAAACCAACAACACACCTGATTTGATCGATAGAAACATCCTCTACGGACAAATCTTCCTACAACCAACCAAGACTGCTGAATTCATCGTTCTTGACTTCAACATCTTGCCAACTGGTGCAAGTTTCGGTGCTTAATTGAACTGAAAATAATTCAAAACCCCGCCCTAAAAAGCGGGGTTTTTTTAACACAAAAAATAATGAACAAAACTCAAATACTAGGAATAATAAGACACGTTCTAACTTTCGGTGCAGGCTTTTTAGTAGCCAGCGGAAAGTTAGACCTCAACGGAGCTGAAACAATTATAGGCGCAGCACTCGCTCTTATCGGCAGTGTGTGGTCAGTTATCGCTCCTGAAAAACAGAGTTAAAATAAACATTGTACAAACCCCGCTTTTGAGCGGGGTTTTTTATTGCGTTAACACTTGTTTTCATATTTATATAAGTGAAAGAAAACGAAGATAATTTTGAGGTTTATGACGACAATAATTTGAGTCATGTTATAGCTGGACCAGATTATGGTCAGCTTGGCAATACAGAGTTAAAATGGACGCTTAAAGCGCCTAAACCTCAAAATAATAACTTAACTATTAATGCCATAAACTCTAAAAATATATTGATTAACGTTTTGAAAGTTTAATGACTCGCTTATTGCGCTGCAATGCTTAGGGGTAAGATTGTACTTTGTCAAGATATTATGATATTTCAGTGATATTTATATTCGAATGATACAGTTAAAAAGCGCATTACCTGAAGTATTTGATCATAATCTTCTAGAAACCGAAGATGAAAATGCTACGGTTATTTACTGCGATATGGATGGTGTTCTTGTGGATTTCGACGAGGGATTTAAGAAAATCTCAGGTGGTAAATCTCCTAATGAATTTGATAACGAAGGACGAACTAGTGAAATGTGGTCGTTGATACAAAACAATCCACCCGATAAAGGTATAACGTGGTGGTCAACATTGCCTAAACTGCAGGACGGTGATGTTCTTTGGAAATTTATAACATCATTGAAGTTGCCAGTCAAGATTTTAAGCAGCACTTCTTCCAGAAGATCCAAGAGCAATAGTGCTGATATTGGAAAACGTAAGTGGTTAGCTACGCAATTAGTACCTCCTCCACAAGATCAAGACATAATCTTGGTAGATAGTTCAGAAGCTAAACAACAATACGCGTTGGGCTCAAATCACATACTGATTGACGATCTACCTTCTAATATTGCTCAATGGAGATCAAAAGGAGGAACTGCAATTGAACATAAAAACGCAAGTGATACCATATCACAACTCAAAAAGATTTTGGGAATGACGCAAGAAAGTTACGGATACAGTTGGTCTAACATATAATATGAAAGCAAGAATTTATAACGATACATTAAATCCGAATATCTGGAATCCTGATAATACAATAAAGCCAGAAGTTCGTGATGCATTGTTGAAAGTAGCGCAAGACTTTTACGCCGAATCCGAGTTAACCGCACCAATACAAGACATTTATATGTTAGGTAGTGCTGCTAATTATAACTGGGGTCCAAGTAGCGATATTGACGTTCACGTATTGATTGATTTTAACAAGTTGTCTATGGAACGTGATCTTGTAAAAAAGATGGTGGATAGTATCAAAGCTAACTGGAATAAAAATCACAATATTCAAGTAAAGGCACATCGTGTAGAACTGTACATACAGGATATAACAGAGGCAAATAGAGCGATGGGTATTTATAGCATTTTGAATAACCGATGGGTTAAATTTCCACAAAAACTAACGTTGAATCTGGATAAAAATGTTATTCAAAAGAAGTATACCGACATGGTTCTTCAAATTAAAAACGCTATCAAATCCAACAATCTTGAAGATTTAAAACGTGTATTGAAATCAGTGTATGATATGCGTGAATCTGGATTAAGCAAGGGTGGAGAATTCAGTTCAGAGAATATTGTATTTAAATTGCTTAGAACTCGTAATCATTTGGATAACCTAAAAAACGCTGTAAACAAAGTATATGATGCAAAACTTTCTTTGAAAGAAACCAAATAACGTATTTTTCTAAAATTTTTGAATAATAACAGTTTATCACTCATATTTATTATCAACTAACCAATATAACATATGGCAGACCTACTAAATCCAAATGAGATGTTCTACACGGTGTTTGAGCCAAAAGTTCAAAATCGTTTCATTTTCAGCATCGATGGCATTCCAGCATTCACGATCAAAAAGACAGATCGTCCAAAGCTAGCACAAGAAAAGAAGACCATTGATTATATCAACGTACAACGTTACTACAAAGGTAAGAGCGTTTGGAACGATATTTCATTGGAACTTTATGACCCAATTGCTCCATCTGGTGCACAAGCTGTCATGGAATGGGTTCGTCTACACCACGAATCTGTTACCGGTCGTGATGGTTATCTTGACTTCTACAAGAAAGATTGTATCATTTCAGTACTTGGACCAGTAGGCGATAAGGTTGAAGAGTGGCAATTGAGAGGCGCTCAAATCGTAAGCGCAGAGTTCGGTAGTCTCGATTGGTCAAGCGGTGGTGATTCGTTGAATATCACAATGAATCTTGCTTACGACTACGCAATTCTACAATTCTAATATAAAACATCGATTGGATTTAAACCTCTCAACTCAAACAGTTGGGAGGTTTTTTATGCGGTATACTATTTATACGATATGAAGATTACCAGAGCTGAATTAAAGTCAATCATTAACGAAGTATTGTCGGAAGTGGTTGATAGTGATAAATTCACAAAGGCTTTAGAAACATTGAACAAAAAAGCAAAGGCACAAAATGTTGCTCTTCAACAAACACGTGTTGCTATTGCCAAAGTAAAAGAACAACAGGCGCAAAGTCGTACACAACAAGCGTCAGATGCGGTAGACGCAGCAGAAGCTAGAGGCAATGATAGTGGCAATGAACAAGATACGTTGAACAATGCAAGGAAATCGGAAGAAAATGCTGAAGATGGTGTGACTGCTGCTGAGAACAATTTGAAAGCTGCTCAAAAAGGTGGAACGAGTTCTTAATTAAAATAACCCAAAAATTTAAAGACGGTATATATATTGTTATAACAAAAAGTTATTATGAGTGACGAAACCATTTCTATTACTAGACCCTCAACAATTGTGGGTGGACCTCCAATTCAAAAACCACAAACCATGTCAGTTCCATTTAATCAAACTGACGCGTCACAAAAGGTGGTAAGCAAGTTTCCTACTGAAACTATAGAGTTGCCCAGTCAGGGTCATTTCTATCCAGAAGGACATCCTCTTTCTAATGGACAATTGGAATTGAAGATGATGACTGCAAAGGAGGAAGATATCCTTACAAATCAAAACCTTATTCGTAAAGGAATTGTTTTGGACAAACTTCTTGAGTCACTTATTGTAACCCCGGTTAAAATTGATGATGTTCTTATTGGTGATAAGAACGCTGCTTTCTTTGCCGCAAGACGACTCGCATATGGTGATGTTTATGGTCCAGTTAAGATTACTTGTCCAAAGTGTCAGACTGAGTGTGAAAGAAAGATTGATCTTAGTTTGATGAAGTCAAAAGAATTGGATTTATCTTTGTATCCAAAGGGTCATAATGAGTTTGAATTTCTTCTTCCGTATACCAAGAAACTTATCAAGTACAAGTTGTTGACACACCGTGATGAAATGGCAATCGATGCCGAAATAAAAGCACTTGCAAAACTTAACAAAAATGCAAGTAGCGATGTTACCACACGGTTGCGTACCATGATTATATCAATCGACGGTAATTCTGATAGAACTGCAATCCAACGTTTTGTCACTCAAGAAATGCCATCCAGAGATAGTTTGTCATTCAGACAACATGTACGTGAACAAACGCCTGATTTAGATATGACATTCGACTTTGGATGTGATGAATGTTCGCACGAAGAGAGGGTGTCTGTGCCGATGACGGCACAGTTCTTTTGGCCTGACACCGGAAGATAAGATTTCATTACATTCCCAAATCTTCGATTTGGCATATTACTCCGAGGGAGCGTTCAACCACGAAATAGTGTACAATCTACCTGTACACTTACGCATATTTTATCTACGTAAACTGGCCGAAGTTCGTAAAAAAGAGAACGAACAAATGGAAAAGGCATCAAAACCCAAAGGTAAATAACCATAGAAAATCGAACAATAACCATATAAATTTTATATTTATAAGGCACAATAGATTTTTATGGCAGACGATACACTAGATCAAACTAAAAAAGCGGTAAAAGACCTTACTGATAGTCTTAAAAAGGGAGGTGCCGCTTCAAAGGAGGTAACCGATCAGATTCGTATCTTGGACCGTTCAGTTGATCACTTGGGTGAAGCTGCAAAAATGGCAGCGAAACAAGCCAGAGAATTGCACAGAGAAATAGATTTGGTTACCAATGCGTTTGCAAATCCAGCCGAGACCTTTAGTGGATTTTTACAAAAAGGAGTCAGTACAGGAGAAGATTTATTACGTACATTTAGTGCAATTGCTGGTTTGGTGTTCGATGAACCATTAAAGAAGGCAAACGCTGAACTTGATAAAGAAAAGAAAAAACTTGATGAGTTGATGAAACAACGTCACGAAGGCATCAAGATTGGTGATGATAATGTTAAACAACTTCAAGAAAAGTTGAAGAACGAAAAAGATTTGTGCGATAGAGTTACAAAGTGTGACGAAAACAAAGTTAAGTCATTGGAAGAACAACTCAAGACTGAAGGTGACAAATTAAAAGCACTCACCGATGATGTAAAGTTAAACGACGATATCGTCAAAGAACAAGAAGAACAAGTTAAAAAGGCGGAAGCGTTAAAAAAGAAGCTGGAGAGTCAAATCGGATTTATCAAAGATATGATTGCATCATTCAGTGATGCCTTTGATCGTTTTGTTGAATTAGATAAAGCTGCTGGTGCATTTAGACAGAAACTTGGATTGAGCAGAGAAGCTGCTCGTGGGTTGGAAAAGACGGCACTTGAGTTGAATCAACAGTTTGTCACGTTGGGTGTTAATATTGATAAGGCATATGAGTCACTTGCCGCTCTCGGTAACGTATTTGGTACATCATTGTTGATTAATAAAGAATTGGCACAAACCACATCTTTATTGGCAGCAAACTACGGAGTTAGTGAAGCAAACGCTGCTGGGTTTTTACAAAAGATGTCATCTATCGGTGGAATGACTGATAAACAAGCATCAGCAATGGCTGGGTTTACCGCTAATTTAGCAAACGCTGCTGGTGTCAATTTAGATGAAGTGATGAGAGATGTTGCCAACGCATCTGATGATACCGTTACGTTGATGAGAGGCAACGTCAAACAAATGACTTTAGCTGCAGTTCAAGCAAAACAACTTGGTGTAAGTTTGGATAAATCCGCAAGTTCTGCAAAAGGATTGTTGAATTTCACTCAGAGTGTATCGGATGAAATGGAAGCAAGTGTGTTGTTGGGCAAGAATCTCAATCTTAATGCCGCACGTCAACTTGCATTCCAAGGAGATGTTGCTGGTGCTCAAAAGGAGATATTGAATCAAGTACGTTCAATGGGTGACTTCAATAAGATGAATGTCTTCCAACAAGAGGCACTTGCTAAGGCAACTGGATATAGTGCAGTTGAGTTGACCAAGATGTTGAAGAACGAAGAAAAACTTGCACAGTTGTCTGACAAAGAAAAGGCATCATACGAAAAAGCTCTTGAAGCAATGAAAGAGCAAAACGAGGAGACTGGCAAAGAGTTGTTGATGCGTACTCAGATGCAAAGTGCAATGGCACAATTGAGTAATACGTTTATGGCATTCAAACAGATACTTGCTGATATTTTGACTCCGGTTGTAAACGTTGCAGTCAAATTATTGATTCCTGCATTGAAAGTAGCTCTTCTTGTTTTTAATGCAATATTGGTTCCAGTTAAAATATTGGCAAATGCATTATATAAAATGTTTGAACCATTGGAACCGCTTATACAAGCATTTAGTGATGCATTAGATGGTGCAAACGGACGTATTGAAACGATTGTACAAGGCGCAACTGACATTGGTGTATTATTGTTAAAAGTAAATTCAGCAGTGATGTTATTTGGGGCATCATTCAGAACGTTTCTAAATCCGATTTCAATCGTATTTAAAATTGTCGGAGGATTCTTTTCTGTAATTGATGCTGGTGCGACTCGTTTACTAGGTCGAATCAGTGGAATAAGTAGTGCATTTGGAAGTGCGTCAGGTGTAGTTGGAAAATTTGTGGCTGGATTTGGAAATATTGGTCGTATAGGTACATTATTGGGAACCGCTGGTAAAGCTATTCCAGTTGCTGGAACTGTTATCGCTGTATTACAAGGTATTTGGGGATTGTTTAGTCGTCTTCAAAAAGGAATGGGGTTCTTTGATGCTTTGGGTGAAACATTATACGACGTATTTATTGGTCCGTTTGAATTATTAGTCGATCTGTTGGCTAAACTACCGGGAGTAGGAAAGTTCTTTGAAATGTTAAAACCGGTGTTTCCTGCTATCAAATCAGCCTTGTCGTCTGTATTTGGTTATTTCAAAGAAGGATTTGACGCAATGAAAGAGTTATTTTCTGGCAAAGATATTTTGAAGAATTTGTTTATTCTTGGAAAGGCGATACTCTCATATGTTTATTTCCTACCTGTATTAATATTCAAGACATTTACCGCTTTATTTCCTAATTTGTGGTCGTCTATCACTGGAATGTTTGAAGGAGGATTTTCGGGTGTTTGGGATTCAATTGTTGAAGGCGCCAAATCATTTGTATCAATGATTGGTAACGCATTATTGACCGGAATAACTTCGTTCGGACAATTGTGGTATAATTTGTTTATTCAACCGTGGGTTGATGCGTGGGATTTTGTATCCAACTTGTTTGTTGGAAAGAGCAATTCAACTTTGGGTGATGGCATCATCAAGGGTTTGGTTGGTGTTGGATCTGCAATATTGAGTATTTTCACCTCTCCTTTTGAATTTATTTTCGAAATGATAATGAAAGGATTTTCTTCAATTGGTCAGTTTATACAAAACGTATTGAGTGTACCGTTCAAGATTGTTGGAAAACTAATTGGTGTTGATACCGGGGGTATTAATGCTGGTGCTGATGCGGCCGCTGGACCACAAGAAAACGTAATTGCAGCAATAGAAAAAACCAATCAAAAACTTGATACTTTGATTAACTTGATGATGAGTGGTGGTATTGCAGTAAATCTTGACGGTAGAAAAGTAAGTGAACAACTTGCTCTTGCAAGTACATAATTATAAAATATGGCAGATCAAATTCAAAGAAACTCAATATCGTTTCCACTAGAAACCCGTTACAAGAACGCATCTAGTGCACCTACGCCTGGAAATGATCCAAATAATCCACGTAATATGGTACCTCCTATCAACAAGGTACCATTGGATTATCCTACGGAACGTATTCCCGGTAAAATCGAGAAACTTTATATTGCCAACAATCAGAAGATTTTAACCAGATTTACTGGAAAAACTGATTATGCTAATGGTTTGTTACGTTTTGGTCCACGTCAACCGTTTGTTTGGTATAATCCAAATGAAGGAACCAGTGGAACAAACGCAATTAAGAAGTACGACAGTCGTGCGTTTCCAATAGGATCCACTTTACAGGACGTAATTCGTATCTCCAAATATAGCGTATCTGGCAATGGTGTCATCTTTTTGTTCAAACAGTTGTTGTTACAGAATCTACAACCGTTTAACGAAACCAATTTGTATAATCCGTTGATGCCTATAGTCGCAACGTTGCGTCCGGGTTCATTGGGTATACTTCCTAGACCAACCAGACATATTGATTTGTCTGGCGGTATTTTAGGCGCATTGGCAAGTGTTGTGGGGTTCGGTGTAAATAACGGCAGATCATCACCAAAAGGAACTGTAGGTGCCGGAATTCAAGATGACTCTGATAATTCACCTTTATCAAAACAAGCAATTGGTGGTGGTAAGGGTCTTTTGAGAGGTAAAACCGCTTCTGGTGGTTATAATTCTCTTGCGTCACGTTGGGGTGGTAATGCAAAAAAGAATAGTTTCTTGAGATCCATTGCGGCATCAGTATTTCCTTCATTTATTAACAGCAAACAACCTGAAAAAACTGGATATCGAGCAGATGAAGGTGCATATGGTTGGATGATTTCTGATAAAAAAGGAAAGTTCAATAAACATCATGTTATCACTGACGCTGAAATTACGTTGAATCAGTTGTGGATTGCTGGAAGTAGCGACGGCGGACCAAAAAACATTCGTAAAGATGGTAATGAAGCACCACAAAACAGAAGAATTGTATTTGTTGATGGTACTGAACAGAAAATTTCTGGAACTGAAGTAACTGGACCTACAATTAATGGTGGAACAACCGGATTTAAGTTTGAAAAAGACGTAGACAACGTGGAAAAATACGGAAAATCTGTGGGTATTGAACCATACCGTAAGGATATTTCCAACAATTTCAAGTTCTCTGTGATGTTGATGAACTATAAAAAGTATCTCGACAAGACCAATAGATTTCCTACAAAAATGGACGGTCCTCCATTGGACTTAACTAACGCAAATGACGTTATTGTTATTAAACCACAGGAAGACTTCTTCAAAAAGTATGGATTCGACACTGTTCCAAGCGTATTTTTTATCAAATCGATAACCGATATACCAACTCGTCAAGGAAGTGGTGATGAAAAACGTTCTGCGGTTGCAGTTGAAGGAACTTACGCTAAAAAACGTAGAGATGCCAATGATAACGGTAATCTTGCCAACTTTCATAAGAACATGGAAGATGGAAAGTTCAAAGGGCTTCCGTCAGAAATTAATGACGTTGGTGATCGTATAAATTCTACTCTTCAAACCAAGAAAGAAGATCCAATTAATAAAGAACAAATCAAGGATCTCAACAGATTAGTTGAAAAAATTAAGAATACTGGATATTCAATTGCGTTTACCAACGCTGACACACGTGTATTTACTAGTCCTGACACCACATTGTTTGGCATCGATAAACTTAAACAATCAAATATCAATGATAAAAAGTTGGTTGATAACTATAAAGACAGTACACAACTGTTGGATGGTCTAGGAAAACATGACCGTAAGAATAGTCGTAAGATGGCAACATCTAACGCTGGTGATGGTATTAACAGATTGACTATTTTGAATAAAGAAAAACAAATATCAGACGATACTGGCATTTCTGGTTGGACAACTTATGAACCATATAATGATGATTTGATCGCCTTTTACTTTTACGATATGGTTAACGAAAAGTATATACCATTCAGAGCATCTGTCACTGGTATCAATGATAGTTTCCAAGCCGACTGGGTTAACTACAAGTATATTGGACGTGCAGATAAGGTTTATACCTACGATGGTATAACACGTCAGTTGAGTTTTTCATTCAAGGTAATTGCCAATAGCATAAAAGAGTTATTGCCAATGTGGACACGTATTAATTATTTGTGCGGATTAACAATGCCTGCAAATTATACATCTGCGCCTAGTCAACAAGATGGTAGTGAAAATCAGTTTATGGTACCGGCGTTTGTTTTGTTGACATTGGGTGATATATACAAAGAACAACCTATTGTAATTAACCGTGTTGGTCTTAGTATTCCAGATGGTGCTGCGTGGGAAACAATAAATGAAACGTCACAACAAGACTGGTCATATTTAAACAATATTATTACTTGGACTGGCTCAAAAGGTAAATCTGCTCAATTTCCAAGAGAAGTTGAAATATCGATGGACATGACTCCATTGTTTAAAGAACGCCCTGTTACTGGCATGGCAAACTTTGGACACGCACCAAGAGATTTGACCAATGGTGATTTTATTGGTGGAGATGGTAACTCTTTCTCAAGAGGGTTGGCGGTTCCTAGAACAATAACTAACGTAGAAGAATAACGTATGAGATACGACAGAAACGTAAACATAAAGAAGAGATGGGACGGTAAACGGTATTTTGGAACAAGATTGTATCCAATCATACCAGTTACTTCGTCTGATATTTATGTTGTGACCAACGAAACTGATACGTTGGATAACTTGGCGTTCAAATATTATAAGAATCCGTCGTTGTGGTGGATTATTGCACAAGCAAATAATATTGGAAAAGGAAAGTTGTCGGTACCTGCAGGATTACAACTACGTATACCTACAAACGTGACTACAATACTAAATAATTACACCGCTCTTAATTCGTAACAGTTATGTCTACCAGATTCGTAGCACCATTTGAAATTCAACCATTCCCAAAGTACATTCGTGACGAATTAGAACGTCGTGAACGTGATGTTGGAGTCAATTTCATTTCCAATACAGTCGCTAGTTGGGATGACAATGGAAACTGGAACACATACAAAGGACCGATGCGTTGTTGGGTCCGTGTGTGTTCAAACGGTATTGGTGATGTAAAATATGGATCCAAAGAAGGATTTGTATTTGGTGGTGCAAATGGTTTTTATAAAGATTACGGATTTGAACCAAAGGACTACAATAAAACCGAAACGGTATTGGGATTTACTCCGTCTGGAATTCCACACGTTATTGAAAATGAAAACACCACAAACGGTATCATAAACAAACACGTTCCACCACCCGGAATAATAAGCGTTGACGCTGTGATGCAAAAGTCAATGTATCGTCAAATTACGATCAAGTGGAAGTGTTATTCAAAAGATCACTTGAACTACATGACACCATATTTAATGTCTCCGGGTGTTTCGATGTTTATTGAGTGGGGGTGGAATCATTATAATCCACAGTCATTGTTGAATTTGACTGATATTGGTCGTCCTGCAATAATGAAAGATTCTACTTCGGATAAAACGCCTGGCCCAAGCGGTGATCCAGATGATCCTAGAAAAACAAAAGGATTTGGTCTATTGGGAATTTATACAGATCCTTTGGAACAACAACTGATTGTAGAAGATGGTAAAGGTCTATATGATTTGACTTGCGGTATCATCACCAGTTTTGATTATTCACTTCAACCAGATGGATCTTACGATTGTACAACCGAAGTAAAGAGTAATAGTTTTATATACAGCGGTGTACAAACACGTAGCAACGCTTTGGCATCATCCTCACCTGCGGATAACAAAGGAAATAAAAAGCCAGAACCGGTGCAAGATCTAAAGGGATATATTGAGAAACAGTTTAAATCGTTGCCAAAGACAGTATTAACCGGTTTGAATGGTACTACACCATTGTTTCCATTACCGGGATGGCCGGGGCCAGAAACACGTGTGTTCATTCCACGTAATTTGGACACGTCAAACGATCCACGTACAAAGGTTGATAACGTAACCAAGTACAGTTTTGATTCGGGTGCAAACGATGAGTTCTGGATCACCATGGGACTTTTTGTTGATTTGATTAACAAATTCTGTAAGGGAGTATCTGACAATACTGGTGCTACATTTAATCAAGTTGATATTAAATCATCATGGATTGGTGGACATAAGAACATGATTAGTACTGATGGCAAAGTGTTATTGATACCAAATTCACAGGCACCAAATATTTCACCGTCTGTTCAAGATCGTGGCAATTCAAAATTTTATAATACTCCTGATACTCAAAAGAGTGGTCCAGATCCAGCTGCAGTGAGTGAGCCTGATAAAACATTAGATTCAGTATTTGGTAGCAACACTCGTCAAGATCTAAATGAGATCGTTAACTATTTTAGAATAAACAACGGTGGACAAAATCCAGCGGACGTAGAATTTCCTTCCAAATCATACGATTATACTCTGGGTAAACTAGAAAACTTATATATTCATAAAGATTTAGTTATCAAAGCAATTGAAAAATCTGAAACGGTAACTGACATATTGAACTTTGTATTGAACAAAATTTCAGAGGCAGTAAATGGTTTTTGGAAGTTTAGTTTGATTCAATATGGTCCATCCAATTCTTTATTGTCTATTATTGATACCGAGTGTTTTAGTTTGAAACGTTTACAAGAATTGAATTCTGATAAACGTCCTTACTTATACTTTTTCAAGAATAGAGCTAGCAGAAACAATATTCAGGCACTAAACTTTAGTGTTAAGTTGAGTGATAAGGTTGCGACTACTGTATTGTATAATTCTCCGAAGGATAACAAAACATCTGTACCGTTGAAGAATCCATTTGGGTTCGTCACCAGAGATAGATTTTTTCAAATTACAAATGACGCTTCGTATTTGACACCATACGATAAAGAACTTTTGACAAAACAGAATCAGAATCTTGAAGCAGAACGTAAACGTTTGGATGACAAACGTAGAGATCAAATCAAAAAGGAACGTGATGTTAAAGATGGAGCGTATATCTATGGTGTTATAACCCGTGAAAACGGTCAAGAAAAGACGTATATTCGTAAGTTGGTATTGACTGAAAAGGATTTGTTTACCCTATTAGTTAACGATAAAGATCCAGCAAATGGATCAATTAACTCCTTTCCACAACCGGGAATCAAAGCGGAAATAACGGTTACTGGCATTGGTGGAATGAAAACATTCCAAATTTTCGGAATTGACAATTTGCCAGAACCGTATGATAAAGATATATTGTTTCAGATTGAAGATGTGAAACACAGTTTACAGAGCAATGGACAGTGGACTACGACTATTACGGCTGGTATACGTCCTACAAAAGGATTGAATGTCAAGTTATGATTGAACTTAGTAAATACATTAATTTAGCGGGGGATATAATACCGTCTGTATTTCCACGGGCGTATTTGTTTTCATCTGCGGATATTGATTATAGCATTCAATATACTCGTCGTTATTTTGTAAAAAAGGTTAACGACAATGACATTGTGGAAGTGAAAGGTGATAACTTTAAAACTATTCCGGAAAACATCTATCAAAAGACAAGTATTACTTGGCAAGTTTCTGGAATTGAAAGAAACCTTATAAAAAATGGTAAAGTTATTCAGGAGGGTGCTTACGAGTATAACCGTAAACAGGTAGCGTTGGCTGAAAAATACATGTCGGGACTAACGTTGAAGATCAGTGAAAATTATTTGAACGGTTTTAAAGGTTGACATTTGACCAAGTTAATGTTATCGTCACCGTTGAGTGAATCGTCTTAAAAAAATTGTATCGGAGATTGGAAAGAAAGACATCATTTTGGATGTGGTTCCGATGTCTGATTTTAGACATCCAGCGTCAAACGATCCGTGTTTGGTGTTGATCAAGGTTGTATCAAGTAGTAAGTGGTATACTATTCATATCAACACATATGACACCACAGAGTTTGTGTCAAAAGATGATGTTGTTGATCAACTCAATAATGTTCGTGGACGTATCTTTTGCTTTTCCAAACGGAAGGTACTTCATATGTTGAAGATAAACAACCTTCATGATTTGTCTTTGGCATCATTTATTGAATCCGGTGATATTGTTGATCAAGACGAATATGACACCGCGTCACATATCTTTTTTAGAAACAAGTATAATCATCATATTGAACTGAATAAGATTGTACCTGTTAATAATCACATCTCACGATTTCTTGACATGTGTGAAGATGTAGAGGTTCATATTAAGAAGACGTATGATGATTCTTATCACAAAGTTAATACTTCGATTATAGAAACTTTACAGTCTATTGAATCACATGGACTGTGTGTTGATATGACGGAGTTTGAGAAACACTTTGCTGACAAGAAACATTTGGTGGTAAATAACCGCATATATACCGAGTATAATATTTTTACTTCAACTGGTCGTCCCAGCAATCGTTTTGGTGGTATCAACTATTCAGCGTTGAACAAGGAAAACGAATGTCGTAAGAGTTTTGTATCAAGGTTTGGGGATGACGGTGTTTTGGTGATGTTGGATTATAGTGCGTACCATCCTCATATTATTGGCAAGTTGATTCGATACGACTTTCCTAAAGATGTTAACATTTATCAATATTTGGGTCGATATTACTTCAAATCCGAAGATCTTTCCGAAGATCTTGTGAAGAAGTCGAAAACGTTAACGTTCCAACAATTGTATGGTTCTATCTCTGATGAATACCTCAAGATTCCGTATTTTGCGAAGATCCGTGAGTACATTGATCACCGGTGGGATTTCTTCAAGAACTTTGGGTATATTGAGACTCCTATCTTTAAACGTCCCATAACGTCAAATCATTTGAAGGATTCCAATCCAAACAAGTTATTTAACTACATTCTTCAAGCGTCTGAAACTGAGTATTCGATGCAAAGTTTGATGGATGTAAATCGTTATCTTAGTGATAAACAGACCAAACCTATTTTGTACACTTACGATTCGATGTTGTTTGATGTACACAAGAGTGAAGGTAAACAAGGGGTTTTACTGGAGATTATACGGTTAATGGAAAATCAAGGATTTCCAACAAAGTGTTATACTGGTAAGAACTATCATGACATGACTCCAGTATCTATTTAAAAAGGAAGGTTTTCATGTAAGACGCAATATTTATTAAATATTGTGTCATCATGAATAAAGATAAAATCATCAAAGATATACTTTTAGAGTATTCAGTGCTTTCAAAAACTGGCGGTATTGACAAATTGGATCATGATTTGTTGGTTACTGCAATCGAAAATTGTGGTTATGCTTCTTATTTTTCAATACCAAAATTGGTCAACGAAATTGAAAGTAAGAAAGAAAACCCCGGATTATCTAATGATGATATTGCGTTGATCAATCAAATTATAGGCAAAGGATCTGCTCAACAATCACGTGTATTATTTGATGACGATGATTTAAAGACACTTGATTTGGATGATCCACGTAATAAACCTGCTACATTATTTCCAAAAGACCGTGGACAAGCGGAGTTAACTTACAATGAATTGATACAGATTGGAAAAGATAATGGCGGATTAAAGATACTTCATAGTCCAAGTTCATTGAGAATTGCCACAGTCAAAGGTGGTCGTCGTCTTTCTAATATCAATACCACACATGGTATTAAAGATGGCAGCAAAACTTTCGGACAACTTATGTTGTTTTTGAAATTGGCAAAAGAACACAAAAACATGATTACTCTGGGTATTGAGTCAGCCGCACCTGGCTTAACCGGGGAAGTCATTGCAGTTAATCATATAAACGACTGGTTTAAAAAGAATAATCCAGAACAACAACCATTCAGATTGCATTTTTGGGATAAGACTGAACGTGTTCCAACAGGAGTTGAAGTTGATGACGCTGTTCATATCGTTGGTAAGAATAAAGCAGATATTGCTCTACGTAATCAAAACTCAGAAGTATTTTGGATTTCATTTAAAGGAGCTGAGTTTGATCCAAGACAATTCGTACAACGTGTAGATAGAGTAGATTTCCCACAGTATTCGGGAATGTTGGGATTGGACGATTCGTTTACTGATGGAAAAGTAAAAGCAGCGTGGGATAGTATTAAAATGACGTTTTTGAATGGAATTAAGAAAAACTATACTGTTCCACCATTGTTGATTAACCCAAGGAAGACCACGTTTGATGAAAATAAAGTGGTAATAAATCTTAATGGAAAATCTGCACTTGAAACCATCGGTCCAAATGCTGAATTTTACACTCGGTTAACTTCAGATTTCCGTAAGATGTTTTATGACTTCGTAACCACGCCTTCTTCCGGTAAGAAGTATTTGTACTATATGGGTGACAAGTTTGAAGGCCATCTTGATTTCTTGGATGGTAGTGAAGCAACCAGAATCATAGCTGGTAAAACAATTTACGGACGTGACTTTGATATTAAAGGTAAAGCGCCGTTTGGACAAAACAATTGTAGTATTTTGATGCACAGTCACGCCACTGTGGAAATGAAGGTAATTCATCCAGAAGATATGGAAACGATGCCTTCACGTGATCCAAAAGATATTGGTTCTATTAACTGGGTTAAAGCAAACGCTTCAAATGCCACAAGCGAAAGTCATTTGTTGATTAGTACCACTGAAGGTGGTCAACTTTGGTTTAATCCAAATCTACCTCTTCCAAAAGACGCGGCTGATCCTATTTTGAAATACCGACCAACTCTTAGTTGCAGATCTGGAACAGACGAAGCAGCGGTATTAAAGTTTGGTAATGATGAATATATGTTTATGAAGTTCAGAGTAGTTGTATGGCCTTTAGCAAAAGTAGGCAGCTCATCCGTAAATCTAAAGAAATAACATGAAAAAGATTTATAAGAATGTTTCTGAGTTGTTGTCGGAACTTTGTCTTGATAGACGAGTTGATGACGGCATATTTGATATTTTCAACAACGATCATATGGATATCCTAAGAGAGAAGCTCTCTGAAATGGGAATTCCAAAAGGAGAAGTTGTTGAATTGGCAAATAAAGTTATTGAAGGTAAATACCCAGAGAGACAAGCTTATAACTCAAAGGGTATATTGGTCACGTTTCCGAACCCGGAATACAAACAACGTGCGATAAAGCGTGGAACTCATTTTGAAGAGGATCCTACAAAAGGCCAAACCAACTTGGATTTTAACGCTCCTGCACAACCAGTACAAGAACCAACATCACCTAATGAAAAACCTATCGAAATTGAGCCAGGTGCTCAACAATCTAATCAACAAGTTCAAGGGCAAGACCCAATGCAAGGACAAGGTGGAAGTTCAACCGGAAGTCAAACCGATGATCTTGCCACAAGAAGCCCCGATCAAAAAGAAAAAGACGCAGAGGAAGTCGAAAAAATCTTAACGACTGAATTTACGTTGGAAGAAGCCGCAACTCACAATTGGATTCGTAACAAAAATCGGTGGTATAATGCCGATGGTCAATTGGTGGGATATGAGTGGTACAATGTAGACAGCCACAAAACAACAATATTATCTGTTAGATGAAAGATACACAATTACTTTGTACGTTTGCGGTTCCTACTGAATACAAACCCTTGGTGGAACAGATTAAATCATTTTACACATTATCCAATAATAAGATTTTTGTGTTCAATAATGAGAAAAATAACAATGAATTGTATCTGACATATAATATCTTACACGGTGAGGCAGCTCGTCAAAAGCTGCCTAACACTATTTCTATACATCGTAAAAAACAAACCAATACTTTGTATACTTTAAATGCCATGAATAAACTCATTACCGAGGAAAATAATGGCGTTTTTGATAAAACATACCAGTTGAATTGGGAATATTATAACAACTCTTTAATTATAACAAATGAGGTCTCAGTTAAAATAATTCCCCTCAAAATTTTCGATATTATAAGTTGAAAGTTTGGGAAATCCGTACTATAGTTATACCAGAATTAGTTACACGTGGGTGTGTCCGAGTGGATACAAACAGTTAGCTAATTACTAATTAACAATTAATAAATAAACAATTATGGCAATTGACTTGTCGAAGATTAAGAGCCGTTTGAACTCTCTTTCAAACACGAATTCCAAGACCCAACTCATTTGGAAGCCAAAGCCGGGTAAGCAAACAATTCGTATCGTCCCATATAAGTACCAACCTGATGCGCCGTTCATCGAACTCAAGTTCCATTACGGTATCAACAACAAGACCTATCTGTCTCCGGATAGTTTCAATCGTCCCGATCCTATCGTTGAGTTTAGCAATCGACTCAAGAAGACTGGTTCCAAGGAAGATTGGCAGACTGGTCGTAAGATGGAACCCAAGATGCGTACTTTCGCTCCTGTCATCGTTCGTGGTGAAGAGCATGAGGGTGTGAAGTTCTGGGGATTCGGAAAGCAGGTCTATCAGGAGATCCTTTCTGTTATGGCCGATCCTGATTACGGTGATATTACCGATCTCGCCTCTGGACGAGATATCGTCGTAGAGTTCCGTACCGCCGAGGAGAGTGGTAAGAATTATCCCGAAACTTCAATTCGTGTGAAGCCTAACGCTACACCCGCTGTTGATCCGAAGGATACGAGGTTGATTGAGTCGATCAAGAATCAGACTGACATTCTTGATTTGTTCCCCGAACCTAAGTACGAGGAACTTAAGGAGGTTATGACCTCTTGGCTAAATCCGGAGAATGCTCCTGCTGAGACCGTTAGCAACGCTGTTGTTGACGAGGATGATACTCAGCCAGTTGCAGCCGCCGCTGCGGTTCAAGCTGCTACGCCTCCAAAGGCAACCAGCAAGTCTCCTACTGCTAGTGCCGCAAAGACAAATACAGACGACCTTACCAAGGCGTTTGACAATTTGTTCAATAGTTAAACAACACTAATAGGAGAGGTGGTGGGTAAACTGCCACCTCTCCTTTTTCATTTCAATAAAAGTTATGGCAGAAGAAACACCGAAAAAGAAAAAGGGAACAACACATGTTACCCATGAAGTTTCGTCACAGAGAGATGAACTAGTTGAATCTCTTGCTGATGTTCTAAACAAGGCCAACAAGGACGCGGGTAAGTGTGCGTTCTTCTTGGATCAAAAGGAAGATCCGTCTACAATTACGGATTGGATCAGTACAGGTTGCGATATCTTGGATCTCGCAATTTCAAATCGTCCACATGCAGGTATTCCTGTTGGACGTATTACAGAAATTACCGGACTTGAAGCCTCTGGTAAGAGTTTGTTGGCTGCACATTTGCTTGCTGAAACCCAGAAGAAGGGCGGACTTGCTGTATTTATCGATACAGAACAATCTGTTTCTCAGGACTTTTTGGCTGCAATTGGAGTTGATGTTCCAAAGATGTTGTATGTTGCTGCTCACACAGTAGAAGATATCTTTGAAAAGATTGAGACTTTGATTGCGCACGTTCGTAAGTCGAACCGTGATCGTCTTGTTACAATCGTTGTCGATAGTGTTGCTGCTGCTTCAACCAAGGCAGAATTGGAAGCGGATCATGGTAAGGACGGTTTTGCTACCGGAAAAGCCATTATCATTTCCAAGGCAATGCGCAAGATCAATGATATGATTGGTAAGCAACGTATTGCGTTGGTTTTCACCAATCAACTACGTGTAAATCTTCAGGCAGCGATGTTTGGAGACAAGTATATTACCAGTGGTGGTAAGGCTATTCAATATCATGCTAGTGTACGTCTTCGTTTGAAGGGTATGGGAGCATTGAAGGTTACTCAAAATGGAGAACCTGCACATATTGGTGTCAAGACAAGGGCAGTTGTTGTCAAGAACCGTATGGGACCACCTATGAGATTTGCTGATTTTAGCATATTCTTTGATAGTGGCATTGATAATTATGGCAACTGGATTGAAGTGTTGAAGAAGCACTCAATTATCACTGGAGCCAAGTCACCTTACAATTACACCAAGAACAATGGTGAAACTGTCAAGATTGATACCAAGACGTTTGCCAAGGACATGAAGACTGATGCAGAACTTCGTGAGGAGTTGTATCAAAAGATTGCCGAGGTTACGATCATGAAGTATAAGTCACCTGATAGTGAAATTCGTGAGGATGTGGAAGTTGATTCTTCCGAAGATGCAGAAGAAGTTGGTGGAGAAGAATAAATGTTATGAGTTTTAACCAAGATGAAAAGAAAAGATTGTTCTCTATTTTTGAGAACGTTTCACAAGAAGACAGAGACAGTTTATCAAACCGAAGTCAAAATTCGGATATTCTCTTGGTTGATGGACTAAATACATTTATCCGCGCATATTCGGTGATGCCGTCCATGAATGAAGATGGACTTCACACGGGCGGCATCGCCGGTTTCTTAAAGAGTGTGGGTTATGCAATCAAATTGCTTAACCCCACTCGTTGTGTTATTATTTTTGATGGTAACGGTGGTAGTATGAAACGTAGAAAGATTTACCCACCTTATAAGGAAAAACGTCACACCAAGATTCGTTTGAATCGAGCATATTCAGAACTTTCAACAAGTGATTTGGAAGAAAAGAATATGAAAGCACAGTTAATGCGTTCTGTGCATTATTTGGATTGTTTGCCAATCTCAACAATGGCAATTGATCACGTTGAAGCAGATGATACAATTGCATACATCGCTCAACAATATTATAAAGATAGCAATGTCAGCATTATGAGTGCTGATAAAGATTTCCTACAGTTGGCAAGTGATAAGATCAAGGTATGGAGTCCTACAAAGAAAAAGTTGTATGGATGTGCTGAGATTTTGAATGAGTATGGTATTGGCTGTCAAAATTTTATTTGGTACCGAGTTTTGGAAGGTGATGTATCAGATAATATTGATGGAATCAATGGTGCTGGACTAAAAACCATCATCAAGTGTTTTCCATTTTTTGCCGAGAATCGACATGTAGAACTGAATGAGATTTATAATTACTGTGAAAATAATTCCAGTAAATACAAGCTGTATAGAACAATTCTGGACAATAAAGATATTGTTGAAAGAAACTATACGCTCATGCAATTGAAAGAAACTGAAATTCAGAGTTTTTCACAACTCCGTATCAACGAAATATTGGATTTGCCAAATAAGAAGTTGGACCGTATTGGCTTTTCCAAACTGGTTACCGAAGATAAAATGTGGAATAACATTCCCAACTACCAAATTTGGCTCAACGAGTGTTTTGGTAAGTTGACCACGCTGGTAAGATAAAAGTTAAAATAAGTATACTACAGATGATACATGACCTATACTGTGGTCGTGTAATAGAAGAATATTAATTATGAGTGAAAACCATGTAATCGATAATTTGAAGAAGTTTGGTTCCGAATTCCAGATCAAGTGTATCTCCGGAATTCTCAGCGATAAGTCTTTCTTGGAAAGATTGTCGGATATCATTGATCCATCATCGTTCGAATCTGATGCCCATCAATGGATTGTAAAGCAGACCGTTGCATACTTTATGCAATATAAGGATTTGCCTACCCTTAATGTTTTTAAGATTAAGGTTGATAGTATTGAAAACTCAATTCTAAAAGAAGCAGTCGTTTCACAACTACGAAACGTATATCAAAAGATCACTGATAGTGATCTCAAGTTCGTCAAGGAACAGTATTTGGAGTTCTGTAAGAGTCAGAAGCTCAAGAACGCTATTATTGATAGTGTTGAACATCTTAAGACTGGTAACTACGAACAAGTCAAGGCACTGGTTGACAGTGCAATGAAGGCCGGTATGGAACGTAACATTGGTCATGACTATATGACTGAGGTTGACAAACGTATGAGTGTTATGGCACGTAATACTGTTAAGACTAACTGGACCGAGGTTGATACTATCATGGATGGTGGATTGGCTGGCGGTGAACTTGGAATCATTACTGCTTGTGCGGGTAGTGGTAAGAGTTGGGTTTTGGCAAAGATTGGTGCTGAAGCCATGAAACAGGGAAAGAACGTTGTTCATTTTACTCTTGAGTTGAATGAAAACTACGTGGGTCTTCGTTATGATAGTTGTTTTACCGGAATTGATTTCCAAAACATTCGTAATAACGTTGATATCGTTCGTAAGAAGATTGAACAGGTTCCCGGTAAACTGTTCATCAAGTACTTTCCAATCAAAACCGTCAGCGCACATCATCTAAAGATGCACACCGAACGTATTATGATGTTGGGAAGTAAGATTGACATGATTATTGTCGATTACGCTGACATTCTACGTCCATATCAGAGTGAACGTAACAGCAACAGTTATAGTGAAGCTGGTGGTATCTATGAAGAACTTCGTAGTATTGCCGGTGAACTCCAAGTTCCTATTTGGAGTGCCTCACAAAGTAACCGTGCGGCTATGGATGAAGACATTATTCAGGCAAATAACATTTCTGATTCCTATCGAAAGATCATGACGGCAGACTTTGTTATGTCACTTAGCCGTAAAGTTACCGATAAAGTGGCGAATACTGCACGGTTTCACATCATTAAGAACCGTTTTGGACCCGATGGTTTGACATTCCCAAGTCGAATGAATGCCGGATGTGGTGATATTCAGATTTATGCTGAAAACTCCAAGGATGGTGTGGCAATTCTCAATGAAATGGGTGACAGTGAGAATCTTGTCAAGAAAGCATTGAGCAATAAATGGAATGCTCATATCAGTGATGGTGATGACGAGTGATAGTATGTTACGATCAAAAAACGTAAAAAAAATTTATCAAAATGAACATCAACTGGAGGAATTTAGTAATACAAAATCATAGTTATTTTTTGTCTATATGAACAAAGAAATCTTTATCAAAAAAAGAGGAGGTGCATTGGAGAAATTCAATGCAGATAAAATCAATAAGGTGTTGCAATGGGCTACCGAAGGAATCAAAAATGTTTCGTTTGAAGAAGTTGCAATGAATGCACATCTGTCATTCTTCGATGGAATGACATCTGATAATATTCATATATCGTTGATCGAAGCGGCAGCACAACAGATCTCTGTTGAGAAGCCAAATTATCAATACGTTGCGTCACGTTTGTTGAATTATCAACTTCGTAAACGTGTTTGGGGTGGAAAGAATCCTCCAAAGTTGTATGATCTTGTTAAGACAAACATTGAGAAGTTTGTTTATGACGAACAAATCTTGGAATGGTATTCCAAGAAAGATTTCGATAAGCTGGATGAATATCTTAAGCATGATCGTGATCTTGATTTTTCTTATGCTGGCATCAAACAGTTATGCGATAAGTACTTGATTCAAAATCGTAGTACCAAGGAGATTTATGAGACTCCACAGTTTGCATATATGTTGATTGCCATGACGTTCTTCAAGAACTATAAGGAGAATCGTTTGGAGTATGTCAAGAAGGCGTACAACTATTTCAGTAAACACAAGATCAATCTACCCACACCAATTATGGCGGGTGTTCGTTCTGTCATGAAGAGTTACGCTTCATGTTCGTTGTTTACCGTCGATGATACTCTCAAGAGTATTTTCAGTAACAACAGCGCAGTTGGATATGCAACCGCAAGTCGTTATGGTATCGGACTCAATTTGTCACGTCTACGTGCTACAAATGCTCCAATTCGTAACGGTGAAGTGATTCATACCGGTCCAATTCCGTTTGCCAAGGCGTTCGAATCAACTGTAAAGAGTTGTCATCAGAACGGTATTCGTGGTGGAAGTGCTACGGTCAACTTTGCGTGGTTCCATTATGATATCATGGAAATTTTGGTGTTGAAAAACAACGCTGGTACTGATGATAATCGTGTTCGTAAGTTGGATTATTGTATTGGTCTTGATAAGTTGATCTTTGAACGATTCATGGAAAACAAGGAAGTTACTCTTTTCAGTTATCATGAGTGTCAGAGTCTTTGGAATCGATTTGGTTATGAAGATTTTAAGGAGAAGTACGAAAAGGCAGAGAACAACAAGAACATCAAGTTCAAGAAGACGGTTAAGGCACGGGATTTGATGATGCTTTTGGCAAAAGAGCGTCTTGAGACCGGTCGTATCTACACGATGTTTGTTGATCATGCCAATTCACATGGTAGTTGGGTTGACCAAGTTGATACCAGTAACCTTTGTCTTGAAGTGAATCATCCTTTGATTCCTATTGAGGACGTTAACGATCCTAATGGTGAAATTGGAGTGTGTATTTTGGCAGCGGTTAATTGGTTGGAGATTACCTCGGATGATGAAATGAAGAGTGTTTGTGATGTTATTGTTCGAATGCTTGATTCATTGATTGATCACCAGAATTATTTTGTTCCGGCTGCTGAGAATTTTGCCAAGAAGCGTCGTAGTCTTGGAGTTGGTGTTACCAACTTGGCGGCTATTCTTGCCAGAGAGGGTGTAAAGTACTGGGATCCTGAGGCTCCTAATATTGCGGCTCGTTGGATGGAGAAGATGAGTTATTATCTGATTGATGCAAGTGCTGAAATGGCCAAGGAATTTGGTAAGTGTGAAAAGTTTGATCGTACCAAGTTTAGTTCTGGCATTTTGCCAATTGATACTTATAAGAAGGACGTTGATGAGTTCATTACTGAACCTCTTCATATGGACTGGGAAGGTTTGCGTGAAAAGATTAAACAATATGGAATGCGTCATAGTACGTTGACTGCTTGTATGCCTGTTGAATCCAGCAGTGTTATTCAGAGTAGTACCAACGGAATTGAACCTCCACGTAGTTTGATTAGTCACAAGGGAAGTAAGACTAATATTCTACCTGTGGTTGTTCCGGGTGTGGAGAAATACAAAGACAATTACACCTTTGCGTTTGACATGCCTGATAATTCGGGATATCTTAAGGTAGCTGCGGCCATTCAGAAGTTTACTGATATGAGTATTAGTACCAACACTTATTATATTCCATCACGGTATCCCCAAAATAAGGTACCGGCTCAGGCAGTGATTATGGATATGATGTTGGCATATAAGTATGGATTGAAAAATCTGTATTATGCTAACACCGATGATGGCGATAAACAGACAGCAATGTCAGAAGATAAAGAGACTGTGAAGGTTGAACCTAAGATTGAAGGTGAACAGTCTGGTTGTACTAGCGGTGCATGTGCAATGTAAAATAATAAAACTATGAAAACCGTACTAAACAAGAAGAACATTGATCAACTAAAGAACCCCATGTTTTTTGGTGATGATCTATCTCTTCAAAGATATGATCAGATCAAATATCAAAAGTTCTATGATCTTTATGATCAACAACTGAACTTTTTCTGGAGACCGCAAGAGGTTTCTTTGGTAAAAGATATCAGTGACTATAAGGCTCTATCAGACGAAGAACGTTTTGTGTTTGATAGCAATCTTAAATTCCAAACGATGACTGATTCGATGTTGAGTCGAAGCATTCATGAGTTGATGAAATACGTTACAAATCCCGAGTTGGAGATTTGTATGAATACGTGGTCGTTTTTTGAAACGATTCACAGCAACAGTTATACATATATTTTGAACAACGTCTATCCTGACGCTACTAAGTTCTTTAATAGCGTATTGGAAGATCCTGAAATTGTTAAACGTGCAACAGCTATCTCTGGAAAGTATGATCAACTGTTGGGCGGTGGTTCAGATGAACGTCAACGTTTGTATGATGCTATTCTGGCCACTCAAATCACTGAAGGATTGATTTTCTATGTGAGCTTTGCATGTAGTTTTTACTTTGGTTACCGTGGAAAGATGGAAGGTAACTCAAAGATTATCAAGTTTATTAGTCGTGATGAAAACCTTCATGTTGCGATTACTCAAAACATTATGAAAAACTGGATGAATAATCCAGATGAAGGATTCCAAGATATTGTCAAGAAGAACGAAGATAAGGTTTATGCTGCCTATGAAATGGCAGTCAATGCTGAAAAGGATTGGGCCGATTATTTGTTCAGTAAGGGCAACTTGGTTGGATTGACATCTGAAAGTCTCAAACACTATATTGAATGGTTGGCTAATAACCGACTTTCAAGTTTGGGATATAAGAAGATTTATCCAAATGCCAAGAACAATCCGCTATCTGGATGGTTGGATAGTTATTACGACAGTAAAAAATTACAAGTTGCTCCTCAGGAAACTGAATTGAGTAGTTATGTAAAGGGTGTAGATAGTACAATCAATGAAGATAGTTTTGTTGGTTTCAAACTATAAACACTATATATCAAAAGAAAGGAATAAATTATGCCAAAGCCAACACCAACGCCAACACCAAGTGGTACGGCCGGAACAAGCGGTTCCAAGCCAAAGCCAACTGGTACTCCAAAGCCAACGGGATCAGCTGGATCAAGCGGTTCTAGTGGGTCTAGTGGAAAGAAGCGTTAATAAAGTTAATAACGGTCACAAGAACACCCTTTACTGGGTGTTCTTTTTTTGTTGTTATATCTAATCTGTATATATTTATAGTCATAATATGAAAATCGATCAATTGCGTACACTCATTTCTGAAGGAATCCAAGAAGTTCTTGCCGAACGAAAGAAGCGTTTGGATGAAAAAAACAAGATCTCTGGTCTTTTGAAGAAGCTTGTGATGGAAGTCATCGAAGAAAAGAGCGTAGAGTTCGATAAAACATGTTCACAAATTGCCGAAGAGTTGGACAAAGAGGCCAAGAAGATCAATAAGAGTTATAGTGTGACCAAAAATGACGCTGGTAATTTTGAATTGTGTGGATGTGACCCATACCACGTTCATGTACGTCCACGTTGGAACAACAGTTTTGAAGTTTTGGCTTATAAAGACAAAACAGATCGTACCAAGAAGATTGGTTTGACCTATGACGAAGTAAAAGACTTTATCAAGTCATATTTGACAAGTGATAAAGAAAACTATGTCAATTCCGCATATAATAAGGTTGCAGACAACAGTCTTGATAAGGAAAAGAAGAAGAAACAAGAGGACGGACCACAAAAGACTGATGAAAAAGTGGTTGATGCAGTTGAAAAGAAAGAAGATCTACCAGATCAGCCAATGCAAGATGTAAACCTTAAGAAGGTTGAAAAACAAGTTGATCACTCTTTGAAGGGTGAAAAGGCCAAGTATAAGTTTCCTAAGCAAAAGGACGATGACTTGACTGTCAAATTTAAGTAAGTTGATCGAATACGGGTATATCCGGTGAGGTCAAACTACTGTCGGATAAAACCTATGAAAAGAATTATAATTAAATCATTACTTGTTGCGTCATTACTCAGTTCAGTAACGGTTAATGCCGGACATTTCAGTTGGGGAGTTTCAATTAACCTTGGATTTCCAGTATATTGTCCTCCGCCACAACCAGTAATCTATTCACCTGTGGTATATCACCCACAAGTGGTTGTGGTTCCTCAACCAATAGTTCGTCATGTTGTATATTCTCAACCAGTAGTTGTCGTTGCACCACCACCGGTGATTTACTATCCGGCACCGACAATTTGGGTTGGTGGTGGTCATCATCATCACGGTCATAGACGATAAAATCCATAGATTCCTCGAAAATCCGCTGATAAAAACAGCGGATTTTTTGTTGACTTTTTCTAGAACCGGTGTAGGATAGTGAAAATTAAATATATATGAGCAATACCAAACTCACCTCCGTCAACGAAATCCTCAATTCCGCCGTGTCTATGAAGCCGGCCGATGTCATCATTTCGGATCTCAAGTGGAAGTACCTTGTTCGATCCGTTCTCTATGGTAAGAACGTCCTCATGATCGGACCCACCGGTTGTGGTAAGACTCTTGCTGCGCAAACTGTTGCAAAAGTCTTTAATCGTCCTTTCTTCTACTTTAACATGGGTTCTACTCAAGATGCTCGTAGTGCCCTTATTGGCAATACTCACTTTGAAAAGGATACCGGTACCATTTTCAGCGAGTCTACGTTTGTCAGGGCCATTCAGACTCCCAATGCAGTCATTCTTTTGGATGAAATCAGTCGTGCTCATCATGATGCTGCAAATATCATGATGACTGTCTTGGATACTCTTCAGCGTTATCTTCGATTGGATGAAAAGAAGGATAATGCCATCGTGAATGTTGCCAAGGGTGTGTGTTTTATTGGCACCGCAAACATTGGTAACCAGTATACCGCAACCCGTGTTATGGATCGAGCGTTGATGGATCGTTTTTCTGTCAAGATTGAGATGGATTTCCTCGATAAGGAGTCTGAGATCAACTTGGTTGTTAATCGGTTCAAGATTGATACCAAGAACTCTGAATTGTTCAACACCATTTCTGCCATTTGTGAGATTGCATCTCATACCCGTGATCAGTATCGTCAGGATGATGGTAAGATTACCAACTTTGTGTCTACACGTGCTGTGTGTGAGATGGCAGAATTGGTTAAGGATGGATTTAACCTTCGTGAAATTGCGGAGAGTGCCATTTATCCAGAGTTTTCTGTTGATGGTGGTGTTGACAGTGAACGTACTTATATCAAACAGGTTGTTCAAAAATATATTCCGGCTGAATCTACCAATTCTCCTTTGATGAATGATCCGCTCAAGAACACTCAACCTCCTTTCTAAAAAAAGTTGTTGACTTTTGTATAATTCCGGTGTAGGGTATTAACACAATGAAACATGTACATTCCGAATTTTGGTTGGATGAATTTGATGACTTTGACTCAACCGTCGAGGTTGATGCTACAACTCGTCTTATTCGTCTGAACATGACTCGTAGGGCTGTTGCCAATTTTGTTAGTATCCTCACCGGAAAGAACATCCCTGTTATTTTTAGTGATAGTGGTGAAAACATGACCGATGGTAAGGTCGTGTATCTTTCTTCTGATATTGATCAACCAGAGGACTTTGATAGTCTGGTTGGATTGGCTCTTCACGAAGGTTCTCACGTGTTGTTGTCTGATTTTCGGTTGGTGGTTGATCTGTGGCAGAATATTCCTCGTAGTCTTTATAACATTGCTGAACCAAAGGGTTTTTCCAAGACTGATGTGGCGTCTTTTCTCAAGACTGTCCTCAACGTTATTGAGGATCGTTATATTGATCAGTTTGTGTATAAGAATGCTCCGGGTTATCGTGGTTATTATTTGGCACTGTACGATAAGTTCTTCAACAACAAGAGCATTGACATGATGCTCGAATCACAGATGTATCGTAGCGCTACTCTTCAGTCGTATGAAGCTCGGTTGATTAACTTGACCAACAAGAATACTGATCTGGATGCGTTGCCTGATTTCCGTAATATTGCCGAATTAATTGGTATTTCCACTATTGACCGATTGGTTACGCCTCAGGATCGTCTTAATGTGGCTATTAAAGTCTGTGAACTGATTTTCAAGAACATTGATGCTGACCAACAAAAGTCAGAGGATGGTTCTTCAAAGACTGGAAAAGGATCCGGTGAAAATGCCACTGTTGTTATTGTCCCAGAAGATGATGTTATTGGAGGCACTTCTACATCGGTCACTTCTTCTACAATCAATTCTGATGAAGTCACTAAGAAGGCTAATGAACAAAGTGGTGTTTCAAAGTCAAAACGTGATGCTGTGGATCGTGCTTTGAAGAAACAAAAGATCTTTGTTTTGGGTAACATTAAGAAGTCGAAGATTTCGGCTACTCAAAAGAAGATTCTTGATAGTTTGGAAAACGCAGGTGTTACTATTGTTAACGTTGGAAATCAACTTGGCGACAATACTCCTATTACTGCTGGTGTTGACTGTATTGTTGTCAAGAATTTTACCCGTGACTTGATTTTTTCTGATATTTGTCCTTGTACACAATACGATGATAAAAAGAATCCCACCTCGGAGACCAAGATGGCAGTTGAACGGGGTGTTCAACTTGGTGTTTTGCTTGGAAAACGTTTGAGTATTCGTAGTGAGATTAATACTACGAAGTATATGCGTAAGTCTGTTGGCAAAATTGATCGACGTGTTTTGTCTGAATTGGGATTTGACAATGACAACGTTTTCTATAGAATTGAAACTGACTTGTATAAGAAGGCGTTCATTCATATTTCAGTTGATGCTAGTGCAAGTATGCAGGGTAAAAAGTGGAATAATACCATAACTTGTGTCACTGCAATTTGTAAGGCAGCGTCTATGATTTCGAACATTCGGGTTAGTGTAAGTGTTCGTACTACCAGTATGAGTTCCGGTCATCCTTATATTGCTATGGTTTACGATTCTGCTAAGGATTCATTTGCCAAGGTGATTAATCTGTTTCCGTATTTGGGTCCAAGTGGAAGTACACCAGAAGGTCTTTGTTTTGAGGCAATTATGAATATGTTGAAAGACTGTGGAGAAAACGAGGATTATTATTTCCTTAATTTCTCTGATGGCGAACCGGCATATTGTTATAATTCTCCAAAGGTTGGACAGTTTATCCATTATTCTACCGATAATGGGGCAAAACACACTCGTAAACAAGTTGGTAAGATTCGTGAGAAGGGATACAAGGTGTTGGCATATTACATTACCGAAAGTAAAACTCTAAAGAGACTTGGTGAATTTAATAGTTTTAACGTTTTTAAGACGATGTACGGTAAAGATTCTCGGTACATTGATGTAACGAATATCGTTAGCGTTGCTAAGACGATGAATGAAATGTTTTTGAACAGTAACAGTAAAGTTTAACAATTAACAAGAAAGGAAATATATAACATGAAGAAGACAAATCGACAGAATAAGACTGGACTTAGCGTGAATTGGCCAACTGGCTTTTACACGATGGAGACCAGTGAATCACATCCTAACATTACCAGTTTGTGGAGTCAGAATCAGCATTTTGCTGCTTTGATTACGCTTCGGGTTAGGTTGACGAATGCAATTGAGGCAAATCAGGTGGTTTCTCTGGGTACCATTAAGGGTTCCAAGGGTCGTCCTAAGTTGGTTTTTGCCAACACTCCGGTGTCTCAAGAAACCATTGAATCTGCTCGTGCAGCTGGCGTTACGCTCAACGATAACATTCCTCACGTTGTGAATGTCATGAGTGTGTCTCCTGCTACTGAGGAGGTTTCAGAGGTGGTTGATCATGTGAGTCAGACTGACAAGACTGCCGTCTCTGCGGTTTAAAATAAAGTAACGGTGTTCACTTTCTATATATATCAAAGGTAACTTTGGTATTATGAGAAAACACTATTACTATTTTGAATTGGCAAAAGGAGATGCGTATTTGTTATACGATGGGGAGAGTCTAATAAAATTGGACTCTCCTCTTTCTATTGGCAATGAACGTGAAGTTAAATTGGCTGTAACAAAACTTCCTAAAGATAAAAATGACAAATTGCCAATAGTAACTTATTCTGAATTACTAAATGTAAAAATAGAGTCATCTAAGATAGTATTTGACTTTAAGCGTGGTACTACTATAGACTTTGAAGATAGAAACAAGAAGAAAACCTAATGAACACAGAACATCAATTTTTTGATTTAGACGTATTTAAATTCGATAAGGAAGTAGAAAAAAGAAAGTTCATAGACAATATGAACTTTTTGAAATCTATGAGTGTCGAAGAGTCAACGTTCTATAAGAAGTGGGAGGAAGTAAAAGAATATAGTAAGTTTGCAACTAAGTCTGATGATGTCTTTTGTAAGATTTGGAAACCCAAGGATCTTAACAACGAAGAGTTGACGTTGCAGCAATTGGAGAAAATGAATCCAACTATGGTTCATGTGGAAACTGAACAACAAGAGTTGGATTGGTTGATGTTGCGTGTGTTTTGTCATACGATGGAGTTTAGTCAAACTCCGGGTAGGTTTCTAAAGTTTCTTATTACTGATGGTAACGAGGATAATCCCAAGTATCTGGGAGCGGTATCTGTATCAAGTGACGTTATTACGATTCAGGATAGAGATGTTTATCTAGGATGGACACCCAAGAACAAGTTGGAAGATGGTAAACTGGTTCATAGTGCAATTGGAAGTTGTATTATGTCAACTCAACCTTTTGGATATAACTTTCTTGGTGGTAAGTTGATAGCGTGTTTGGTTACATCTTCTGCAGTACGTGATGTATGGAAGAAGTTGTACGGACAAACTTTGGTAGGTATGACGACAACCAGTCTATATGGTAGTTACAGTATGTACAACAGTTTGAAGTGGTGGCACAAATGTGGAACCAGCGCTGGTAAGATCCCTATTAAGCCAGATGACACCTTCTATCAAATTTGGCACGATTGGATCAAGGAGAATAAATCTAATGAATACATCAAAAAGATGACTCAAAAGGATGATGTCTCTGGACCTGTAACTGGCGCTAAACAACGTGTATTGAGTATGATCTTTCAAGAGTTAAAGATTAAAACTCAAGATTACGTTCATGGGTATGAAAGAGGTGTTTATTATAGTTGTTTTTATGAAAATACCAAGGAGTTCTTGAAGAACGAGATTACTGAAGATCGATTGGTAATGAAAAAATTGTTCGTGGATGACACGAATGTTATAATGAATTGGTGGAAATCTAAGGCAAAAGACCGTTATTTGAAGTTAAAATCGGAAAATAATCTTAAAAATGACGTTTTGTATTATAGTCCTATGATCGACCTGTCATATCAAGACGCTAAGGAAAAGTTTTTTAAAGAAGTTGGCCGATGAGTTCATATTTATAATGTACAATAAATAGGACTCTTTGTGCTAGATTTTATTTCTTATAACAGATTTAACACGTTTATAGAACGTTTGTTGGTGGTGAGAAAAACCCAAGTTTCGCCATCATACGTGGATAACTCCGCAAACGGTTTATTTACTGGACCTGTTGGTACCATTCTTCAAAAGCGTGGTAATATCTTTTCGTACAAATATCCCAACGATCCCGATTTTACTGTCATCAATTATACCAATAACACCATTGAAAGGTTGTGTAATAACTATTCTGTGGTATTAAACAGTGGTGTAAATAAGAATGTAACGTGGGTCAAAAAGGATAACAGTCCGGGCACAAAATGGGAAAATAAAGGTGTTAACAGTCAGATATGTGTAATTTGTGAAATTACACCTGCTGCGCCATGTACAACACCAATTATCAGTTATATTACACCTACACCTACTCCATCTCCATATACTTATTATGGTGATATTGTTGTTGGTACATTACGAGTAACTACGTTAATTGTTGACAGTAATACGCCATGTCCACCGACCGGCTCTGGTTCATTTGGACAAGTGAGTATATGTGAAAATTACCTGTATATTTACGATGGTACTAAATGGAAACGTTTTGAACTTTCGACTTATTATTGATTATGTCAACAACGTATACTGAAATAAGTGCCAGTACAGCTACAATCACCACTTTGATTGTGAATGATTCTGGCTCATGCACTCCTACTTCAAGCACCACCGGTACATTTGGTCAAATCATCATTTGTGAAAACTACATCTACGTGTATGACGGTGTTCAGTGGAAACGTGGTGAGTTTAGCACATATTCTTAAAAAAGTCTGTACACGACGGTATTTTTATGATACCGTCATCTCATGCGTAATCATCGTTATAGTCTGTGTTGTATTTCTCTTCAACTCCAAGATCAGGGTATTCAAGCGTCTACCATGACCAAAACACGGTTTCTTCAGTTGGAACGTGTCAACGCTGAACGTATTGTTGCAGATCGTACTCTCAACAACGTATTTGTAACTCGTAAGACCCTTGAGTTTTGCGCAACTCGTAAGTGGAATTACCGTGTCAGTAGCGGTTTGATGCCTCTGGAAACTCTTCCTGAAGCCAATCTTTCAATTGAAACTACCTACAACTTTGACAAAATCAAACAAGAGTTTGATTTGTGTGCGTCAGTGATCAAACAACACAACATTCGTTGTTCAACGCATCCTGACCAATTTGTGGTTCCTGCCAGCGCAAATCCTGCTGTGGCTCAAAAGTCTGTCATCGAATTGGAATCTCATGGAAAAATGATGGATTATTTGGGTCTTCCTCAATCATATGAGGCTCCCATCAACATTCATATGAATTGTTTCAAAGGTGCTGATCTAAAAGACATCGCAAAACGTTTTATTGACGTATACAACGATCTTTCTGTGTCGGTGAAGCGTAGACTGGTTTTGGAGAACGAAGACAAGCCTAACAGTTGGAATGTGGAACAGTTGTATGAACACATTTATCAACAGACTGGTATTCCAATTACTTACGACAATCTTCATTTTCGGTGTAATCCGGGTCGTCAAACTGCTACTGAAGCGTTGAAAATGGCTACAACTACGTGGTCTACGTACATTCCATTGTTTCACTTTAGCGATAACGATCCTTCTGAAAAGAATCCTCGGTCACATGGACAATATGTTAGGGATATTCCAGTGGAATATGCCACGTATGATGGCAATTTGGATTTGGAGATGGAGTTTAAAGCCAAAGATTACGCCATTGAAAAATTTCAATCTGAGTTGAAATAAAAAAACAATTCTGTTGACATCCTGAGTATGTATGATATGATAGGAGACGTTAGTTACAAAACTAACAAAATAAAAAACTAAAATACTAAATATAATAAAGTTATGAAGATTATTAATGACGCACGTCGTAAGACGTATTTTGTTCAACGTAAGAACGCCGCAATCAATACTTATATTGCGGGACCAACCAATGGCGCTCATCGAGCGACCCGTTTGACCCTTCATGTCGGCAAGACCCGACTTGACCTCAACGGTCGTCAGATTCGTGCTCTTCGTAATGTCCTCGATACGAGTAAGGCTCTTGCTGGAGTTCGTACCCGTACGGCGATTAAGGCTGCCAAGCCGACAAAGCCTGCTAAGCCTGCTAAGCCGGTTAAGACCAAGTAAAACTACTAACATAGACAGAGATATGGGAAAGACTTATAGAAAGAATTCGGATTCTTTTGAACGCAAGAAAAGGAATCGTAGGTTTGAACAAAGTCTGAGTAAGAACAAGTCCAAGCCAGGAAAATTCGATAAGAATCGACCATTCGGAAGAGACGAAGAAGAATATGCTTAAAAAGACTATACTAACCATAATGGTAGTATTATCTTTGTTAACCTATAAGTTTGAAGTACTAATACCACTGGGATTCGTCCTAGTGGTATTTTATTTATATCAGGTTCACAAGATGTTACTTATCAACAAACAAGTTATTGATGAAAATAATGATGACATGAACAGACTTATAACAACTTTACTAAACAACCAAAAGGTGTTATCTTCTGATCTTAAACTGTTAAGAAATATAAATCATGGCGACAAGAAAAGCATCAACAAAGAAATCCAAAAAAACAACAGCCGAAGAGAGTAGTACACCTACTGTTAAAGCCTTGGGGTTGTTTGATCATGTTAACCACATACGTAATGTTCAAAACCCCAAGTATTTTTCAACACTGAGTGACGCTGATAAAAAGAGTTTTGCTCACGTGATGTTGATGAAGTTTTTATCGATGGATCGTAACGCTCTTGATTCACTATCTTATATTGGAAAGTATCAAGACGGTATGCCATCTGAGAACTTTTATCAGGTGTTGATTGCAACTGTACCTCGTACTAAATATTTTCATCCTTATATCAAACCAGCCAAGACTAAATACTCACTTGAGTTTTATCAGATGTTGGCACAATGGTATGAATGTTCTTCGTCAGAGGCAGAAGAATATGCCGAAATTTTAAGTCAAACAGATAGTGGTTTGACCGAAATGATCAATATATGTAAAGCGTATGGTTTGACTGAGGAAGAAGTAGAAGGATTGATGACAAATGAGTAAAAAAGTTTATATTGGAATATCTGGTGTTGCAAGAAGTGGTAAAAACTTGTTTTGCGACATTTCGAAGAAAATTGTCACTGAAACATATGGACTATCATGTAGTTCTTATGCGTTGGCATATTATCTCAAGAATGATTGTAAAGAATTTGTACAAGACAAGTTAGGATTGGATGTTTTTACAGAAAATACAGAAGACAAAAAAGTATTTAGAGAAATGCTTGTGTGGTATGGAGATGTAAAACGTAAACAAACCCAAGGACGTTATTGGACTGAGAAGCTACAACTTGATTTGGAAAAGGATACTTCGGATGTAATTTTTATAACTGATATTCGTTATAACTTTTACCCGAAAGATGAAGTGTTTTGGATTTACAATGATTTACATGGTCATTTGATTCACGTTTCTAAGTATACTTATGGTTTCCCTACTGATGGCCGACGTATTCGTAGTGATATTGCCAATACAACTCAGAAAATTTGGACAGAACCAGCGAATGACCATGAACGTTGGAACGATCCCAAGGTTAAAGCCGAATCCGATTTTATTGTTGAATGGGAACATATCAAGTCAGACGGAAAAACATACCAAGATATTGTGAATGATGAAAATCTAAACAAGATTGTATCTCCTATTTACGAAACACTGTTCAAAAAATGAAAGGTATTATTTTATCTGGAGGTACCGGGAGTAGGTTGTATCCACTTACATGTGCGAGTAACAAACAGTTATTGCCTGTATTTGATAAACCTATGATTTATTATCCCTTGTCAACGTTGATTAACAAAGGGATACGTGAAATCATGATCATATCAACACCCAAATGGATCACAGAGTATAAAGCGTTGTTTGGAAATGGAAAACAGTTGGGGTTAAAGATTGTATATGGTGTACAACCACAACCAAAAGGCATTGCTCAATCATTTTTGATTGCGGAAGATTTCATTAAGAAGGATTCTATATCATTGATCTTGGGTGATAACATTATTTTTGGCACATCGATTGAAACTTTGTTTTCACCCGCACACATACTTGCGTATCCCGTCACAAACCCACGGGATTATGGCGTGGTTGAGTTTTCTTATGATGGAAGGGTAAAGTCCATAGAAGAGAAACCCGAAGTGCCTAAGAGTAAATACGCGGTTCCGGGGTTGTATTTTTATGACAATACGGTGATTGGTATAGCCAAGAAGTTGAAACCTTCGGCTAGAGGGGAATTGGAAATCACCGACGTTAACAAGGTATATCTTGAAAGAAATGAGTTGTATGCTACGTTAATGAAACGAGGATCTGTATGGTTGGACGCTGGTACACCCACAACATTGGCACAAGCTAGTAGTTATGTACAAACTATTCAGGAACGTCAAGGTATCAAAATTGCGTGTATTGAAGAAGATTGTTTGAATAATGGATTTATACGATTGGATCAATACAAGAATATAATTGAAAAAACACCGAAATCCGAATATAGAAATTATTTGGAATCGATCATTTGATATATATTACCGGTTATGATTTTATTATTAGGTGCGTCCGGTTATATTGGTAAAGAGTTCAACAAACAGTTATTTCAAAATAACGTGCCTGTTAGAACGTGTGGAGTGTCAACAAAAGAGTTGACATATACGCATTTGGAACTGATGCACAAATCATTAAAATTAACTGCAATCGTTAATTGTGCTGGGTATACAGGTAAACCAAATGTAGATGCATGTGAGACAGACAAACACAATACGATTTATGGCAACGTAGTCGTACCAGAAATGTTGTCGTTGTTTTGTCGTAATCATGGAATTACACTGGGACATGTATCGTCTGGGTGTATTTACACAGGACGTAGGTCAGACGGAAAACCATTTACAGAAAAAGATCGTCCTAACTTTAGTTTTGAACACAATAACTGTAGCTTTTATAGTGGTACTAAAGCTATGGCTGAAGATGTTATTAGACAGAACTGGGGAAATCATTATATTTGGAGATTACGTATACCGTTTGAGGAAAATAACAATCCGAGAAACTATCTGTCTAAGATGTTGAATTATAAGAAGTTGTTGGATGCCGAGAATTCGATATCCAACAAGTATGATTTTGTCAATGCGTGCGTTCAGTCGTTAAAAAAGAATATTCCATATGGCACATACAATGTGACTAATACTGGATTTGTTACTACAAAACAAGTAATTGAAAAGATGCAAAAGACTATTGCCAAGGATAAAGTCTTTGAGTTTTTTGATAATGAAGAAGATTTTTATAAGATTGCTGCAAAGACTCCACGGTCAAACTGTGTTATGAGCAATGAAAAACTACTGTCAACTGGTATTACTATGAGAACGGTCGATGAAGCCTTGAACTATTGTTTAGAAAATTGGAAATAATATGAAATATACAGAAAAAGTTACAAATTGTCGAGTATCAAATGATCAACTTGTTCCATTGTTTACATTGGGAAATTTATTCATTTCAAACTTTGTTAAGGATCAACCATCAGATGATTTCAAGTCTGAAATGAAGTTGATGTATTCACCTACATCAAAGTTGGTTCAGTTGGAACAGGGCGCTGATCCAAACAAAATGTATGGTCAATATTGGTATCGTTCAGGTACAAATCAAACTATGCGTAATCAACTCAAGAATGTGGTTGACAGCTGTATGATGGTTCACAGCCCAAAGTCTGACAATCCTCTATGGTTGGACATTGCGTGTAATGATGGAACACTATTGAGTTATGTGCCGACACCATATTCAAGGTTAGGGATTGATCCTGCCGATGACTCTTATACCAAAGAGAGTGTTAAGTTCGCAGATCAAGTAGTACAGGATTATTTTTCAAAATCAGCGTTTGATAGAAGTTTATTCAAAGGACGTAAGTGTGATGTAATCACTTGTATCGCAATGTTTTATGATCTACCAGATCCAGTTTCCTTTTTAAACGAGGTTCATGAAGTATTACACGATGAAGGATTGTTCGTAGTACAAATGAGTTACACTCCATTGATGATTCAACAGATGGCGTTTGATAATATCTGTCACGAACACTTGATGTATTATTCTTTACACTCTTTCAAGTATGTTGCCGAAAAGGCTAATTTTAAGATTGTTGATTGTGAGTTGAACGATGTCAATGGAGGATCGTTCAGAGTTTATTTGCAGAAGAATATTGCTAAAGTTACATCATATGCTACTGCTCCTTATCGTGATGTTGCACGTTATCGTGTAAATTCCACTTTAGAATATGAAAACAAGATCGGTGCAAATACCATTGAGTTTTACATGGACTTTTATAGGAAACTTCAAGAGTTAAAGGAAAAGACTTATAATTTCATCAAACAAGAAAAGGAAAAGGGTAAGAGTATTTGGGTATACGGAGCGTCAACCAAAGGAAACACTCTTCTTCAATATTTTGGATTGGATAAAACGTTGATTGATGGTGCGGCAGAACGTAGTCCATATAAGTTTGGATTAAAGACAGTTGGAACTGACATTACAATTTATTCCGAACAAGATATGAGAAAGGCTAATCCGGATTATCTTTTGGTATTGCCTTGGCATTTTATTGATGAATTTAAGAGACGTGAGTCAACATATCTAATGACGGGTGGTCATTTTATAGTTCCATGTCCAGTATTTGAAATTGTATGAAGAAAAATATTTTAGTTACAGGTGGGTGTGGTTTTATTGGATCACACTTTGTAGAAAAGTTATTGAATGATCCCGATATTGGTTGCATTATTAACGTTGACAAACTAACATATGCAGCCAATAGGGATTTGAAGTTCAATGTAGACCAACGATATAAACATTATGTTGCAGATATTAATGATGGAGTTATTTTGTGGCAGACACTAAATAAGTTTGAGATTACTCATGTAATTAATTTTGCTGCGGAAACTCATGTTGATAATTCAATTTATGCTCCTGATCCATTTGTAACAACAAATGTTCTTGGAACATACAATTTGATTAAAGCCATATATGACTATGGTAAACTTGAAAAGTTTATTCATATTTCAACTGACGAAGTTTATGGGTCTTTGGGTGCCAAGGAGTCATCCTTCACGGTTGAAAGTCCATATCGTCCAAATAGTCCTTATTCTGCCACAAAGGCTGCAAGTGATTTGTTGGTACGTAGTTACAACAAAACATATAAACTACCAACTATTATTACCAATTGTAGCAACAATTTTGGACCTCGACAAAACGCTGAGAAATTGATTCCGACCTGTATTCGTAAGTTAAAAAACCGAGAACAAATTCCGGTATATGGTACTGGTCAGAATGTACGTGATTGGATCTATGTAAAAGATCACGTTAACTGTATTTGGGATGTACTTGAAAATGGTGATGTAGGAAGTCAATATTTGATTGGCGGTAACAACGAATTGACCAATCTTGAATTGATTGAATACATTAAATCAACGTTTGAAGAAGTAACAAATACCAAGGTAGATTACGACTACATAAGTTATGTCACTGATCGTAAGGGACACGATTTACGATACGCTATTGAAACTTTTGAGTATGAACAAAAGTTTGGAAAAATGAAATTGACTGATTTCAAAACAGCGTTAAAGACAACTATTGAAAGTTATATCTGATTAAACATTAAACTCTTGGATGATGGCATTATTTTGAATAAATTTAATATGACCATCACCCAAGGAGTTTTTGAATAAGTTTATATTATTACTTACTTCAGTTAAAACCAACGATCTGTATTGCATTTCACAATCATTTTTTACACGTTGTTTTTCAGTTCCTCTACAACTGCAAGTATTTTTAAAACGTTCTACCAATAACACATACTCTTTCAGCTTAGAGACTGAATTGGGTATGTTATTGTGCGTCTTTAGTATGTTATAAAATTCTGTGAAGTTTTGGACGAGGATCATATTATCTAAAAAACTTATTTACGATCAGTAAATATATAACAAGTGTAAACACATAAATTACCGGAAATATGTAAAATGTGGAGAAAATCCATGAAGATAGTAGAGTAAACCAGAATCCAATACACCATGGACAATTAACAAGTTTGGTAAAAAAGTTTGGATATGTTTGTTTTAGCCACGACAAATATTCCAAACTGAAATCACTTTCTTGTGCTTTTTCAAATTCACCAATTTTAAACAGACGTTTCAAATTAAATAGGTTGCAGTATTCAACAAACGCTTCTGTATGAAACCACACAACCAAAAACGTAACTCCGATAAATATTGTATTTAGTATGTCGATCATAATGATTTAAATGCGTAGTTATTCTTGTTAACAAACTCTCTCAAGCAGTTTCCTAGTTCTGATTCGGCTTTGCTTTTAAAGTTATTTCTATCTTCAAAATAAGTGATGTATTCCTTGTATGGATTGTGTCTCAATAAATAGTTTTCTGCCACAATGATGTTTTCCATTAAATATTGTTGAAAATCTACTTTATTGAGTTTCATTATTTGTGCTGCAAACATGACATAGGTATCATCCACACCGTAGGGACCAAGAACGTCTGGTATATCGGTAAACGTAAGTAGATTGGAACTAATTAGATTGAACCACCCACCTCCAAACTTGGTTGGATCACACTTGATAAGATTTACATCTTCACTATATGACTTGCGGTTTACTTCAAAATACGGATTGATGTTTCGTTCACTTCCATATTTGTTGTTGATAAACTGATGATTCACCAAGTGATCCCACGTTTGATCCCAAATCTTGGTGATTTGAGGTGTAATAATGTAGTATTGATTCTTAACCTGTTTTGCACAATGTATAGAATACGCTAGAATACCAGATGGAAATACCAAATCCGAATCCAAATATAGAAACGCATCTACATCTTTGCCATACTTACGAACGCTATTACGACGTTTGTCGTTGATACCTCTACAACTACCGTGGTCATCAACATCAAAGATATAGTTTCTCGCCCAACTAGTGTGAGTCACATATTTACTCATTGACTCAAACTTATCAATAAAAAAATCCTTGGGTATCTTGGTCTTATTCCAGTCAACCGTATTCAGATTGAGCGTAACATCCAAGGTTATTTCTGACGAATCAATCATCTCTTGACTCAGCACGGTCAACTGACGTTCAAATTCGTCTAACTCATGAGGTAGAAGATGTGTAACAATTTGTATTTTCATAGTTTTTTACAGGTATGTAGTGCAGATCCAATTACTTGATGCATGTCATAGTATCGGTATTCTGCCAATCTACCTCCAAATATAACATTGATTTCATTTTCGGTCAACGCTTTATACTTTTCATATACAGGCGTATTAACTTTATCATTGACGGGATAATACGGTTCAAGACCCTCTCCGTACTCTCTTGGATATTCACGGGTAATATAGGTGAAGTCTGTATTGACAGGATCAAAATGTTTATGTTCAACTATACGGGTTTCTGGATGATGTAATTCGGTATAATTAACAACCGCATTACCTTGATAATCTGGAACCTCAACTCGCTCGGTTTCAAATTTAAGACTTCTGTAATTTAATTGACCGAATCTGTAGTTATAATAAGCGTCAATTGGACCGGTATAAATTACTTTTTTTGCTATACTATTAAACGACTCTTTGTTTTGCAAATAATCTTCATTTAATCGTACTTCAATTCCATTCAATAACTTTTCAAATATCTGAGTGTATCCTCCAATAGGAATACCTTGATACGTGTCGTTAAAGTAATTATCATCGTGGTTAAAACGTATCGGCAATCGTTTGATAATGGATGCTGGTAAATCAATTGGATGTCTTCCCCACTGTTTGGTTGTATACCCTTTTATAAACATCATATAAATGTCTACTCCAACTTGGGATACGATCCACTCTTCCAAGTTTTTAGGGTTGTCGTTTTTGACCCGAACTTCTTCTAGTTTCTTTTTTGCTTCTTCTGGTGTAGTTACGCCATAAATTTGATGTAATGTAAACAGATTAATCGGAAAAGAGTATAGTGAGTTCTTATAAAATACCTTTGGACGGTTGATAAAGTTATTAAACTTAGCAAACTGGTTTACGTAATCCCAAATTTCTTTGTTGGATGTATGAAAGATGTGAGGTCCGTAAACATGAACATTGATACCGTCTTTGTTTTCGGTATAACAGTTGCCTCCAATATGGTTGCGTTTATCAATAACCAAACATTTGTTGCCTTTTTTGGTTAGTTCATGCGCACATACTGATCCAAACAAACCGCTTCCTACAATCAGATAATCGTACATAACTTATTTTGAAACAATTTGATTCACCACATTAAGATAATGTTTTACGACATTTTCCCATGCAAAATTCGTAATTCCATACTGACGAATTTCTTCACGGTGTAACAAAGATTGCTGTCTATTTGTTTCAATAACACCACGAATATAATTCAAATCATAGATCTTATTTTCAGAGACTACGCTGATATATGGTTTTGTCAAATCCAAATTAGCGACAGAACATTCTGAAATAACCACTCCAAGTCCTGCCATCAACGCTTCTTTGGTAACAAGAGGATCTGCTTCTCCATCGCTTAACAAGACCAAATTGGCATAATTGGTTAGATTTTCATATAGTGTTGGTTTATCCCACTCACCAATATAGTTTGTACGTGAAAAATCAAAACGATTGTCGTCTTTATTTCCAACAAAATCAATGCCGTTGATGTTTTGATACAACCATTGACGTTTTCTATCGGTGATCTTAGCTAGATACACGCTCTTTCCGGGTTTAGAAGGTGTCGATGTATATTTAAACAGGTCTTGTCTAGCGCCATTACATACAACGTATAGTCTATTATCGTTTACACCATAGTGTTTATATACGTTCTTGATGCCTTCTGATAAACAAACGATGTTGAAATCTCCACGAACAAACGCTTCAAAGATTCTAACGTAACCACCATAACGATGTGGTTGTTCTAAATAACCATAGTGAGTAGTTGCAGCCTTGTGTTTACAATTAATATACGGTAACACGTCGTACAAATCGTCATATTGAAGATGTACGAAGTCAGGGTTGTATTGGTTAACTTGATTGACAATCTCTCGACGGTCCTGAGTATTAACAATTTGTACTTCGTGACCCAATTTAGTCAATTCGATATTATAATCCCATATGAGAGATTCTACAGCACCCCATCCTTTTGGAGGAATGGGCATAATTCCCGGTCCAATAATTGAAATTTTCATGATATATAAACGTCGTTATCTTTAATTCTAGCGTCAAACATATAACCTTTTAGGGCCATATATTCACGATAAGAGTCTTCATTAAAAATGTTTTCCAACATGATAACTTTGGGTTTGAGTAAACTAAGTCCGTTCATGACTTCTAACTCCCAACCTTCAGTATCAACTGAAAGAATATCGATTTGTTCGATATTCGCTTCTTTAATTATTGTATCCAAACGACGTTGTTTAACTTTAATTTGGGTTTTGTTTAATTTATTTACCCAACCTTTTGATATTGACTGATATGATTCTTTGATCTTTAAAGAAGAAAAGGCATGATCGGTAACACTGCCACCTGTGATATGAACTATTGTAAAATCTACATCATCTTCGTCAGTCTCAGACGCGGCATATTCATATATTTCATTTCCAATATCACGGTGTTGTTTAGCAAATGTCGGATTTGGTTCTACAATAACAGTTCTCCATCCGTTTAATGTAAAGTGACGAGATACAGATATAAACTCTGGAGTTGCACCGCCGACTTCAACCAATGTACCTTTGTAACCATAATCTGGAAAGTATTTTGATCTAAGAAATTGGTCTTCTTTATGTTCTGCAAAAAATGATTCGTTCATACAAGTATTTTTAGTACGGGTAAATGTTGTCCGTTCAACTGTATATATACATTAAACAATGACGGATTACGCTTACAAATATAAGCTAATGCAATTTGTTCGTTATTAATCATGTTTTGATCTAACATTTCTTCTTGTAAAAATTTCAATGTAAGATCTGATACTTGAGTTACGTATTCATGATGGCCACCAAAGAAAGTTCCTACCAATACACAATCCGACATCCATTTATAGTTATCGTCAATGGGAATTCTGTTGGTATTATAATTACCTTGAATCAAAAATTTTGGTGGAAGTTTGTCGGGATTTGGAAACGATTTTGGAAGATTCTCAAAAAAACGACTACACCCAGCGTCCATCCAAAAGAAATACTCTGAATTGAATGGATTTTCTTTTATAGTACGTTTCAACCATTCAAATTTAGAGTATTGAATAATGTTATACATTGGCAATACACACTCAACTCTATTTGGATGTTTGATTTTTTGTAGATACTCAGGATTGTTCAATATACTCTGTATTGTCCCACATTTGTTATATAAAGGTATTTGATCGGGTGAAGTCACAATAACCTTAATATTAGGTTTTTGTGGAATGTATGGAACCACACCCGATTCGGTGTATATAACATAGTTGCATGAAAGAGATAATGTTTCTGGAAGCCATTTAAGATAGTCTCTAAAAGGTCTACCGTCACCACGTTGTTCACGATTGATGTTATAAAGTGCCGTTACGATTGTTGTCATAAAGATATTTAAATTGATGAACCAAAGGATGAGAGGTCTGTCTCCAATAATGGTTTCTGTGACATTCGATTATTTCCGGATTGTATATTTCATGTTCTCCTTGCAGTGCAAATAAAATAGGAAGTATTACATCGTGTGCAAAAACAGCGTAAAATGTTTTTGTTATACGTGGTAAAAAAGTAGGATCTTGTTCGGTCACATACTTATATGATTTTAAAAAGGTTTCACAATGGATTATTGCCGGGGTTGCTCCCCAACAGTTAATATCAATCGCACCGGGAGTTTGTGCAAGTATAGTTCTTAGTGCCGAAGGCAATCCCCAGTTAATTCTGGATCCCAATAATTTGGCACCTTCTGGCAAAGACAATGGACCACGAACAAGAGTATCAGGATCCATCAACAATAAATAATCAGATTGACAGAATTCTATTGCTTGTTTGACGCGGTTTAAAAATGAACGTGTTGCGAATAATATTTTTTCTTGAAAGTATGGTTCTACAAAGTTTTGATCGTTTACTTGTTTGATTATATACATTGTATCTTCTACATGGTTTATTTTAATATTGTTTAAAGATAACAACGAATCAAAATTGGTATTTGAACTTTCTGTGGTTAGATAAATTTTGGAATATGGATATATTTTTCTGAACATTGGTAATGAAAATTCCAATGCTCGTACTTCGTTGTAACACGTAACTAATACACCCAACGTACTCATTTTATAACATTATTAATATTGTCTTCAAAAACTTTAATGAAGTTTTCATGAGACCACTCATTATAGTATTTTTCCAACGGACCAAAACCGTTATTTATGATTTCTTTTAACGAATTATCTTCTGCACAAATAGATGGTTGAGTATTCCAAATGTGTGAAAACATATTACTACGACAAATTGCAATCGGACGTTTGACTGATAAAGCGTAATCTATAGATGATGATATTCCGTTATAACTGGTGTATTTTTGGTAGAAGAAGATATTAAGGTCATTGCCAGCAAGAAATGTTAATAATTCATCGTCACTTATAAAGTTTGTAGTAATCTTCAACGTTATGTTAGGATTGTTGATAATACGATTTGCCACAAATTTGATTGTTTCAATATCTCTTGTATTTTCACAAAAATGAGAATGTGTTAGATGTAATCGTAGTTCGATAGGAAACGTTGTCCTATAAAAGTTATCTCTAACACATGCGCATAACGTTTCATATTGTTTGGATGCAAAGCCAAATCCAAAAGATCCAATTTTAAGTACGTTTGGATTCAAATTAAGGTTGTTGGTGTATTCAAACAAGGGTCTCAACAGACGATAGTTATTTTCATTTGGTTGATAATTGGGGTCTTGGTGTAAGTAAAAATCAAAGAATGTCGAATATGCAACATTATGAACTATCGTTCCTTGTTTGATGCCTAATTGACGTAGTTCATCTACATACATTTTATCAACCCAAGGCATCGTACCCGTAAGATGATTGTATACAATAACTTGAGGTTTATGAGTGTCAACTTCTTTTTGAAATTCTTCACGATTGTCCATTTCCAAATAATGAACAACTAAGTTATTTGATTTGGAAATAATAGACGATACGCGTTTACCATATTGGTATACGCCGCAGTTTTGTATTTTATGGTTAACCAAGAATATTTTCATATTTGAGAAATCAAATCTTCCGGAAATATTTGATCAAATTTATAGTTGTTTACATTTAAAGTAGGATGTATCCACCAATCTTCAAATCCATTATTATTCAAATGATTTAACGTGCTTAACGACCTAAAATGACGATCTGGTACACGAACGTTTGATCCTAATAGGTGATATCCAAGATTATTCAAAAAATCACGTTGTTGATTTCTATATTTGTCACCATAAATGTATCCGTCATGTTCAATGGTGATAACGCCGAATTTATATATGTCATGTGGCAATAGTTTTAAAGCATCAATACTAAGTTCATCTATATCCACCGATAGATAATCTATCCATTTTGGAGAATTTTGGTGTTCAAATAAATCTTTATAATTGATGGTTAATGCATTTTGATTTATAAAAGTACACGATCTACTATGATAACTGTCCGCATAACCTTTTTCGATTTCTATGCATATACCTTTCCATCCAAGTGATTCAAAGAAGTATGTGTTGTTAGAATTAATTGCACCACAACTTCCGATGTCTACGAAATAACCATTACGTTTTCCGTTAAGAATTTTGTGTACAAACTGATCTTGAAAAGCGTCTGATTTAAACATAAATTATAAAATTGAAAATAAACTGTTGATTCTGTTTATATAGGTATGATTTTCTTTTACATACAACATTGATTTTTTTATGAAATCATAGTCTGTTCGATGTTGCATACCGATGTTAAATAATTCCACGGGATTTGAGTGATACAAACAATGTCCTTCCATTTCGTTGTATATCTCTTGAGAGTTTGTTAAACCCAAATGACCATAGCTAACATTTTTGAATATTCTGCACGTAACAATGCCGGTTCTAGCATGTTCTGATCCACGAATATCAATTCCCAGTATTGATTTTTGTACCAATTCTTTCACTTTATCATCTGATATTGGATTTCTCCATGGATCATTATGATAAAAGGTAATATTATTACGTTTACATTCCTGTATAAATGGAAGCCAATTGCTCATGTTTTCACATATACCAGAGTTGGAAAGACTTCCACAAAAATAAATGGAGTTTTCTCGTTGACGATAAACATCATTTAAATCAAATTCTTCTGGTAATAGGTTAGTTGCCCAACTCAAGTAGAACTTATCAAAATCGTCAATGGTATAGTCTACATAATTGTTTTTGATATGTACTTTTTGATTGGTTTTAGGAACATAATAACAAGATGGTCCTATTTTTTGAGTGGTAGTTTTATCTACTGAATAATCGTGTATATGGTCCTTATGATTTTTAGCGGCACATCGAACATCAATATATCGTTTAACTCCAGCGTTCAAATACTTTTTGGGTGACGGACAATACATCACAAAATACGTACTGCTAGAATTCAACGGAATGTTGTTGTCTGCAAATCCTTCTGTTATAAAAACACAATTGGAGTAATCAAAATCTTTGGGATAGTCTTTGTCATGAAACCAATAAACTTCATGTCCCATGTGAGATGCTGCCTTATAATAAGATGAATGAACATACGAATGTGTATGCGAATACAAAGGATGACCCCATATAACTATTTTCATGAAGGTGACGCTCCTTTGAATCGTGGATATTCTTCCATGTTTTTATCTTTATGAATCATCAATTTGTTAACTGGCAAATTCCAATGTTCTGGGTATGCCATACTCGGACTTAAAATAGCAGCTTCTTTTCGATGGTCTACGATAAACTTGTTAAGATGTGATTCATCATGCCAAACAGCAATAATATTGTTTTTAAGGTCAGTGTCGATGTTGTTTTTCATCACGTTAACCATATATTCTATGTGATTGCCTTTCGCTCCCCATACACATCCTTGAACATAAACACAACGGTGTCGTTCTGGAATATATGCGGTGGAATTTGGATTTGTTTCTATTGGCCAGAAGTTTAAGTTAGAGACAACTGACGGATGACAAACTGCATAATATTTTTTATTGTTAATATCAAATGTGAGAAGTGTATCTACAAATTCCATGTCGCTATCAATATAGAACACGTAATCGTAATCGGATAGTTCTTTGATACACGATGAAATGAATTCAAAACGTTTCAAAGTAATATATGGCCAAGGTTGGTGTTCTATCTTATACCATTTGACCGATTCATCAAACCACTCTAACTTTTCGTCCGTGAAAAAGTAAAAATCCTTTTGCGCACTTGGTATGAAATGTTTCTTAACCGAAGTCCACAAAGGATGTAAAAATGATTTATATTTGTTGGTCGCTAACGTAATAACGGCAATTTTCATAACTTAATAATTCTTCAAATACTCAACGTCTTTGTAATAGGTATTTAACTGATCTTGATTCATATCACCCAATTTTTTATATAAATCATTGTTCGACTTGAAATAAGGATTTTTATCGCTAGAGTCTGATCCACGACTATGTTCTATGTGATATACAAATCCTTTATCAAGGTGTGTAACGGTGGTATTGAATTTTTTGAACCGTTCGTATCTTTCACGATCTTCTGGACCATACGATATAAAGTTTTCATTTTCCCACCCGTATTTTTTATATGATGATGTTTTGAAAAATTGACAATGACCATATTCCGCAACACAATCTGAATAGTCTTGAGAGGTGAGTTCTACCACGGACGCTTGGTTTAACAACTTTTCTCTTCCAGACGTACCAATCTTCTTTTGAAATTTTCCCATAGCAAATGGATATACCAAGTCATGATTTTGACGAGTAATCTTTTTGTATGCCATTAGGTAAGATTCGATTGGGAGAATCACGTCAGCGTCATAATTTACTGTAACTGTGGTGTCTGATAATGCCAACATACGGTTTAAATATCGTGTTCTATGAAACGATTCATCTGGTATGTTTTGATGTATATAAGTCACATCGTCTTTGATTAAAGATGACACGATTGGTTCTTTAGAACACTCATAAACAATAATGTTAGTCTCAAAATTACGACGTAGATAGTCGTATATTATGCTAAAGTTTTTCTTTCTGTCGTCACTTTCAATGCAAACAGGTATGATAAACGTACACTCTTGTAATGGAATCAAACCATCTGTGATGGTTTTTGCTTTTTGTATTGTTTGAATTTCTTTAGGAATTTTCATATTACAATCCAACTTGGTACATATAAATCTTTAGTGTTTAAAGTTACATCTGGACCGAACCAACGTGAAGGTGCAATAACTTTTTTATTTGGATTGGCGTTCAACCACGCCCCCCACCAACTAAATGTACTGTTGGCAATAATGTTATGACTACACTGGGTCATAATGCACATATCAACAAATTGGTTACAAGACTCGGATACGAAAAAGTTATCATTTCCGGTAAAGGTTGATTTTGCCCATTCGATATCATCTGACACCACTATAAAATTATATGATTTATCGGTAAAATGACTTAACGCATTGCTATAATATGTTAAATCACATGTACCGTGATGTGATAAATGTACATAATCACCTCTACGTACATGAATAGAAACAGTTTCGTATGATTGTTTATCTTTTAAATACTCTTTTACTGTATTAACTATATCATGTCTAAATGTAAATTCGGATCTAACTGTTGATTCTATATGTTTAAAATATTTTTCAGTTTGAAAGTAACCATGTAAATGTACATCATCACCAACGTTAAAAAGTTCTTGGTTAAAATGAAAATGGTTTCCTTCATGAACCATTCTATATTTTTCATTACATTGTAAAGCAGATAGATGAAATGCTTTTGGTAGTACAAAAGTTTGTTTGTTAACAATCTCATTGTCAGTAAAATCGTACCAAGGAATTTTATTTCCGATAGAATAGTCAATTCCATATAAACAGTTTTGTTTATCTGCAATACCCATCAATGATGCATATTGAAACATTTGATTTCCAAATCTTCCATTTAGTCCAATTGTAATGGTAATCATTTTGATAGATAATTTAGTTGTTCTAGTTTTAGTTCCATGCTGGTACATCTATCGGTATTGATTGTACAATTTGCATGATAAAGTATTATTTTCGACGTGTCTATTGTATCTAAATTTGATAGTTGATGTGTACATTTATAACATCCATGGTTATTTGAACATACGTTACATTGTATCGTGTCATCTCTATACGATAAAGACGTATATTGAAGATATCTAAAATCAAATATACCAATTTCTATTGAAGGAATGGTATTCGAAAAGTAATTAATAACGTCCATATCATGAACATCATTATGTTTACAACTAGTTAATAATTTTTCAAAAAAGTCCACCATCGTATCGTTACATTCTATTTTACAAAATGCTGGATTTACAAATGTATCTGATGGATCTTCATCTTCTTTTAAAACAGTAAACATTTTATCATATGATGTTAAATCAATTGGAGAAAAGAATTTAATGTCAACATCTGTCCATATAATTTTTCGTCCCAGATTTTCTTTGGTTGTTTGTAGCATCAATCTTGTTTTATTATGTAAACAGTCGATGTATCCATCCGTATTATAATCACCATTTCCATCAACAGTAGTTTCAAATATACGAAGATCGTAGTTATTTTCATTAAACTTTATAAATGATGGATAAAAGTGTTTGTTAAATATTTCATCCATTTGAGGAGAGTATAAACAATATACCGGAGTTTTTTCCATAATCACTTTCTAATATTATCTTCTAATGAGAATTCGTTCATGTATCTACTATTATCTTTACGTTGTTTTTCAATCGTCTTTGTATGATACAATGATAATTCTTCCATTGCAGGAATACGTGTAAACTCTTTGAATCCTACGATGGTTTCATGCAATTTACGTTCCCATTTAATATGAGGTTGATTTTTGTATATGCGGGACTGATAGTCAGGCCACATGATATATCCCTTTTCATTGACTCTCCACCCATAATTTTTGATGTCTTCTGAGGTTACACCAATAAAGTTATTGACTCTTGGTACCCAAAACATTTCACAACTAAGGTTTGATTCGATGAGGTCTCTAAGATTTTCAAGAAGAATCTCGTTGGGAAGTTCATCTGCGTCAATTTGAAATATGTATTTGCCACTACACTGTGAAGTTCCAAAGTTCTTATGAGAACCATAGTCTTTATTTAGGTGATGTTTGGAAATTTTGATTCCATTAACCAATTCGTGGTCTTTCAATACATTGAGTGTAACTTCGTCATCTGAATAATCATCTAACACAACGATTTCATTACCGGTAATGTATTTTGACAAGAGAGTCAATAAACTACGCAGTTGTTCACCTTCATTGTGACATGTTACAAGAAATGACACAAATGGAGTTGACTGTTTAGTAAACACCGCATATCCAGACGGTTCTGTAACGTAGTCTGGATAATAGATGTCATATTTACCATTGAATACATTGTAAATATCATTCTTGACGTAATTTAAGTCCAAGTTTTGATCTTCATATGAATCATAGTTAAACTTCGAATTACCTTTACCGTCTGGGATATAAAAATCATGAATAATGATAGGACATTCAAATCCATACTTTTTGATGATTTTGAGTTCATCCAACAACGGCCAATACTTTTCCCAATGGGCGTCCAAGAAAAAGATTACATCCTCTCGTCCTTGAAACTTCTGACATATTGTTTCCAAAAATGTAATAGATGACTCATTTGTCACCGTAACGTTTTTAGCATGTTGTAAGTTGTTTTTAGCCAACTCATACGTTGCAGGTACGATTTCACATGAATATAGTTCCTGAAAATGAGGAGATAAAATTCCCATAGAATCTCCATCATTGGTTCCAGTTTCAATAAAAACGTTGGATTTAAATTTCTCTTTTAATTTCAACGTATGTTCTAACAAATATCTGTCTCTATATGCTCCCATATGTTATTTGAGGTTTGGTTTTGGACTGTTTGGCATCTTCAATTGTGGAATCATGATTTTCTGTTCAACCGCAAATTCTGGAATATACTTGTCCAAAATAGCGTGTAACTTTTGATCCATTGCTTGAGTTGAAAATAGTTGAGCATTACGTTCGGCTAAAGCAATAGCATTATCCTTGGTCTTTTGATTCATGCTGAAATAATACTGTTTCAACCGTTCTTCTGCCAGACTGTATGACACAGTAAACCACGCAGATTCCTTGATTAACCATTGGTTAGCTGATGCCGGATTGATTACATCCACCTTTCCTGGCAACAAACACTCTCTATTAGAATCCAAGAAATCCAAGTGACCACTCCAATCTGATGCAAGTATGGGTTTTCCGCTAAGAGATGCTAACAACAATGGATGACCAAAACCCTCACCGTGTGTGAAACTAACGTGACACTTCACCTTTTCATGGTTGAAAAGAGCGTTCATTTCCACATCATTTAGTTCACCGTGAATCAAATACACGTTTGGTTTATCACCATCAACCTGTGATTCTGCGATTTTGATTTTCTTCAAGATAGCATCTTTATCGACCTTTGAATAGTTTGTACCGCTGGTCTTTAGAATCAAACATGGCTTTTGAGGACGGTTCTTAAATGTGTTCAAGAATGTCTTAATTAAGTTGCCAATGTCTTTACGATCATGAAATGGATTATCATGTGTCCATTGACCAACGAACAAAAACGCAAAGTTTTCAGGAATCTGACTCATTACCGTTTCGACAGAATCAACCTTTTGATCGGTGATCTTGTAGATATCGGTATTGGCACCCCAGAAACACACTTCGATTGGTTTGGTATTACGTAGTTGTTCTTTACGTCCACTACCATCCTTATATTCCTTGGTATAGTCTGCATCGTCAAAGACCTTCTTGGAATGACGTGATGTGACAATATTCATGTCCATCTTGTTCAATCCTTCGATCCACTCTCCAGCTGCAGCGGTGGTTTCAATACCAGCGGTCATTCCAATGTTGTACTTGCCAATTGGTTTGAACTCATTGGGTATTGAGATCTGAATAAACAAGTCTGGTTGTCTATTCAAAGGTTCTTTCAACATCTTATCGAACAATGCAAGATTGAGTGGATCATTTGAATCCAATTCATCCTGAAAACGTTTGATGGGATTTCCACCCCACTTTGTTGTTGCGATGCGAAGATCGAATTTATTGTAACGAAGAATGCTTTTAGCAACTTCTCTTGCCCAATCTCCATAGCCACTGCGACTAAAGACTGGACCTTGTATAACACATAATGGTTTGCTCATATTAATTTCCAAAAAGTTTGTTGTCTCTTTCCTTGATCATGTCAGAATACTTTTGCGCATTAGATGCAAAGTACCCTTCCTTTTGTTTCATTAAATCTTCAATAGTTTTTCCGGACTTTGGTTGTGTTGCGGGTGGTGTGTTTGTATCTGTACTTCCAAATCCACCTTCACCACGATTTGTAGCATCTAATTCGTCAACAAGAACAAATTCGATGTTTTCAACTCTGGTAACTTTAAGTTGACAGATTTTATCACCCATATTGTAAATCTTAGTTTCGTTGACGTTGCCCACAATTTGTTGGGAAATAATACTATAATCCTCTGGTTGAAATATATACTTAAATCGAAGTAGAACTTCACCACGATAATCTGCATCAACCAATCCAATACAGTTAGCTAGGATTAAATTGTATTTACTGACACTGCTACGAGGAAATGCAAGTACATCATGATCGATATCTGTATAACCAAAATTACTATATACACGATCTTTTTGAACTGCAAGTTTTAGATTAGTGCGATATTGAATATAGTCAATACGTTTATATCCTCCAATTTCATAATTTTTTTCACCAACAATTTCAGGTCCACTCGTTGCGATGATATCATAACCTGTTGCTCTATCAGTTCCTTTCTTAGGCAGGTTATCCACTGTTTGATATGTTTCATTTTTTAATATTTGAATTTTCATACAATTTCCTTTTGAACTTTTTCAATATCAACTTTACCGAAATCTACTCCCATACAATTATCTGGTTGTATCTGTCCAACTTGTTCTTTGGTGGTGTGCAGAGTGAACTTTTCACTTGGTGTGAAATTTGCCAACGTGTAATCCATGGCTTTGATAAACTGGTTACACATATTTACGGCGTTCAATCCACCTTCGTTTAGTGCCCATCTACGTCCTTCTTCACCACGACGAGTACGTTCTTCGTTTGGAATTAGGTACCAATACATCATGGCTTCTGCCAAATCACGGGGGTCAACCATATCATCAAAAATGTATGGAGTTTGATTACTACCATGCATATCGTGAACCCTTGGCCACACTGGCTTTGCCCACACACCGTGTTTCTTATACTTTCCAACGTTATTGGTTCCAAACTCTTTGGTGAATTCAACAGGGTTACCATTGTCATCCACTTGTCCAATTTGATCTTGTAGACCACCGGTAACACTCACAATAACAGGAGTACCTGACATAATGGACTCGTTGACGCTCAATCCGAATCCTTCGTTACTGGAAGCGTTAATTGTTACATCTGCCAAGTTATACATCAAGTTCATTTCTCCCGGTGTGATTTTACGTTGAGAGAAGTATACGACATAATCACGACAAATGGCTTCCTTGACTGCGGGAAGATCAGTACCGTGACCGTTTTGACCAACGACTTCAGTATGTAGAATCAAACACACCTTCTTTGCGTCTTCTTTAGAAAGACTATCACAGAAAATTCGGTATGCGAGAATTACATTTGAAACCTGTTTACGTTTGACGTTACGACTATTGAAAAAGATTGTATAATCGTATTCGTTACCGTTAAAGAATCTCTTCTTTCCTTCAATTAGGTTTTTATCGGACGTATCTACTGGTCGAAATACCTCACTATTAATTCCGTGGGGTACATAATGTAAAAGTGTTTTTCCTTTGATTGGCATATATTAAACGTTCTCCTTGATAATGTTACCGTCTTTGTCAAAATCACCGTCTAAAGTGGTACAGTTTTCAGGTCCAAGTACCCACTTATTGATGTTATAAGTTTGTTTGCTGATACTAAACAACGCATCACAGCTTTCGTAGAATGGACGATTCCACATAGGATATGGTAGATCATCCCAAATATTAAGATATGTGATGGGAATCTTCTTACGAAGTTCACGTTCAATCGCGTATAACCATCCCCAATAACGAGGATCTGTAAAATGCATAATTGCGTGAGGATTTTCTCTTGCAATAACTGTATACAATATATCTTCGTTACCATATCCTGCGGTGGGATATAATGTAACATACGCATCTTGTACGTTTGTATTTTTCTTAATTTCATCACTAAGATTTATAATCTTTCCTTGATCGGGATGGTTAATCGCTCCTGCGATTTGAACCCAATCATAATGATGAACTGTACCAATGACCAATTCACGACTCATAGTAGATACACCACTATGCATACGCAAATCATCACTCAATAAAAGAATTTTCTTTTTTGCCATAACTTATTATACTGTTTCTGATTGTGTTACACTTGATAGTTTTATTTTTTGACTTTCGGTTGACAATACTGGAATATGATAATTCAATACTGTGTCTCTAAAGTTTGTATCAGTTAAAAACAAATGCATAGACCTATTGACTAGATCTTGCAAATGAAACTTGATATTGGAGGTGTTTTGTTTAAATTGATCGTACACCTCCGGTTCGATCTTGACGCTGGTTAGAACTTTTGCCATAACTTTGTATATACGTATATATACGCAATACAAATGGTTATTTTTAATTGTCGTCTTTATCGTCTTTGGTTTCTTTTCCGTCACAGTTTGTCTTGTAGTGTGTACAATACTTACAGTTCTTTTTAGCTTTACCCGGAACTTTTGGATAATAACCATCTTCCTTATAAGTTCCTTCCGGTGTAAAACATTCATCAATAAAGGATGTAAACGTCACCAACGACTTTGAAACATAGTTCTTAGCATTAGCCGGTTCAAAGATTTGAATTCGATTTTGTGGAAACGCAACATTCTCATACAACTTACGCTTTAGAATAAAAAACTCGACATCAATGGAATCCAAAGGAACATTGAACTGTTTGGAGTAAAACGCCTTGTACAACAATAACTGTGAATACTTACTTTCATCAGCAACCTGATACTTGTTCCACCCCATCGAACTTGTTTTGAAGTCCCAAATCTTGTATTTACCAGAAGTCTTATCACGTAGAATCAAGTCAACATACGCAATAAACCGAACGTTATTCTTGATCGGTACATCCAATGGAACTTCAACTCCAATGAATTCATACTTCCGACTCGGAAAATACTTGATACGGTTGGCGGAACTACTAAAGGTCTTTAGAATATCTTCACCATCAAACATGAATTCGGTAACGTCATCATCCGTATATGGTTCCTTCATGTTATCTTTTTCTTCGGAAAGAATACGGGTAAATTCCTCACGGAACTTTTTAACCAAATCTATTTCGTCTGCCACTTCTGCACCATCGGTGTACAATGACTTAATATAATCTTGAAGTGTATTATGAATAGCGGTACCAAAACAAGTGTTTAGACTCGACTCATATACACGCAAACCTTTCAAATAATTAAGATACCAACTATGAGGACACTTGAACCATCCTGAATATTGTGAAAAGCTGACCGTCTTTTTGTTTTTTTCTTCTATAATTTCAGACATACTTATATACAGTATCATGTACGAACTTGAAAGTCTACATCTTCTAATTCTATGCGAAATATAATATTTACCCTACTGTTTACTTTAACCACTTACGCCAACGGTGTCTTTTATGTCCAAAAATCAAGTGGAGAAACCGTTTTGGAAAATGTGGCAAATAATGTTTTGTCCACTAATTCTCCGGTTGTGGGTCAAACATACACCGCCAACGGACAAAATTATGCTTTCAAAACTTCAACCAACTCGGAAGTAACTGTGGCATTTTCCAACGACGTGTTTGTTAAAGTCAAAGAATCGGCCCATGTAACCCTTGATAATTTTGATCAAACCTTCATCAATATCTCTTCTCTACCAGAAAAAGCTAAGTACGAGACATACTCAAAATCGTTATCGTTAATCGAAGGTGAACTTGATGTCTACTCAGATCAAGGTGGCAATTCCGAATCAATCTCTACCATCAACACCAAACTTGCATCGATTATACTGTCCAAGGGCAAATTCGTCGTACAAGCCGATGATCGTACCACCGTGATTATTGTTCTTGAAGGGTCCGCTGTTATTTTGGATAATTCATCCAAGAGAAAAGAAAGCGTTAAAGCCAACCAAACCGTGGTGATTGTACCCGCTCCAAAGTTTCAAGGACGTGGAGTGGATACCATGCGTCGTGGCAATATTTTCTCAATTAAAGAAACTGTGAATGGTGACTCTGAGTCCTATCTATTGGGAGTTAATGCCGTAGTTGAAGATTCCAAGAACGTTCGATTTTGTATAATCGACAAAAACGTTCGTGGTGTTAAAATTAATTGACTTTTTGACCACCATAGAATAAGGTTATAAGATGACATTAGAAGAATTGCAGTCCCTTAACGAGGATGAAACTGCCATGTTATGGTACATGGTAAATAAAATTGGAAGACCTGCCATCTATGGTATAGAATTGGAACCATCAGTATTTCCATCAATTAGTCGTTTTTGGTTGGCAGAAAAGATTTTGGCATCTAAAGATTCTGTTAAACCGGAACACCTTCCTATCTATGAGAGTCTGACATCCAAGTTGGGTTATATCAAATAAGTTATGTATCAAAATATTTATATCGACAAGAAGACTGAAACCGTACACCTTTGGGATGACCAAAAGGGATATGTTACGTTCCCGATGCCTAAGTATGCGTACCGTAAGAAGACGGGTGGACGTTATCGTTCTGTTTATGGCGACGAGCTAGAAAAGGTCACCAATTTTAATCGTAATGATCCTTCAATCTTTGAAGGTGATGTTCCTCCCGAAACACGGGTATTGATTGACGCTTACGAAGATAGTGATGAACCTTCCAAAGGACATCGTGTGGTGTTTTTCGACATTGAGGTCAGTTCTGAAGGTGGATTTCCTGTTATTGAAGAAGGTGACAAGGAACTGACGGCTATTGCTTTGTATGACGGTGCTGCATCCAAGTATACAGCGTTCATCTTGGATAAAGATGGAAAACTTAAAGACAGTGAAACTTCCGATACGATTATTCAAAGTTTTGATAATGAGGAATCGTTGATCAGTCACTTTATGAATAAGTGGGAGGAAATTCAACCCACAATTATCACCGGTTGGAACATCGACGGGTTTGACGTTCCTTATCTGTATAATCGAATCAAACGGGTGATGGGTACAAACTTCGCTAAGAGGTTGAGTCCTATCCGTGAATGTTACTACAACAATTTCTCTAAACGAATGGTTGTTGCTGGTATTTCGTGTATGGACTATATCGAACTATACAAGAAGTTCAGTGGCAAAAACGAACCAAGTTATACACTCGGTGCGATTGGTAAGAAAGTGGTCAATATTGACAAGATCACTTATACCGGAAGTCTTAATGATTTGTACCGGGATGACATTCAAAAGTACATTGAGTACAACCTGAATGACGTTAAGATCGTGGTTGCTCTTGATAAGAAACTACAATTCATCGATCTTGCACGTCGTATTTGTCATACTGGACATGTTGGTTATGAACAGTTTGGAACTTCATCACGTTATCTTGAAGGTGCTATATTGATGTATCTACGTCGTCAAGGTCGTGTTGCTCCTAATAAACCATTGGAAGGACGTGAAGAATATGAACAACGAATGGAAGACGGTGAAGAAGGATTTGAAGGAGCTTATGTTAAACCTCCTGTTCCGGGTCGTTATGATTGGGTGTTTGATTTGGATCTCACATCAATGTATCCGAATATCATCATCAGTCTTAACATCAGTCCTGAGACCAAGATAGCTAAGGTCGAAAACTGGAACGCTGAAGATTTTGTTCGTGGTAAATTGACCGAGGTAATTCTCAGTGGTCAAAAGTATTCTGCTCAGGATTTCAGTGAAATGTTGATTCAGAATAACCTCAGCGTTGCTAGTAACGGAGCAGTGTATAAACTTCCAAAGGGAGAAGGTGAAGAGGGTACTATTCCAAGTATTCTTATCAAGTGGTTCAATGAACGTAAAGAAATGCGTAAGTTGGCCAAGAAACACGCTGATGCTAAAGAATGGGAAATGTATGAGTTCTACGATCAACGTCAGAAGGTTCAAAAGATCTTGTTAAACTCCATTTATGGGTGTTTGGGTCTTCCCGTGTTTCGTTTTTATGATAAGGACAACGCTGAGGCAGTTACCTTGAGTGGTGTCAGCATCATTAAGACTGCGAATATGGCAATCAACCAGTATTACAAGAATGTCTTGGGTGAAGAGGCTAAGGGTAACGATTATGTTATCTACGTTGATACCGATTCTTGTTTTGCCAGTGCGTTGCCTATTATCAAGAAAACGATGCCGGATATTGATATGGAAGATGAAAAACAAATGACGGAGGCGATTCTCAAGGTAACTGGAGAAGCTCAGACTTATGTCAACAAGATGTTTGACATTATGTCACTTCGTTTGTTTAACGTGAAGAAACATAGGTTTGACGCAAAACAAGAGGTGATTGCCAAGTCATCGTTTTGGTTGGCGAAGAAACGGTATTGTCAGTTCATTATTAACAAGGGTGGAGTTGAGTGTGACGAATTGGAAGTTAAGGGTATTGACGTTGTTAGAACGTCGTTTCCTGCCAAGTTTCGTACCTTTATGAAACAGTTCTTGATTGATCTTTTGAAGAAGGTTGATCAGGAGACCATTAACAACAACATTCTACAGTTCAAAGAGGACATGAAGGACTTTGGTGTTATTGAACTGGCGAAGAATACCAGTGTAAAGTTTAAGAGTGATGCGACAAAAAAGGTGGATTACAATCCTAAGAGTCGTCAACCTTTTCAAATCATTTCAGGTACTCCTGCTCAGGTTAAGGCAGCATTGTATTATAACGATCTATTGGCACAGTTTAATTTGACCAAGATTATTCCTCCGATATTTCATGGTCAGAAGATTAAGTGGGTATATCTAAAACAGAATGAGTATGGTATTGAGTGTCTTGCTATGAAGGCGGACGGTACTGATCCTCAACCGATTATGGATATTATCACAAAGTATATGGATCGTGATACCATGTATGAACAAGAGTTGAAGAGTAAACTTGTTGATTTTTACGAGGTGTTAAATTGGGAGTACCCAAATTCAAATTGGAAAGCTGCATCTGCATTTTTTGAGTTTTGATTATGAATATTGCTATTTTGATGTCAGGAAGAACCGAACGGTTTAATTTTGTTTTAGATTTGAATAAAAGCAATTTGATCCAACCACTTTTGGATTCGGGTCATAAAGTTGATATGTTTGGATCTTTCTGGGATGAACATGATACAGAATCATGTATTCACGCATTTCAACCCCATTTGAAAGTTACTGACATTGAAACGTTTACACCTTTCACTTGTGGTATGATTAATAATTTTAACGAACATGAAGAACGTATTAAGAAGTATCAAAATGATAGTAAACTTTCAAATACATTGTATTGGCTTTATAAGTTGAATCGTTTATATAAAATTGTTAAACAGTATGAACGTATGAATAGTATAAAATATGACTATTATGTTCGTATTCGTCCTGACGTTGGATTGAGATATCCATTTAATGTAGATGATTTAAATCACTTAACGGATGATTCTATTATTACCCACGTTGACCACGTAGTTAATTCGGGTGGTAAGATATATGGGTGTGGAGAAGGATGGATAGATGACAATTTCTGTATTGCTAAACAACATCCATTTGAGGTCTATTGTAGTGTCTACGATGATATACTGTCACTCTGTGATATGTGTCAGAACTGTATATCTCATTTGTTGTTTAAAAAACAATTTGAATTGAAGAATATAAAAACATTGCTTCCTAATTCGCCATTAATTATAGTTCATAAAACCCATATGGGTATACAACTGTTTACTTACTTTGAATATGTGTACCCAAATTTTGGTGTTACCCGGTAAGTGTGATTGAGTTAATTATTTTTGATTTGGATAAAGTTTTGGTTGAAACAAATATTGAAAATATGTGGGGTGGGAAAACTAGAAGAGTAAAAAATTATATTAAGTAAAACGATTAAATATAAATTAGTTATAATTGTTATGATAACCAAATCGATAAAAGAACTTATTTTTGTTAACCGGAACACTGTGTTTTCTGGTAACATTGTTACATATTATATTAAATCTAAAACGGATTTATTTGATGCGGCTAAAGCTATTGCATTGGGACAAAGTGTTGGGAACCCAGAAAAAAGATCCGAATTTGAAAGCAACGAATTGTTTGAAACATTTTGTGCCAAAGTTATTATAGACGACGTTGATTTTTCTAAAAATGAAGGATCGGTTGATATTTATTATCCAGACTCCAATTTCAATTATCAAGAAGATGGAATAACACATTTTTTAACCACTATTATGGGTGGACAAGTTGATATTGACATCATTCAAAAATGTCGAATAACAAACATACAGTTTTCAAATAAATTCACATCCATATTTAATGGACCGAATCTTGGTTTATATGAAATGCGGCAGTTGTGTAACATCAATGATAAAACACCGTTATTTGGTGGAATTATCAAACCGAAAATCGGACTTAATGTAAATGATTATGTAGAAGTTGTTAAAATTTATGCGGATAATGGATGTAATTTTATCAAAGAGGATGAAATTTTATCAAATCAATCGTTTTGTTCAATTGAAAAACGACTTGAAAAGATTGGTGATTATCTTAGAACCAACAACATTAAGATGGTCTATGCACCATCGATAACGTGTGACCATTTATATTTAGAGGACCGTATACGTAAAGTCCATAATATGGGAATAAACGGTATCCACATCAATATTCATAGTGGATACGGTGCATATAAATTGGCAAAAGATCTTAATCTATCTATGTTTTTACATTATCAGAAAAGTGGAGATAGGTTATGGACAAATCCACAACACGATTATTCTATAGATGAATCAGTTTTGTTTGAAATTGCAAGTCGATGTGGATGTTCTACACTTCATGTTGGTATGATTGGTGGATATTTAAATAGCGATTCTGATAGTTTGAAGAAAACTATAAAGAAACTAGTTGAATTAAATTCTGTGCCAGCTTTAAGTTGTGGAATGCATCCGGGGTTAATTGAATATATTAAATCCGAACTTGGTCATCCAAACTGGATGGCAAATGTTGGTGGATCAATTTCATCACATCCGATGGGTAGTAAAGCTGGCGTAAAAGCGATGGTCCAATCGATTCAAAAAACATACGGTGATGAATATTACACAGCAATTGAAACGTGGGGATTAAAGAAATGACTTTAAACGTTGTTATACCAGCTGCTGGTCTTGGTACTCGATTTAATACCACAATTCCAAAACCTTTACTGGATGTTAATGGATCTCCGATGTTAGCGAGAGTTATAAATAACTTTCATCATCGTGATGTAAAGTTTTTTGTATGCATTCTTAAAGAGCATCAACAGAAATTTAATATCATAGATAATGTAAAAACATACTGTGACACATCATCGATCAACTATGTTATCATTGATGAACTTACAGATGGACCTGCTCGAACATCCTATTTTGTAAAACAACATATTAATGTCGATGAACCATTGATCGTGACAAATTGTGATCAGGTTATTTTTGATTTGGATTTGGATAAACTAACGTCTTTTTCAGAAAAGAAATCAGCAGATGGAGTCGTTGGGACGTTTTATTCAAATAGTCCAAAAAATAGTTATATTAGATTAAATGATGATGGGTTAGTTACACAAGTTAGAGAAAAAGAGGTTATTAGTAATTATGCTACAAACGGACTTCATTTTTGGTCAAAAGGATCTTATTTCTTTGAGTCATGTGACGAAATGTTTTCTCGAAATGACAGAGTAAATAATGAGTTTTATGTTGGACCAAGTTACAACTATATGATCAACAAAGGAATGAAAGTTGTTCAATATTTTTTCAATGAACATTTTCCAATAGGAATCCCACAAGATTTAGAGTTATTTAAAAAAATAGATGAAAATATTTGATTCAAAACCGTTTATGGATAAAGGCGGTTGGTTTATTGGAGATTTCGAACCAACTGTTTTTAAAACGACTGCATTTGAGGTTTCATACAAACTCCATTATAAAGGAGAGAGTTGGCCAACTCACCACCATAAGGTAAGTGAAGAAATAAACTTTCTAATTCGTGGTAGAATGACTATTAATGATGTAGTTATTAATGTTGGAACCATATTCATCATTGATCGATATGAATCGATAAAACCAGTATTTCTGGAAGATTGTGAACTAATTGTTGTGAAAGTTCCGTCTTCGAAAAATGACAAATATGAAGATTAATTATGAGCAATATAGATCAAAATTTATACGTTAAGAATACATCAAATGTTAATGGACTTTCTTATCTACCATCTTTCAAAAATGAATATGATAACGACGTTGACTGGCCCCGATGGTTTGATGTAAAAAACGGGATTCCAAATGAAATTAGTGATGCGAACAAAGAAGCATTGGATGATATTCTACGTAAGGTCAATGTAAAAAACGTCATTGAAATTGGTATTTCTCGTAATGATACAAGATCTTTTACCACACAACTACTTTACGCAAAGAAAGGAATTTATTGTGGAATTGATATTGAGGACAAAACATTTTTGAATGATCATTTAAATCGTGTATATACAATCAAAGCTAATTCACATGATCAATCAACTATACGTTCATATTTAAATACCATTGGATTGAAAAAATGTTCTGTATTATTTATCGATGGATGGCACTCGGTTAATACTGTTATTAATGACTGGAAATATACAGATTTGCTTGATGACAATGGTGTCGTTATTTTTCATGATACTAACTATCATCCGGGTCCAAATCTTATTATTGATGCAATTGATCGATCCATGTATAGGGTAGTAAAGTATTGTGATGGTGGTTGTGATTGGGGTATTGCAGCTGCGTATAATTTATGATACACGTATATATTCTAACATATAATAATAACCAAATCTTAAACGGATGGGCATTAAAATCATTACACGAATCAGAGTATGACCGTGATAAAGTCAAGGTTTTTGTAATAAACAATCACAGCAATATTGTTATTGAGGAACAATATAAACAAACTGTTACTGTATTAAACAATGTATTACGTCCAGATTTTTCAACTGGACATTTGGCCAGAAATTGGAATCAGGCAATAATGAGAGGATTTGTTAATTTGAATAATCCTCAATGTGAATATGTTATCACATGTCATAACGATACCGTCTTCAAAAAAGACTGGTATAATAAATTAATGAAACATGCACGTATATACAACTATATTCAGTTAGGTGCTGGCGATCAATTTCAAATGTTTAGCCCAATTGCTGTAAAATATATTGGCATGAACGATGAACGATTTTGTGGAAACGGTGTACAAGAAGCAGATTATTTGTTACGTGCCAGATTATATTTTGGACAACATTCGACTATTAATGACTATAGTCATGATCGAATTCATAATCCAATTGAAGAAAATGACGTGATCGAAACGACACCCCTTGGATGGCAACATTCAAAAGACATCCACGCATTGTATGTACGATTTCATCCGATTTGTTATACTATTTTTAAGAAAAAGTGGGGAATATCTCCTATCGAATGGAGTCGTTATGATGTTCCATTTGACAGTCTTGAACCACTAATTGATAACTATATTTTATACCCATATTTTGAACGGGATATCATTACATTAAAACAACAAAAATACGTTTGTGAAGATACTTCGCTTGATGAAATTTGTAAACTAAGAACCAGATGAAACTCATATCACACAGAGGCAACTTACATGGACCAAATCCGGATAAAGAAAACCATCCAGATTACATTACCTCTGCATTAAAAGCTGGACATGATGTTGAAGTTGATGTATGGTATCAGAATAACAAGTGGTATTTGGGACATGATAACCCTGAATATCAGGTTAAGTATGATTTTCTAGCAGAACGTAAGTTTTGGCTACATGCCAAGAATGGAGATGCGTTTCACCTATTGTTACAAGATTTTACGTTGAATGTATTTTGGCACACCGATGAAGATTGGGTATTGACAAGTAAACGATATATTTGGACTTATCCTACCAAACAATTATATCCTGAAAGCATCTGTGTAATGCCAGAACGGGGTTGGATGGGTGATCTTACAAAATGCTATGCAGTATGTACTGACTTCGTAAAAGAATTTCCAGAACAGTTTGAACAAGAATATTGGCTAAATTAGTTATGATTAACGTAAGTTTATATGATGGATCATTTGCACATGCATATTCGTGTTCAAATGGAGATTTGAATATTTTATCAAAACATGTACATTTTGATAGAGAAAATATACATGACATTGCGTTTTTTACGGATGGGTATGTTACGTGTGATAGTATAGATAACCATAACCACAAACGAAAAATTGCGTGGTTATTGGAACCAAGATCTATTTTACCTGATTTGTATAGTTTTGATATAGACTGGAGTAAATTTGATTTTATTTTAACTCACGATAAACAGTTCATTAAAGACGTTCAATCGCATACAAATGCCAATGTGTATTGGTATCCTGTAGGAGGAACTTGGCTATATGAAAGTGATTGGGTCATATATCCAAAGACTAAAAACTTATCTATCATTGCGTCTGGAAAACGGGAAACTGTTGGTCACAAAATGAGACACGATATTATTGATCGTTTTCGTAGTCATTTTGATGCAATACACGGACGTGGTTATCAATGTGTCGAATATAAATTTGAATCGTTGGCACCATATAGGTTTTCAACTATTATTGAAAACGCTCGTATAGATGACTATTTTAGTGAGAAACTTATTGATTGTCTACTGACGGGTACCATACCAATTTATTATGGAACCAACAACATAGGAAATTATTTTGACACGAACGGTATGTTGTTGATCGATAACGTTGATTCGTTTAGTAATATAATTCCGATGTTAAACGAAGAGTATTATGAATCCAAAATGGACATAATTCTTGAAAACTACAATCGTGCCAAAGAATACGTCAATACCGAAGACTGGATTTATAACAAGTATAAAGATATACTGTTTGTATGATTACAGATTTGTTTAACATACTGGATTCTGTTGAGATAATCAACCTTGATGAAAGAACTGATAGGTTTGATAGAATATCAACACATCTAAATAAAATCGGATTTAACGGACGTTTTAATAGGTTTTCAGCTATAAAACGTGAACATACAGAACTTACACGTTCTGAGAATGCAAGACTTGGGTGTTTTTTAAGTCATTGTAACGTGATTGAAAACGCTTATAATAAAAAACAAAAATATGTACTTGTTCTTGAAGATGACTGTGAATTTATAGAAAATAACATCAGATACTTCAATTTTCAGAGTCTATGTGAAACCATTCAAAATATTCAGTTTGATATGGTATATCTAGGAGCAACGTACTATCATTTAGAATCAACATCATTTTCACAGTTGGATAAAGTTAAACCATATGGGTGTAATGCCGCGTTTTGCGTAATTATTAATATTCAGTCAATGTTTGAGAAAATAATTAATGAATACGTGGATGAAGATCATATTACAAATTTGGCAAAAAACAACCGTACAGATTATTCTAAAACCACGATTGATGGAGCATATAATTTTTTGAATCCGGTACGATATGCCACGGATCCAATTCTAGCGACTCAATTTTCATCATTCAGTGATATAGAACAGGTTGACGTGTCGTATCCACTGGTAACCATGTGGAAAGATGCAAAATCGAAGATATAAAAACTGGACATTTCAGGAAATCATAGTAAAGTATAGGAACAATAAACGAAAAAAGTTATGACAAAGACAAATCTACAAAAATTCATTAGCAAGTATTCTCTTAACGGAGAAGTAACCGCAGTTAAGTGGAATCTTTCCACCAAGGACAATCAGATCAGTCTGAGTGCCATCACAAACGACAAGAGTTTGGTTTATGATGTGAACTGGAAGAATGTCGAAGGACTTTCTGCTGATTATGAGATTGGTGTGTATGATACCGATAAGTTGCAGAAGATGTTGAAGGCTCTTGGTGAGGATATTACCATGACAGTTAATCAGAATGAGGGACGTGTGACTTCATTGTCATTTTCTGATGGTACTTCGGAAATTCAGTTTATGACCGCTGAGTTGACTGTGATTCCCAAGTCTTCACGATTGAAGGGTCAACCCGCGTACAACTTTGAAATCGATCTCACTAAGGATTTCATTGCCAAGTACCGTAGTGCCAAGGATGCGTTGTCTGACGAATCCAAGTTCACCCTTCTCATGAACAAGAAGAGTAAGAAGGTTCAGTTGGTTATCGGATACGCTTCAATCAACAGCAATCGTGTGACTTTGGATGTTCCTATTAAGAGTGGAACTGCGAAGCTCGAGAAGTCGTTGAACTTCAACGCTGACTTCCTCAAGAGTGTGTTGGATGCTAACAACGAGTGTGAAAATGCGGTGTTGAAGGTTTCCGAGTCAGGATTGGCAACTGTTCAGTTCAGTACTGATGCCTTTGAAGCTGTTTATCATTTCGGTCCAGTTCAAGCTAACGACTAAGTATTATGGATGCCTTTTTTGAAGAGGTTAGTCACACCAACGATGAAAAGGTTCATAGTTTGTGGGTCGAGAAGTATCGACCCACAACCCTTGAAAACTATATCGGTAATGAGAACATTATCACGACTATCAAGTCGTATATTGATCAACAGAACATTCCTCATTTGATGTTGTATGGTGGTGCGGGTACTGGCAAGACTACTCTTGCTAAACTTCTTACCAAACAAATCAATTGTGATGTTTTGTATATCAATGCGTCTGATGAAAACAAGGTTGATAACGTTCGAACCAAGATCAAGACTTTTGCGTCTTGTGTGGGTATCAAACCGTTGAAGGTTATCATTCTTGACGAGTGTGATTATATGTCACCTGAGGCACAAGCGGCTCTTCGTAACCTGATGGAGACGTTTAGTATGTCTACAAGGTTCATTCTTACGTGTAACTATCATGAGAAGATGATTCTTCCGATTGTGTCACGTTGTATGACTTTTGAGATTGCTCCGATGACTAAGGTTTCGGTGGCAGTTCATATGACCAAGATTCTTAAGACTGAGAATGTTGAGTATCAGAATGATGACTTGGCTTATATTGTTAACACGTACTATCCTGATATTCGTAAGATTATCAATGTGACACAACAGTCTACCTTTGAAGGTAAGTTGAAAATCAATAAGGAGTCATCCTTAAAGACTGATACTCACCAAAAGTTGATTGACATGATCAAGAGTGGTATTGGTAAGCCTACTGCGTTCAATGAGATCCGACAGTTTCTTGCGGATCAACGTATTAAGGTGTACGATGATTACTTTGCGGTTCTATACCAGAAGGTAGATGAATACGCTAACGGTAAACAAGCGATTGCTACAATCATCATTTCGGAATATATGTATCAGTGTAGTTTGTTGATTCCTCCTTTGAAGGAGATTGCGTTGATGGCGTGTATCAGCAAACTTCTGAACGATTTACGAAAATGAAACCGATTGAGTTAATTACAAAAACGTTTGGCAAACGTCCTTGGTATAATAGGTTGGAAAATGGGTTAAATAAACGTGAGTTTATTATATATGCTAATTACTATCCATATACTGAGGACGGCAAAGTGTATGACTTTGCCAAATCAAATAAAATTAAAATAAGTATACGACCATTGGGTGGTTAATATATATAACCACAAAATATGGTTACAATCAGTGTCGATGAAGGTTATGCGTTTGATATCTTGACTATTTTTCAAGTCAAGATACATAATTGTACTGATCCAGTTAAACTTGAAACGAGTAAACGTGGATTTTCCATGCTTTATGAAGAATTGAAAGTCCAATTGGGTCAAGACAAGTTATCTGAAATATTAAACTCAAAAGAGTATGATGACTTGTATGCAGAAAATCAAACAACGTTTGTGTTGGTTGATGCAATTCGTTCTAGTAATGAAGTTTCAATTGGTAAAGACATTGATAATACTAATTTAGCACGTTTCGACTGCAAGCGTCGTTTGCAGTCGAAATTTTTTAATTCACAGATGGTAGAAACCAAAACAAAACATGAATAAACGTCAAATTCTTAAAGAGGTGTGGGATAATTGGGCCGGTAAAGAGTGGTTCAAGTATGCTAATTATGAAAATGAACAATCAAACAAGATTGTGATTCAAGCAAACTATTATCCTACGTTAGAAATGCCACAGTTTAGAATCTTTATGGGTAAATATCCTGAGATTCAATATGAGGTAACATATCCAAGAGGTTAATTTATGGGTATGTATGATGACATAGTGTGTAAGTATCCTCTTCCTTTACCGGAGGATCCCAAGGGGTATGTACAAGATCGTTTTCAGACCAAAGATCTTGAAAACTTATTGAATCTTTATGAGATTCGTGAGGATGGCACATTGTGGTTGTATGAATCGGAACATGTATGTACTGATGTTGATCCTGATGGGTGGCCAATTGTTGTAGAAAAAAATAAACGTTGGTCATTCGTTAAAACAACCCGATGTATATCAATGTATGATTACCAACGTTCAAATGGTGATTATGATTATAGTATTGAGTATGAGATTGTTTTTATTGATGGTGTGATAGACGAAATCAAACTTATAAAGTTTGAAACGTTTGATAATACTATACGAAAAGAAAACGACAGAATGTTTATTGAAGAACTCAAACTTAGAAAGAAGTTTGAATCAACGTTAAGGTACAGGTTAATTTATCGGTGGTATAATAAGTCTATTTATAAGGTCTCTATGTGGTTAAATCTTTTTGGAAATAGATTATCAAGTGTGTCATTTAAGTTACATAAGTTTACTGTATGAATAAAGATCAGTTTAACATTTTGCCAAATTATATTAATAAGAAGTTGGAAGTCAGTGAAGTAAAACAAGAACTAAAGTCAGTTAATATAAAAAGCACAGATGTGCCCGATTTATCAATTGATACAAAAATATCAAATGATGATTGGGTTATTTATTTAAACGGCAAGTATAATTATGAATATCCCAGTAAAAAGTTTTGGTGTAAACCTCAATTTGTTATTCGTCCACAACTTCCAAAAACCGTATTCAAATATTTGTTTTTGACTTTATCGATACCCGATGTTGAAAATAATAAAATAACTGTAAAAAATCGTGATGAATTATTGTTTGAAAGTAGTAATGTTAATCAAGATATTGACATAATTTTAAAATACAAAAATGAATATACTTTCAACAGTTTGCCATTTACTCCTCAAAACTCCGAAGATAAACGAGTTCTGGGATCTTATATTGCAAGTATAAAAATAGTAGACAACGATAATTTCACATATCCAATATCATTAAGAAATATAGTCGTATTCGACTGTAATAGAATGTCTCAATTCATTGTATGAAAAAACTTAATATATTATTCATTTCAAATAGTGTATCTAAAACTGGTGCTCCTAAGATGTTGGAGTTGTTATTGAATTATATAAAGAAACACAAAGCTGATAAGTATACTGTTTATGTTGCGAGCGTATTAGAATCAGAAATTAAAGTAGAAGATAAAACGTATTGGGAAAGAAACTATAACTGTTTCTTTTTACGTCCAGTTTATAACATTAATGAATTAAAAACTTCTGAAGTACCGATTCTGTTTAATTTGATAGATATTGATATTGTTTATGGAAATTGTACTTGTACACTTCCATATCTTTACTTGTTTAAAAAATGTAATTCTAACATTAAAACGATTTTACATTTACACGAACACGCAAATGGATTTCAAATGTCAAGAATGAAGTTTGGCGAATACACAGAATCATTGTTTCATCATGTTGACGAATTTATCACTGTATGTAAATATCAAATTTCTGCACTTCAACAATTCAATATACCTCTAAAGAAACAACTTCATGTGTCAGAAATGATTGATGTTGATGTTATAGAACAACTTGTTTCTACCAATCCTCCGTTTAATATAAAACAGAAAGTTAGAATTATTGGATGTGGAACAGGCGGTAGTCGTAAAGGAATTGATAGGTTCATCGAAATATCTAACAGATTTGATCCAAATATTTTTGAGTTTATATGGATTGGCGACGTACCTGTCAAGGACGACAAGGTGTTTTTAGAAGGACATGGTGTATTTGAAGATTACCACGTTGATATCGGTAATGTAAAGTTTATTGGTCAAATTTCGGTACCATCTACATATTTTACAAATTCAAATATATTCTTGATGTTATCAAGACAAGATCCATGTCCTCTTGTAGTTTTAGAAGCGTTATACATGGGTATGTTTGTAGTTACCATTGAAGAAAGTGGAGATTCTCACATTTACTGTACTCAATATGATGAAATATTGAAAAAGTATGACGCTGATGATGTATTTACATCTATAAATCGAATTTTAGAAAAAAGGAAAGATCTTAATATAATCAATGAAAAACGGAATTACTACAAGATTCTTAAAAACATAGTTAGTCCAAACATTGTATCTGACAAAATTATAAAGTTAATTGAAAATGACTATCCGATTGTGACAATTAAAAATTTCAATGATTTTGAAGGCGAAAATAACTCAGTAGTGTGGACCAAAGATACTTCAACTATTACGTTTAATAAACCTTGTAAAAAGTTAGATTTAAAAATTCAAAATACTTTTCAAACTGCACACACTATTGACTTTGTTTTTGACACCAAAGTAAAATCGTTATTGATTCCCCCTGATGTGTTTCATTATGATGTATCGTTTGATATATCCAACGTTAAAACGGTAACAATCAATTCAAAAGTTTATCCGTGCACAGAAGACAAACGTGTTCTTGGAACGCATTTGTTGTCGATGAAAGTTGATGGGGTTATAATTGATAAAAACATTTTCAAATCAATTGATGTTAAATCAGAGTATCATGACGAAAATGTCAATTACTCTCCGTTTAACAAGTCAGATAAAATTGTATTTGCATGTATTGATGGAACATCTGGTTATGGCGTTTTGGCAAGAGAGACTGTGTTAAATTTACGTAATTCTGGGTATAAGGTAAATTATCTTCCATTCGTTTTTGAAAAGTCACTGGGTGGACACAATCAAGATTTGCTTCTAAATGATTTTGATGAATCTCAGGCAACTTGTTATATCTTGAATTTTCCTCCACATATATTGGAATATGTATACAATTATTTGTTGGGTGGTCGTTGTAAAGGTAAGAAAACTATATCGTTTCCTTTGTGGGAATCTGAATATATCAAGAAAGAATATGTTGATCAGATAAACAGATTTTCATCGTCTGTAATTGTCTCATCAGAGTGGAACAAAAACACTATGAGACAATGTGGCGTTATTAAAGACATACAAGTTATGTATCATAAACCCATATTGCCACCGTTGAGAACAAAAAATGAAGTTATCAACTTTGTTTATCAAAACTCAAAAGTATTTGGTCAACCAAAAGACTTAATAACAACAAAGAATTTTTATTCTATTGGACAATGGACGTGTCGTAAAGGAATAACCGAGGTACTTGAATCTTTTTGTCAATCTTTTACAAATAACGATAATACCGCATTGATTCTAAAAACTCATTATGTTTCACATGATGAAACAAGTGTGACAACATGTGTTGATAGAATAAATGACATATTGAAAAGATATCCAAATCATCCAACGATTTATTATATCTATGTTAATTTGTTGGATGTTGATATGATGAATATTCATTTTTGTGGAGATGTGTATGTGTCTGCTACAAAGTCTGAAGGCATTGGTTTAGGAGCAATTACTGCGTCTGCATATAATAAACCTGTAATAATAACAAAATATGGTGCTCAATATGAATATTTAAAGAATGATCCAAATGTGAAGTTTGTATCATATACGCTACATCCAGCGAAAGATGACTTATCGTTTAATTTGGATTTGTCAAATCAATTGTGGGCACATCCGGATATATCTGATATGGTAGATAAAATGAAAATGGTATACAAATTATGAAAACAATTTCTGTGACAGTTGTAGGCAGACCGGAATTTCTAACTCAATTTATTGAATGTCTTAGAAAGGTTAATAAACGAAATGAATATGTTTTATATGTTGCAGTAGAACCAACCACAAATGAAGTATACGACTTGATAGAATCCATCGATTTCATGGAGAAAAAAGTCATTTATAACTCTAAGGTATTGGGTGTATTTGACAATCCGTATCATTTATTATCTACAGTTTTTAATGATGGTGCGGAACATAACATTTATTTAGAGGAAGACTTACTATTCTCACAGGATATCACTGATTTGAGTGAATGGATGATTTCTAATTTTAGTGACCGTGATTATTCACATTTTAGTATGTATATGCACTCTTTAAGTTCTAAATGGAAATGTCCTGACATAAAGTATATACGTGAACGTCATGATTCTGTATTTAGTCCACTTGGATTTACTTTAACGAAGTATCAATGGAACAGTCATTTTAAACCTAATTGGCATATTAACAAAGATGGTTGGGATTTTTCGATATTACAATACATTAAATCACATGGGTTTAAGAATATTGAACCTCATGTATCACGTACAAAACACATAGGTCATTATGGTACAAACTGTGTATTTGAATCAAAACAAGCTCACGATGACATGTATAATGTTAATTATTATGATGGACCCAAACCAGAATATTATGTACTGAGTGATGAACCAGTAGTTCAGTTACAGTGATATGATATAAGTTCGTGATTGTTTTTATCAATCGGAGATATGTGGTGTTTTAAGAATATGTTTGTTAGTATACTTTGATCATGACGGTGATCTCTAAATCCATCAAAGTTTGGTTCTCCACATATGTTAGGAAGATCTGTTACAATTTTTTCATTTTGACAGTGTTGTAACCATTCTGTAATTATTTGAACTGCGACTGGACTATTTTTCACTCCTATTAGTCCTGCTTCTAATTGGGTTGAATTGTGATATTTTGGTTCATCACAGTTCATTAAAATAAAACAATCACGTTTAGTCCAATGACGATGCAAATGACACATGTCGAATACAAATAAATGATTGGTTTGCATGTGTTCTATAAAAACTTCAAAGAACTTTGAACTCACCATATCTTGAGAGTCCATATAGACCAACAATTCGTTTGGTTCTAACTTTGTCATTTCTTGTAGAATAAAGTATGGTTTCCACAACCAATATCCATATCCTCTTTTGTATTTGAAGATATGTTTATTATCTTGTTTAAACTTTTCGTCAATATCGTGTTCATTTTTTTGTATGTGATGAACCGGATATATTTCTAGTATTTTTTCATTCAATCTTTGACGAAAAGGTTCGTATGCTTCTGTAGCGAAGGTTATGATTTTTATCTTTAATGACATGTATCAATATATATTTACAATGAAAAATGTAATTTGTTTTGTTTTATCCACTGAGAAATATGTAGATCGTATTGAAAGAATTGAAAGAACGTGGAGTAAAAATGTACCAACAATTTTTTATTCGGATCATGATGTAATAGAACGGAATATTATAAAAGTACATGATGAAAAAAACTATCGTGCTGCCGAAATGAAACAATACAAAGTTTTGAATTCGATAAAAAAGATGTCAGATGTTATTTCAAAATATGATTGGATCTGTTTTACCGATGATGACACTTTTTTGAATGTTAAAAAACTAAATGAAATAATTCAGACTTTGGATGAAACCAAATCTTATGGTGAAGTTTTATCTTATCAAAACGATCCACGAAATCCGATGTTTCAACGATCTGATATACCTAAAGATTTAAGGTATCCAAATGGAGGGTCTGGATTTTTAATTAGTGTAAAAACAATAAACCAAATACCCGAGTTTAAAAGTTATGATACTGGATTTAGTGATGTAACATTTGGTTTAAATTTATATTTTAACGGTGTATATATAGAACACTGTGATTTGTTTCATAGACACCCACCTTCTTTTTATAATCACAACATTGATCAAATTAAAAAGAATATCTCGTATCATTACATATTAAACGACGATGATATGAATAAACTATATTCAATCACTGAGGAAGAGTAAAAAATGGACTATGACATACTTCTGGGTGCATGTGTGAACTACGTCCGGGTATACAAGATGCCACTTTTCGTTTATTTTTTCTTATTTGAACAAATCCGTGATAATCATATTGCCAAATGTTATGCACCACTTCGTTCATCCAAATATCATAATCTTCAACCAAAGTTTGGTGTTTAAAAGCAAATGTACCGGTAGTTGAGTTGGTGTATTTCCAATGAGAACTCTTGGTTAAGAATACCACTGTATTTTCTCCAATATCTGTTAATTCTGGATTTGGGTAAATGAACTGAGAATATTTATCTGGATGGTCATATAAAGTAACATAATCAGCGTGTTGTAATCCTTCTTCAAACAGTATATCTGACCCCGGATAGTGTATGTAATCGTCTTCTACCATGTACACAATATCGTCTGAATCGAAGTTATTACGACAAAATTCAAACTTATCAATCATGTATTTATCCTTTCCACGTACTTGATTGTCTACCGTAACATTGTAGGATTTCAGAAAATCCATCATTTCGTCGCTCAAATCATCACCCAATATATAAATGTTGTGATTGGTGAATACTGTAAATAAGTTTTCTAAACATGGCTTTTTTGGATAGGTTGATCTAGATTTTTCACACAAAGAAAGCACAACATTCATATATTGATATATATCAATATCTGATGTGATTTGATATTTTTACCATATTTATAGATTATGACCTATAAAGACTTCTTCAAAGAATATAATATGAGTCAGGTTCCTGTTGGTGGACAACCATCAATTTCAGGTCAATCTGGAACATATGCATCACCTGACGTGACTCAAAATCCCGGTTCGTTTCCTGCAGATAGTTCAAATGTCAATATTGTTCCTCCAGTGGATCAAGACATTAAGTCCAAAATTGATCCTGAACAGTATAAAAAGGATGTTGAGGACGTTAAAACAAAGGTAACTCCCGATGATATCATTCAAGGGATGCAATATGAACTCAAGAAACAGATTTATAAGAACAAAATGGTTGCAAAGGAAACCGTTGTTCAAAACTTGAAAGAAAATCCACGTTATTATCGTGATCTTGGTATGTTGGGAATGACTCCTGACATGATGAATGAATCTGTTACAGGCGATATTAATGAGAAATTGGAACTTCATCGCCATACCGATGAGGAAACCGGAAAACAATACATTATTGTGGTGTCTGATTTATACAAACCATACGATCCAGATCAACCAGAATCTCCAGATAATAATCCAGACACTACGGTTAAAAGTTCTAGAGCTGCTGGTAATGAAACATATAAATCAAAGGATGGCATCAAGTCATTGGGATTTCTATGGAATCCAGATAGAGGGTGGGAAAAACCATATACTACCGATGAAGATTTACGATACTATATGAAAGCAATTGAGAAGATCAATGCTGGATATTCATATAATTGGAAAACGAAAACGTGGACTCCTCCAAAATCTGGTCCTATACAATATGAAGAGTTGTTACATACATTTGAAAATCTTAAAGTGTTTGTAGAGAGAGAAGACTTTAACAAGAAACGAATGCTTGCCGACAAAATTACATCGATAATTAATGATTTGGCAAACGCAATTGAAGGAGCTTCAATGAGCGAAGCAATGAAGTCGTTTTTGAATTTCAAAAAGAAATTTTGGAAGTACAGCTTTAGTAATAGTTTACTAATTTGGTCACAAAAACCTAATGCTACTCAAGTTGCTGGACTTAGTAAATGGAAAGAACTTGGTATAAAAGTTAACTTTGAAACTGCTACTCGCATTAAAATTTGGAGACCTCTAAAAGCAAAGAAAGATGATTCCGAAGTTAAACCGGGAGAAGATACTGGTCTAGATGATGAAATAGCTAAAAATAACATTACACGATTTGTTATTGGAATCGTGTATGATATTTCAGATACTAATGCCGCAGAGTTAGGAAAGATACCACAAATACCACAATGGCACGATCCTAATACGCCAAGTGAAACCGCTGATAAACTTTATAATTATCTCATTGAATTTTGTCAAGATAAAGGTATCAAAGTTACCACTGATCCAGCCACGGGTAAAGAACAAGGATGGGCAAGTGGAGATCATATTAACTTAACAAGTACTATATCGGGTATAAATCGTGTGTCAACTTTGATTCACGAAATTGCACATTCATTATTACACTTTAAAGATAGTTCAGTGTTTTATGGAAATGATGAAACGTTAAAGTTAACCAAAGAAGAAGCCGAACTTCAAGCTGAATCAGTTGCTTATACTGTGACAAATCATTATGGACTAGATACAAAACACGGCGCCGCTTACATTTCCCTGTGGAAAGGTAATAAAGAAGCTGTTCAGAAAAATTTAACTTTAATACATAAAGTTGCTACCTTTATTATTAAAGGTGTTGATCAAATTGCAGAAGAAAAATCGAAAGAAACTCCAATGAACGAAAATCAAAAAGAGAAGATTGGAAGTATCATACGTGATATGGCTAATCAATCCAAAACACGTGAACGTGTTGAACAAAAATATGGTAACTTTGAAGCTATCAAGAAGTTGATGGAAGAAAAATGGGAAGAAAAGAAAAAGAGAAGGAACTACGGTGGATAAACCTAAAGGAGATTGGTATATTGTAGGATCTCAGAAGAAAATTCAAGATCCTCTGATTGGTCATCCGGCTATGAAAGGTCGTAGATGGCAAATTGATTACGCATATCCATCAAATGGTTATAGTAAAATGCAAAAAGCCGAACAAGAAGCTTCACAACACAAACATAAAAGTAACAACCGACCATGAAATATAAAGACTTTTTCATCAACGAAGATAACGAACTCAAAGGTGGTGTAGGTGACGCAACCGCTCCAGCAAATGTAGATCCCGCACAACTAGCGTTGGGTGTTCAAATCGAAATGGAACATACCAACGATGAAAAGATTGCTACCGAAATTGCATTGGACCATCTAACAGAAGACGGTCAATACTATCAGAAGTTAATCGCCGCTGGTCTTGCCAAAGAGTTTCAACCACAAGCCAATTCTGGATTTGGTGATCCAAAACAAAGTTTCAACGACAAAGCCAGACTTGGAAGCGAAATATCTTGTACACCGGGAAACAATGTGGTAGGTAAGATTGGTACAACACCAATTGGTCAAGTCAAAGACAGTGAACCAGTTGGACCAAGTAAAGTACCTGGCGTTGAACTTGATATTGATGAACCATCGTTAGATGAAGATAGATGTACAAACATTGCCAAACGTAAGTACAAAAAGTGGCCAAGTGCATACGCAAGTGGTGCCGTTGTACGTTGCAGAAAAGGAAAGATTTGGCGTAAAAAGAATGAAGAAGTTGAACTAGAAGAGAAAAAAGACTTTAGTAAAGAAAAGAAACAAGGTCTTCATGGATGGTTTGCAAGACAGGGTGGAAAAGGAAAAAGCAAAGGTTGGGTAGATTGCAATACTTGTCGTAAAGATAAAAAGACCGGTCGTAAAACATGTAAAGCCTGTGGTCGTCAAGCCGGTGAAAAACGATCCAAGTATCCAGCTTGTCGTCCAACTCCTTCACAGTGTAATAAACGTGGAACAAGTAAGAAAAAAGGTCCAAGCTCGGTTTCTTGGCAAAAGAAAAAGAATGAATCTGTAGAACCACAGAATCCAATCAAGTTGACCGATATTCTCAAAGATATATTGAAAGACCAATGATCAAACTAGCAGACATCGCAAGAGAAATTCTTTCGGAGGAAAACGTTAAGAAACTCTTTGGATCATTATCCAACAGAGTTACCACCGAGGAAATGCATGGTGTTTTTGGTGAGTTAAAAAAGAAACTCGCTAAGAAGTTTTCTAGCTTCAACAACACAACCAAACTGTCAAGTCGTCAAGATCATGGCGATATTGACATTGTTGTTGTACCTCCTGCGGGACAATCTGCGCGTGATATTATAACCAACGCAGTTGGAACCAATATTGTCAGAAATACCGAACCAAATGCGGTTGTAACATCTAATGGTAACGTATATCAACCAAAACAAATGTATGTTACCACCAATGGTAATATCTTTTCTATATTGTATCGGCCAGATAAGTTGGATAAACAAGTTCATATTGACTTTATTGTAGCAAAAGATGAAGAAGATGCACGTAACAAACAAGATTATCTAGCATACAATGACTTTTCAGGTATAGTTGGTGTTATTGCCAGAAAACTTGGGTTTAAGTATGGTAGTGATGGTTTCTTTAAGATCTTTGTTGATAACAAGGGTCAAAATCGATCAATCTTAATTACAAAGAACCTTCGTGACGCTCAAAAGATTCTTGGTTTTCGTAATGTTGATACTAATTTTTCCAACATTAAGAGTGAAGATGATATTGTAGAATACATCAAGACATCACCATTGTTTGATATACGTCAATTAAGTGGTGAATTGAATCGTGGTGATCGTAAAAAGATGCGTAGTGAACGTCAGTCCGCGCAGTATATACGTGATCAGTTGTTGCAAAGTGGTCAACGTCGTAGTGTGAATGATGATGACTTCTTCTTCAAGTCGTTGTTTCCATCTTTGTATGATCAGGTTGACCAAGAAAAACAAAAGTTAGACGCCGAAACCGTTAAAACTGAAAAGTATAATGGTAAGTGGATCATAAACACATTCAATTTGAAGACTGGTAAGGTTATAGGCGATATTAAAGACCATTTGAACAAACAGTATGGTGACGAGTTAGAAAACACCCCTGAAGAAGAAGTGATTAACACTGTTAAACAATATTTATCTACACTATGAATGAACTTACGAAGGATCAGTGGAAAAAAAGTATGTCAACCGGATTTGGTGATAGTAGTCATCCAATCAATATGGACAATCCACATCACGATAAACTGGTGGTTAAGTTAGAAAATGCCGAAATGGCCATGAGTGACATGACCAAGGCCATTGAATATAGCGACAAGTTGCAGAAGATGTTCAATGTCAGTGATGATTTGGAAGATTGGGTAAAAGCCAAGTTGAATCACGCTGCGGATTATATTGCTACTGTAAGAGATTACTTGAAGTTTTACCATGATGAAAAATCGTTGGGTACATCTGATCAAGAAATAAACGAAAGGTGGACACGTAAGTATAAAACCAGTATTGATTGTTCACATCCAAAGGGATTTAGTCAAAGAGCACATTGTGCTGGACGTAGAGCTAGACGTGATGGTAGACATACCAAAAGTAGTTCTGTTAGCGAAGTGGAAGTATATAACGAAGTTTTAAAAGATTTGATTGAGGATATTCTTGAAGAAGAAAGTTCTATGGCAATGGGTGCGGTGAAACAGATAAACAGTGATGCACAAGAACTTCAATCAATGTTGAAACCACAGATGGAACTTCCTGACTGGTGTAAAGCCAAATTAAACTTGGCAGGAGAATATTTGGATGATGTATATCATCACTTAGATCATTTTGGTCCACAAGGTCGTAAGTTTGATGAAAACATCAACGAACTTGATTATGAAGGTGCGGTGGGTTTTCATGAATTGATGACTTTTTATGGAAAAGCGTCAGATGAACAACGTCAACAAATGGATGATTGTTTGGCTAATAAAAACGTTGATTGTGTCAAAGATCTAATTCATCAAGTAACTGGTATGACTATGAATAATGTTAAAGAAGCTGTTACAGATCCACGTTTTCTTGCAATGAAACAGATGAGTCCACAGGACTTGGAACGTTATATTCTTTCTACTCAACAAAAGAAGTCATCATATGTTCCACCCGTTATACAAAAAGCATATTGGATAAGTCCAATCGGAGAATTGACTCCTGTATCTGATCACGAAAGATGGGCAAAAGAAATGTATCCTGACGCAAAAGATCCAAAGATGGAAGCATTTCGTAATGGATATATTAGAATGGTATATTCTGTTCTTAAGAATGGTCGTGTTCAGTTTGACTTTCAAAATATAAAAACTCCATCTGGTGGAGAAGAATTCAATAAAAATGGTAATTCTACGTTAGGAATACCTCCTGTTAAACCGAATGTCATGGTAGTGATACATCAATTTATTAAAGAAAAGAATAAATTGACTAACACTGTTGCTGATGATAACTTGGAGGAAGCCATGAGTATCGAAGAAGATTGGAAAAAGATGTTAGGTACCGCCGCATTAGCAGCTGCTACTGCATTTGGTACCCCGCAGGTACAAGGTGGTGCGTCTGCGAATGTCACCACTCCACAACCTGTTGTAACAACAACTGTACAAAAACAATATCCGTATACAGTTGAAGATATCATTGCCGCTACACTAGTTGATGAAGCTGGTGGAGAGAAAAATTCATTGGAGGGCATGCATGCTGTCTTGAACGTTATTATGAATCGTGCGAAAGGCAATATACGTCAAGCTGCAATTGAATGTTTGAAACCAAAACAGTTTAGTGGTTGGAATACCGTTGATAAAAAGAGTGCAGATGCAATCAAGAAATTTATCGACTCCAAACGTGGACATTCACAATTCAAGAACGCTTTGAAGTTGGTTGACCAAGCAAAAAACAAATCCTTGAAGGATATTACCAAAGGATCCAATCATTTTTTGAATGTAAAGTTAACACAACAACAACGTAAAGGCGGTAAATTACCATCTTGGTACGATCCTAAAAAGGTTGTTGTTGACTATGGAAAACATCGGTTCTTGAAATTAGAAGAGTTGTATGAACTTGCCTGAGTTTCCGACTTCTATAAACGATCCAATCTTTCAAAGTTTGGTTCGTAGAAAGAAACAGGGAGAAGATACAACACTTCCTCCTGTTCAAGAATTTCCTCAATCGGATATTGATGAACTAGAGTCTTTTTGTAGGGCACATGGTATATTGGGATTTAACTGTGGACGTATGAATCCCAAGGCCGCACTACAAATGCTTAAAAGCAAATTGGGTGTATTGAGTCATAACGAAGTTACTTCGACTCAAGTAAAACAAATATTAAAGGGTTAACTCCAAAGGTTAACTGCTATACGTTTCCATTTATTATCAACGTATACATAAATGTAATTATCATCTAATCTTACTTCTCCGACTAATCCTGAATCTGTTGGTGATGTTGGTGCGGATGCGGTGGTATTAAGTTGAAATGATACAAATGACCCACTTGGTGAACTAATACTATTAGTGAAATACGCATTAGATGCAGTGATGTCACCACCACTTCCACTTAGACTAGAACTTACATCACTTGGTACAACGATTAAACTGCCACTGATGATTTGATTTCCTTGGAACGTATTACTTCCAGTACTAGCACTTCCACTAATAGATGTTACCAGTTCGTTGATACTTACCGCGGCTAAATTACCAGATCCATCTGTACCAAATACAATGTTGGACCCAGATAGATATTTTTCATCGAACTTCGTATTAGAAGCATTTCTCTGTGAAAATATGATGCTTAATGGATATAGTGGCATACAATACGTATAAATATAAGAAAAAACGGTAGATCTATGTTTTAAAATATATTTATGACGGTATGGGCTTTAAAGAACAACTTTTGGAACAAACACTTGAACTGAAAGAAAGAAATTTATGAAAAGAATATATATTGTTTTGTCGTTATTGTTATTAACCAGTTGTGCTACTGTTAGACCCGCTAAACAAGTTACTACCAATCAAGATGGTATTGCTAAAGAAGAAAAGAAAGTAGATAAAACCTTGGATCAAATTGATAAGAATGAACAAGGTAAAAAATCACAAACATCTACATTAGCACAAGGTATTCAACACTCGTTGAATCAAGTTACCAATCCTCCAATTCAGGTTGAAACTGCCAAGTCTTTGAACGACCGTGTTGTTTCTATTGTTGGATCTCCTAACGTCGATGAAATGAAACGTATCAAAGCAACCGTGGATCTTTTGAATTCCGCAGTTGAAGAAGAACGTAAAAAAGGTCAAGAGTTGTTGAGTAAACGTGATGAAATTATCAGTAAATTACAACAAGAAAATGCCGAACTCAATCAAAAGTACGATGACCAAATGTGGGAAATGACTGATAAGGCTAAGGAACAAGCAAAAATAGCAGATCAAAATAAAGCCGCATTGGATTCAATGAGCGGTATGTTTGGTTTGAACGCTGTATTTTGGGGTTTAAAGAAGTTTGTATTTAGTTGTTTAACCTTTATTATTGTTTTTGGTATTATCTTCTTGATTTTACGTGTATTGAGTACATTGAATCCCGCCGCAGCTGCTGCTTTCGGTATTTTTAATCTAATTGGTACTACAATATTGAGTATGATTAAGGCACTAACACCACATGCGTTTGAAATGGCTAATTTTACATCTAAAGATCATGTAGATGAATACAAATCACCGTTGACAAAAATAGTGGATGTAATTCAAGAGTTCCGTGAAAAATACAAAGAAAATCCAGATCGAACTTTTACATTAGATGAGTTATTGAAGAAATTTGATAAAGAAATGGACAGTCATGAGAAGTCACTGATTGATAATCTATTGGCCGAACTAAGATGGAAACGGTAACATATATTAAGTTGAACATCGTTACATAGTAATATATACTATTACCATAACAAGTAAATTATATTTAGTGTATACTAAATAAACCACTAGTTATTAAGGTATGAGTATGAAGTATTATATTATTGACAAACAGGTTAGTCATCAACCTGCCATTTTTAATTCACTAAATGAACTAGTTAGTACACTTGAACGTGTGGTACAATACAAGTTCAAGATGACTCGTAAACAGTACATGCAAAATCTTATAGATTTGGGACATGGTGTTGATGATCATCTTGGACGTACATTTACTGAATCTATGTCTGAATACGTAGAGATTGGCGTTATGAAGAATAACGCATGTGTTCGTTGTAATGTACATGAAGTGACACATTACGCTAAGTATATTAATGAAATGGGTCACTAATATATGATCAACATTGATATTGAGTGGGGTGATCCCTATCAAATGTCCGATGATAAAGGTATGTGGAGACGGGAAGGTTTGATTCCGGTCTCTTACCGTAATGAGTTTTTTGCTTACTGGAAGGTTAATAGTTATAAACTAAAGGACAAGGGTTTTGGTGTAGTAAAAAAAGATAAAGATTGGTATTTAACCCAAACCAAAACAACCAAAGACCAATTTACCAACGCAAAACCCAAACAGTTGATATCAGAAGATGTGGTGTTAAAGCCATATACAATGAAACACAGTGATGGATTGCGTCCATGGCAGGTTGAAAGCGTTGCCAAACTATGTTCTGTGATTAAAACGATTGGATGTGGTATTGACGGTAGTGACGTTGGTATTGGCAAAACATACGTTGCATGTGGTGTTGCACGTGAATTGGACATGGATATTCTTATTGTGTGTCCTAAAGCAGTTATGGAAAGTTGGAGACGTGTTGTCATTAACCACTTTAAAATGAAAACCCGGTTGATTGGTATTATCAACTATGAACTACTTCGTATGGGTCGTTCAGATTCAATGATTGCATCCTACGTTAAAAACCGTAAAACCCACGTAGAGGAGTTTAAATGGAAGATTCCTAAATCCACCTTGATTATATGGGATGAAAGTCAGAAACTAAAAGGAGCCACTACTAAAAACAGCGAGGTATGTTTAAAAGCTCTTAAAGACGGATATAAAATGTTGTTTTGTAGCGCTACCAACGCTACTAATCCGTTGGAATTACGAACTGTTGGGATGGCAATTAAACTTTTTGAAAACAATCGTCAGTATTATCAGTGGTTGTATACACATGGTGTATCCAAAGGTCGATTTGGATTACAGTTTAACGGTAATAAAGAAGTATTAAAGAAACTCCACAAGGATATCTTTGTTAATCGTGGAACTCGTCTTACAAGAGATACCATTCCGAACTTTCCAGAAAGTCAAATTATTGCGGAGTGTTATGATATGGAAGAAGAAGCCAAACACAAGATCAACTCCATTTATGACGAAATGGAAGTTGAATTGACTAAACTCAAGAAGAAGGTCAAAAAGGAAAAGAATGATACCGCAAGTGAGTTGACTGCTATTTTAAGAGCAAGACAAAAAGTAGAACTTGTAAAAGTTCCATTGTTTGTAGAAATGGTTGAAGAAGCTCTTGAAAACAACATGAGTGTGGTTGTCTTTGTTAATTTTACTGAAACCATAACAGCGTTATCTAAACGTCTTGGTACCAAGTGTATTGTTAACGGTGTTGTATCTGACACTGAAAGACAACAAAACATTGATGATTTTCAAGCGGATAAGCAACGAGTTATATTGGTGAATATTGCGGCTGGTGGTGCGGGTTTGTCATTGCATGATTTGCATGGCAATCATCCACGACAAGCATTAATTAGTCCATCGTATAGTGCTGTACAAATGAGACAAGCAACTGGACGTGTGTGGCGTGATAGTGCAAAGAGTAAGAGTATTCAAAAAATTGTATTTGTTGCAAATACAGTTGAAGAAAAAGTATGTGACGCTGTTAATGAAAAATTAAAGAACATGGATTTATTAAACGATGGTGATTTGAAATATGAAAAGAACTAAAATTATAGTAAGATTGTCGTCTGAGTATTTTACAATTGATATTGAAGATATGTTTGACGATCCGTATATGGAAGCCTGCACACGAGCAATAGAGTTTAAATGTAAAACCAGTGATAAACTCTCAGCTCCACCGTGTATTATTGCGTCTTTGGATCGTAAAGGTGCAAAAACACATGTATATAACACTTATAACGTTTTGATAAATGCGGGATTACATACCTTCGCTGAAAACTTAAGAGTTAGATTCATGAATGACAGTGGCATCGATTTACAAAAAGAACCATCAAAATCTAAATAGTATGGATAATATACCAGATAATCTTTCTCCAGATTTGATACAGGAACTTGAAAAGTTAAAACAAGAAGTACGTGAAATTAAAAAACTTCAAGGTTTAGGTGAATCAGTTGCGGAAGAAATTCAAAGAGAAATTGCCGAAAGTCTTGACGTTCCACATTTACGTGATAAACAGGATAGCCTAAAGGTAAAACTAAAAAGAGGACACGGATCAAGACCACTTTTGCAATCAGAAATTGCAGCTGCTCAAGCGGTTTCACGTAGTGGTCGTGAAGCAGCACGTAAGTTGGGAGTAAACTATTTAACATATCGTAAGTATGCAAAAATGTATGATATGCACAATCTTTTGAATCCATTCAACAAAGGAATCAAAAAAGATGTAGATCCCGAAGTTGGTAAATATCCGTTAGCAGAATTGTTGGAAGGTAAGTATCCAGATTATCCTGTATACCGACTCAAAGACAAGTTGATCCGATCACGTAAGAAAGACGCTTGTTGTGAAATCTGTGGATATAGAGAACGTAGGGTTGTAGATGGAAAGATACCGTTACTGTTGAATTTTGAAGACGGTAACTCAAAGAATCATAAAATTGAAAATATCAAGTTACTGTGTTACAATTGTACGTTTGTAGCGGGTAAAGGGTTTATTAAAAGAGGACAAAAACACTTTGATCCAGATGTGATGCAAGGATCGAAACACTTGTTTATTACTAGATTCTAACATATTTATATAGCATGGACACATGTGATCATATATTAGCAAAGTATGGAGTTATGGCCAACTTTTCAATTGCAAAGAAGGTCACCAAAGAACGTATCAAAAGAATGTCTGAACGGTTAAACACCGAAGACGAAACTTCTGCGGAGTTTCAAGAAGCATTAAAACAAGAAATTCTAAAAGAAACTCAGGTAGCAATATTCAATAATACCATACCCGGATTGATTACCAATGCTAAAGTTAACAAATCATCCATCAAACCAAAGATAATAAACGATAAAGACAAACGTAAAGTAACTCTATTGTCTGCTATCATTATTCAAACCATACTCGAAAAGAAATTAACCAAAGATGAAACATGTTTGTTGATCATTCAAATGGTTAACGCTCTTGGATTAAAAGATTCAGATTTTAAAGATTTTACCCAACGATATTACATTCAAACAGATGATGAAGACGAAGAAGAGGACGATTATTATGATGGAGATGAAGAAGACGATTAGTAAAAGTATACTTTGATTTTGTCGTGTAAGTGAACTACACTTAGTCCTTCATATTTCCAATTTTCAGTTTTAGCCCTACGAATTAGACGTAGGTACTCTTCATCGTTTGTAATTTCAAATACTTTACCATCTACCCGGAGTGAGTTTGAATTGTCATTGATATAGTTTAACAAATTTTTACGAAAATGTTCATTCTCATCGTAAAATCTACAAATCGTATTTTTACATTTTTCGTTATGTTCAGGCGATGCGTTTTGACGATATGCAGTGATGTACGAGTATAAACCGGGAAACTTTTTTATCAGTTCATTGCTGAATTTATTGTCATTGATAATTAAATAGAATAATTCATCTTTCATAGTCTCTCATATATATGAATGTCATTACATTCAAGGGTTATTTTAAATATGATATCAAAAAATATAGAAGTTACACTATACGGTAAAAAAATTGATACCGCAAACATTCTTAGCGTTGCTGATGCAAAGATAATACGTGACAACAAGATTAAAAGAAATATATATGCAAACATTGTAATCATTACAGGAGTAACCGGTCAGGACGGTAGTCATATGGTTGATTATCTTTTGGAACACACAGATGCTATTATATTTGGTGGTGTGCGTAGATTAAGTGTTTATAATCATACCAATCTGGCTCACATCAATTCTGATAGATTTTTCTTGGTCAATTTTGATCTTACCGATTCACATTCAATTGGACAGTTTATCGAAAAAATGCGGCCTGATTACTTTATCAACTTCGCTGCACAGAGTTTTGTTGCAAGTAGTTGGGATTTTCCACGACAAACTTGGGAAACCAATTGTACTGCGGTACTAGACATTCTTGAAGCAATTCGTTTGTATCGACCAAGTTGTAGGTTCTATAACGCCGGTTCATCAGAAGAGTTTGGCAATGTTTCATACTCTCCACAAGACGAAACACATCCTCTCAAACCTCGTAGTCCATACGGTGCTAGCAAAGCCGCAGCAAGACAGATTGTAAAGGTATATCGTGACAGTTATAACCTATATGCAATTCAAAGTTGGTTGTTTAACCACGAAGGAACACGTCGTGGTGAAGAGTTTGTAACACGTAAGATATCAAAGAACGTTGCCCGTATATCAGAAGAACTAAACGAAGGTAAAGTTCCAACACCAATCGAACTTGGTAACGTGTATGCCAAACGTGACTGGAGCGATAGTGAAGACTTTGTTCAATGTGTGTGGATGATGTTGAACCAAGAAAAGTATCGTAAAGAATTAGACTCCAAGTTGTATACTGGTTTGATGTATACGAAAGATGCTATTGAGTCTTTGAAGGAATATGTGTTGTCTAGTAACGAGACTCACACAATCAAAGAGTTTGTTGAACTGTCATTTAAGTCTTTAAACATTCATGGTCATTGGGAAGGTACTGATATCAATGAAAAGTTTATTCAAAATGATACCAATAACGTACTTGTTTCCATCAATAGTAACTTTTATAGACCAGCCGAAGTGGAACTTCTATTGGGTGACAGTACCCAGTTTAGAAATGATTTCAACTGGACTCCCAAGACATCGTTTAACGAGTTGGTACAAAAAATGGTAAAACACGATCATTATTTGAGATGTAAAGCGTATCTAAACAAGTAATACTTATGTCAAACGAAACTTACACACTCTATAACAACACTGTGATGGATCATTTTATGAATCCACGTAACATGGGTGATATTCATGATGCGGATGCTATAGGAGAAGTAGGTGCAGCTGCATGTGGTGATATCATGAAAATCAGTCTTAAAATTGATCCCGAAACACAAACGGTGACAGATGCTCGGTTTAAAACATTTGGTTGTGGTAGTGCGATTGCTGCATCCAGTATGGCAACTGAACTAATCAAGGGTCGTAAAATAGATGATCTACAATCTAATTTTACCAACGATCAAATAGTTGATGCATTGGGTGGTCTTCCTCCCGTTAAAATTCACTGTAGCGTACTTGCGCATGAAGCATTACAAGCTGCATTGGATGATTACAAACGACGTAAGGGGTTGTAATGAGAGCTTACGTACTGTTTGCGGTAGGACAATCTTATATTGACAAAATACAAATATTAGTAGATTATTTATTAAAGTATTCTATTAATAATATTGTTTTGTGTTATTCTGAAGGAGTCGTTAATTTTAGTGATGATCGATTAATATCGATTTATATGTCGATTCCATATGTGATTGATTTTAATATTCATCCACATGCACCATCGAGTGTACGTAATTGTTATTTAATGAGTTTTAAATCAACTGCGTGTCAACTAGCAATAAAAAAAACTAATTATGACGAATTTGTATATTTAGATTCTGATGTATTACCCATGCCTAACATTGATACAATGTTTGATGTGTGGTCGAGTCAATGTACTAATTTTCCATTGTTAAGCAAATATCCATCAAATGAGATGTTGATTGAAGGCAGACCACTTGTTCTTGATAAAGTATTAAATATACTCGGTATATCGAGAAACATGCAGTGTGTACCATCATTGTGCGCCGGATTTTTCTTTTTTAATCGACAATGTTGGTCATTTATAAACACATGGACATCATTGATTCAGAGTAAACAATATATTGACGTTTTTACAAAACCAGATGAATTTGGAAATTTAGACATGTGTCAATATACAGATGAAGGGCCTATAAACTCACTGTTGTGGCTATATGGTTATGATAAATATATTGGACCAATGGTATGGACTTCATTGGGGGAGTGTATAAAATATGTATTAGGTAGTTATCATACATCGATCCCGATCACTTTACATCCCGATTATCCAAACACTTATGGTTGGACTCCTGATGAATATTCATATCCATACGTAGGAAATGCGTCGGTGTTTCCTATAAATAAAAATGACTTGTTTGCATTTCATGCAATCAAGGATTATAAGGAATTTGAATTGGGTATAAAATATGTCGATGAACTTTATTGAAATCGATTTGTCATGAACGAAATAAGTCTGTTGTAAAACTTTTCAATACCACGTTTGGTTACTCTCTTTTTACGTGTAGTGTTTTTGTATCGTTCAATCAAATCATGTGTCAATTCAACTTCAGTGTTATCAACAACGATGGTTTGAAACTTAAGCATAAAAAATCCAGATGACAAATAAATATCATCTGGAAATTTTACGTTTAAGATTTTAGATTAATTCACCAAAAAATGTTTCCAATCTTCGTGTTTAGCTTCCTTGATCAAAGCATAAGCTGGAATTGGTTGTGGAGCAATTGGATTCTTCAATAGAGTTAAACCGGCTTCACTGTTGCTCTTGTTACCCTTCTTGCTGTTGATGTCTTTTGAACACAACACCAGATTGGTCCAAGTATCCGCACCACCCTTACTACGAGGAACAACGTGATCGACAGTAGCACTATGACGATCCACCTTTTTGCCAGTGTACTGACAAATACCATTGTCACGGTTGTAAATCGCTTCCTTACTTGGCTTACTCTTGAAATGTTTCACTGGCATCTTTGCGTAATTGATCGCAATGATAACAGTAGGAACACGGTAAATACGATTGACGCTAGAGATGGTAAGATCCCAACTACGAATAGGCAGTTGCATCCAATCGGTCCAACTCACAGGATTCATGCTCTTGGCTTCATCCATGATTGGTTCTCCATTTTCATCAATTTCATAATCAATATCAAGAGCCAATGAAGTGGGTTTGCCGTTGGTATCATAACCGCAAAGATCGATAATGGCATCTTTGACAGTCTTGAATCCGACTGGCTGCCAGTTTGCATTTAAATTCAAACAAATCGCTTTATTTACAACGCTTCCATTCATAACGTCATCCTATCATCAAATTAAAATAAGTCAATACCTTTTTTATCGTATTCTTCCAACTGTTCGTCCAGCCGTGGTTTTGCCATGTGAAGGTCTACTTCAAACCATTCGTTTTTGATGGCTTTTGCAAACGGTTTCATGGTTTCCTTGATGCGTTTTTCTGCTTCAAGGTATTTGGGGTGAAAAATCGAATACACCAACCGATAATTTCTATACGGACTTGCCGTTTGATAGTTATTCAAACGAGCGTCAAGGTCTTTAGTAACACCTACTTTGACCCATCCCGGAAAGTTTTCATTGGTTATGATGTATAAGTATCCACCCACCGACATGTGGATACATATTAGACAATTTCGTCAACCAAACCGTATTTTACACATTCTTCTGCGTTCAAATAGGTATCATGTTTGAGTATTTCTATCAAATCTGACTCTGGAATCTTGGTGTGTTCAAGGTATATCTTCTTGATACAAGTCATCAAAAGTTCCATGTTTTCATATTCTTCTTTGATAATTTCGTAATTACCCCATATACCGCCACTCAGTTGATGTATCATCATAAACGCATTTTTGCGTATGTATCTTTTATGTGCAACCACACTAATTAACGTCGCTGCACTTGCACAAAATCCTTCGACGGTGGAATGTATTGGAACCTTTGAACTTTTTATACGGTCAACTGCGCTGAAAGCGCTAAACACTTCTCCACCTTCACTATTAACAAATAATTCTATTGGTGGTGTGATTGGAAGATTATAATGTATGTTTAACAATCGAATTGATTTGACTGTAGCGTCCAATTGTCGATTGAAGGTGTATATACTTTGTCGGGTCACATCATCGTAGAAGAAAATTTGATTACTACTGATGTTGATAGTATCTTTGGATGGTTTAGTGGAATCACTTTCAGTATCATCATCGGTCATTAAGTACACTGGCGTATAAGTCTTTTTTGTCATAAACATTATTTGATTCACCGTTTAATAAATATACTTTATCAGTATGAAATCCCAATAATATCTCTTCTAACTGTAAATGTCTGTAATCGTCATCACAAATACAGCACATTTTTATTAAAGATCCAGATTTTTTAGTAGGAGCGTGACAACATGTACAAAAAAACTTCATACATGTTAAAGTATAAAGTTTTGATATCAAGGTTGTGAACGTAATTGATTTGTCACCGGTGTAACTATATTGTCACAATAGATAATTACCCAGTTGTTCTTCAGGATCGCCTGTAAAGATATAATGCCATGTATATTCTAATATACGACCACTTACATACGCGTCCGATTTGGTAAAATACTCTATTTTTCCAGTGTAAAGATCTTTATCAATCGTAGTTGTTTCCAACCAATTTATAATTTGTTTATAAAACTCGATTGGATGACGTAACACATAGTTTTTTGACACCAAAAACTGTGCATGACCTAAAAAAGTCAACGTGTGCGGTATTGGAAATTCACCAAATACCTGTTTCCACGGAGTTTCAATCCACAATTCATAACTTTTACGATAGTTTCTCTCATTATCTTCAAAATCATTTATTATACTGATATATTGTTCATCAAATCTACGAGTATTAATGTTCATAAACTCGTTGTTCCAATTCAAATTATTGGCAATATACCACGTTGGATAATCTTGATGATAAGAGTTTTCATGACCGTGTACAAACAACATACGGTCAGGTAAATTGTTGTAGTTATCAATAATAAAACGAATGTAGGACCACGCTTCGTTTCCTACATTCGCTGTATTTTCTTTGTTTATAATTGTATACGGATCTTTGAGCTTGTTAACCCAATTTACGTTATCGTTATATCTAGATACAATTATATGTTTATTCATGATTATTACCATCTACTAATGTCAATAGAAGATTTAATCTCCAATTTACCATTACTATATATCACATAATCTCTGTTGTGTGTATCCAAACACAGATTTTCACTGGTCAATCCGTTCTCGGTATAATTCTTCCAAGTTGGCGTTGGTTGTGGAGTGTGTCCAAAGATTTGTTTTACACCCGGAATGCCTTCGAATTCAGCAAAGTCACACCATACAATTCCACCATACTTGTTTATGCCACCACGACTGTATCCGGCATGAAACATTTCATGAATTTGAGGACGGTTTTCAAACGCATTTCTCAATGCAAATTTAGACTCTTCCTTCAACCATGTGTTGATATCACGTTCACCGATGCAGTTCTTTTTATAGAAATATCGGTGGACACCAGCGTGACTACAAAGAATATCATCCAACCAATGATACATCTTGATCTTCTTCCAATGATCACGTGTCATCACTGTATTGATTAAATACTCTTTGTCTTCGTTATAGCCAGAACAACGATAGTTACGATCACGTGTACCATACATGATATCGTGATTGCCCATAAGATGAATACGGTTTGGTTGTTCAATTGAACGTACCAACCATTCAGCCATTACGAGATTACGTTCTGGTGTATCACCAAAATCATCAAAGTAGTCACCCAAGAAAATAATTTCATCAGGCGATTCCTCCTTGATAATGTTGTCCACCAACTTCCATCTAAGATGGATGTCAGATATAATAAGTGTTCTTTTCATTTCTTCTTCTTGGGTCTTCCCCAGTCAATTTTATCGTAGTTTTTATCATAGACGCTTTTCTTAACTGGACGAGGAGCGTCACCTTTTCCGTTTTGTCCTGAACTATTGGAGTCCTTCATATGCATGATCTGCTGTGTGTTTTTTGTTGTTTTGTATATCTTTGGTTATTGCATCAAAAAATTTATTGATTTCACTGTGAGGTAATTTGAATCCAAGACGTGCATATTTCATGCACCGTGACATTACATTTGTTCCATTTGAAATTCTATTCAAATAAAAGGTTCTGTCTTCTATACATTGTATTACATTTTGTTCCAAATATAAATGTCTGCCATCATATGCAAGTTGACAGATATTGATATCAAAATCATCCAAAAGGTTGCATGGATTATCATAGTACTTTCGGGTAATCAATTGAAGTTTGTAACTTCGATCCATGTATTTGATAAATACATTTTTTGCGTATGCACTATCAGAATCAGTTACATAAAGAAACTGTTTTCCTTCATAATTTGATTTGATTTTAAAAAGATAATCATCAAACTGTTGTTTGTTTTTAAAGAAAATATCAATATCGGTGGTCATTGGAAGTCCCAATTTAGTTCTCAACAACGATCCACCGGCAATCCATGGTCCATCTTCTTCAAGTTTAGGTAGAATCTCTACAAGATATTCTATCTCCGTTATTTTTTCATATTTTGCAGTCAGTGTAACCAACGGTACCTTGAAATAATTTGGCATGATATCTCCTATGGTGTAACTATAGAGGATAAAAACTTGACTGTCAACCGAATATTCAGATTTCTTTGGTGTTCATTTCTGACGCACACGTTACACAGAGTTGCCCTGCACCTTCGATGTAGTTAGTTCTAAAATCAATGTGCATGGAACGAGGAACGTCAGTTTCTGCGTCACACATGATGCATGTTTCGTTTTGTTCGACTTTGAAGTCGCCTTTTTCAAGTTTAGTAACTGTATTGTTCATATTGTTTATTTCCAAATAACTTGTAATGCCACAATAAGACCACTTAATGCAATCAGTACAAGAGTTTTAAGGTTAATTTTCTCATTAAAATATATCTGGGTCAATAATGTAAACATCACAATTCCAATACTGAATGTAAGAATACGATTTGGCCACATCTTACCATCAAAATGTTCACTGATCAGTTTTACAGAGTAAATAGATAGTAACGTGTTTGGTATGCTAAACAATACCAACCAGTTTTGGTACTTTTTATACCACTCTGCAATGAATTGACCATATAACTGATGCCATCCGATAACGTATACAAAAGTTAATATTCCGATTCCAAGTAGTAGTTTCATTTAATTATAAACATAGGAGTAGTATCTCCCAACCACGCATCTGCTTGATTATATTCGTGGTATTCTTCTGCTTGTTCATACGTCATGTCATGTGTCATCAGTTTACGAATGACCTTTTCACGATCATAAATCACCACCATTTCACGCATTTTACCATATGCGATACCTTCAATACAATCATCAAATCCATCCATAACTAGAAGATGATTAGACTCAATCATTTCTTTAATAAGTTCGTTCATTCAATTAAGTTATCACATCCATATCGTCTTGTAAAGTGTTATCTATTTATTATAAAATGAACAGACGACTATTAAATAAACATGGTAAATCCAAGAACAACGTCAAAATTAGTATTTTGAATAAAGATACTTCGGATGTTGACCCGCAACCAATTGTAAAAACGGAACCTGTCGTCAAAAAATCGTGGATGTGGCGAATACTTGGTTGGTTTACAGTAAAGTTTGTTCAGTTTGTCAAGTGGGTATGGAGTTACCCAAAGAGATTCATTAAATGGTTGGCAGCAATGATCTTAATGTGGCTTTTAAGTTTTTTACCGTTCAAATTGCCTAATTTACCGTTTCTTCCACTGCCGGTACAACAATCTAAACCACAAGAGAATAAAAAGGAAGAAAAGAAAGAAGATCCTAAGAAGGAACAATCAACACCAACCGATCAAACAAAAACAAACGTAGTAACGACCACGGTTACAAACACAGTAACTCAAACTAATATAGTGACACAAACAAATTACGTTACTGAAACCAAATACATAACCAATTTTGTTGTACAACCAATCGTTGTAACTAATACAGTGATAAAAGAGGTTCCTGTCGTTGTTACAAATGTATTGGTGATTAAAAATGGTATATCTGATACCAGCACTAATGGTGCAAAAAATAAGGTAATGAATGGTCCAGCATTTTATTTTACTGACGATTTCAATACCTTATTACAAAACCAACAACAGAATCCTGTTAGAGGTCAACGTGTTAATTAATTCCAACTAAACCAACTGTCCCATAAACTTTGGAAGAAACTTGGTTGTGGCACTGAGTTTCCTTTGTTACCATTACCTTTTCCATCATCAATTGGAACAACTGGTGTCACTGGCGTAGTTGGATCTGTAGGAACAACTGGAGATGGCGCATTACCGCCTGAACCTATAGCACCTGCGTCGTTGTCACTATTACCTCCGCCTGGTGGTGGTGGATCATCACCATTACCTATTCCGTTATTTCCTTTTGGACCACCACCATTTCCACCGGAATTATTATTTCCTCCGGAGTTACCATTATTATTTCCGTTGTTTCCATTATTGCCTCCAGAATTTCCATTGTTACCTCCTGAGTTATCGGTTGGTGTGGTTGGAGTAGTAGGTGTGGTTGGTATTGTTGCAGATCCACCTGCACCACCTGTGCCTCCGTTACCTATGCCGCCTTGACCTCCAGTAGCGGTATTATTTATTTCACCCGTTGATGCGTTACCTCCATTACCAGTGCCTCCTGTTGCGGTATTATTGTTATTGATTTCACCTGTTACCGCATTACCACCATTACCTATCGCAGTTGATTGTCCACCTTCACCGCCGGTTGCAGTATTACTATTGTTGTTGGTATTTTGTGCATTACCACCATTTGCGGTGTTTGCATTGCTGTTATCAATATTTCCAACAGATCCACCCGTGGCATTACCACCGGAACCACCAGTAGCATTTGATGTAGAATTACCACCTTGACCGCCTTGTGCCACATTGGCAATATCACCAACGTTACCACCAGTGGCATTACCTCCTGCACCACCGTTTCCTACACCACCTTGTCCACCTGTAGCCGAATTATTATTGTTTATTTCACCGGTAGTTGCATTTGCATTTCCACCTAATCCTCCCTGACCTCCTTGTCCACCTTGTGCTACATTATTGATTTCACCCGTGGTTGCATTTCCACCGGTTGCAGAACCACCTGCACCACCTTGTGCGGTATTATTTGCAGTATTGCTATTGTTATTGTTTAAATCGATATTACCAACCGATCCACCAGTAGCATTACCTCCTAATCCGCCCTGTCCTCCATTGGCAGTGTTATTGTTATTATTTGTAGCAACTCCACCCTGTGATGTATTATTGATATCGTTATTATTTGATGCTGATGAATTACCACCAGTAGCGTTTGCTACACCACCTTGACCACCATTTGCAGTATTTGAATTTTGAAGGGTGTTATTTAGATTATTGTTGCTAGACGATGTATTTGCAATATCATTCTTGTTATTCAACAGGTTGTTAATATCGTTAGAATTGCTGTTATTAGCTGTATTGCTATTATTGTTGCTAGCTGAATTGCTATTTTGGTTATTGTTGTTAGCAGTATTGTTATTGCTATTAGAAGCGAGATTGCTAATATCATTTTTATTGGCGTTGTTTGCAGTGTTATTAGCAGTATTATTTGCCGTGTTAGCATTTGAATTGTTTGCTACACTGGTATTGTTATTACTGCTGGTAGAACTACTATTACTTGTGTTGTTATTAGATGACCTACTATTAGCATTTACTGTGGTTGTGCTACCATTAACTGTAGTGTATGAATTTCCGGGTTGTGGAAGACTTAAACCCATAGTTGCACTAGAAGCAACTTGTCCACCCGTAGCAATGATTGATTGTCCTATACCCGCACTACCAAACACATAATTGATACTTACTTTACCATCTTGGTCTTTGGTTACCAATGCAGTAAAGTTAGGACCATCAAAGTCAAAACTGTGTACTTTGTAAAACTCTACTTCACCGATCTTACCAATCTGTGAAGTAGAACTACATCCTACAGTCAAATAAATTGTAGCACATAACCCAGCCTTGATAACAAGACCAACGATAGTATTATTTTGGTTCATTATTTTATAATAAATAGAATAATGAACCACCCAACTTTATAAAAAGTATGTTAATTAATCACAGAATAAAAAAACAACCCAATAATTACTATTGGGTTGTTTAACTTAACTATACTGCTACTTCTCCTTTAATTGCTGGATGTGGGTTATAATCTATAATTTCGATATCTTCAAACTTAATATCAAATATTGACTTGCCCGGTGTCTTGATATTCAATCGTGGTAATTCTCTAATATCTCTGGTTAATTGTAATTTAACTTGTTCCAAATGATTTTCATATAAATGAACATCTGCCGCGCTATATACTAATTGACTTGGAATCATGTTAAGTTGATTTGCAATTAAATGTGTAAACAACGCATAAAATGCACAATTAAATGGCAGACCCAAGAAAGTATCAGATGATCGCATATTAAAGTAACAATTCAAACGATATTTTGGAATACCTGTTCTATCAAAATCTTCATCGGAATATTTATAATACATATTTTCATTTCTTGAATCTTTCTCCCGTGCGATTTCCAAACGTTCTTGCCATGTCAATTGTTCTGTACCAAACTGAATATAATTGTGACACGCTGGCAATAGAGCGTCTTCTCGGTTATTACTATGATATGGATGCCATGCGGTAATAATGATTCTACGACTATCTGGATTGTTCTTTAGATCATTGATTGCATTAGTAAGTTGATCCACCGTTTCAACGGACCACCCTTTGACAATCATGTGATCACCATTGTTTTGACCAATTGGGCTAATACGATGTGGAAAGTTTCTCCACATTCCACCATAACCATATCGTCCAATACTTCCCCACTTTTTGGCAAATTCATCATTATTGATGATTTCTTGTTCGAATTCTTTTTGTGTCATTTCACGCACACAATTTTTTTCAATATCCTCGATATGAACATCATAATCGGGTTCGGTGAGTGTTTTACAATGGTTAAGATACTTTTGATAGGGCCATTCAGTCCAGAATGTTACGCCGTTCTTTAGAAGATACTGAATGTTTGTATCTCCATTAATCATCCACAATAGTTCATGCACTACACTCTTCCAGTGCATTTTCTTTGTGGTAAGAAGAGGAAATCCACGTTGTAGATTGACATAAATCTGCGCACCCCAAACCTTTCGGGTGTTTATACCGGTTCGATTCTTAGAAAGTGTTCCTAAATCACATATGTCATTAAGAAGGTTTATATATTGTTCTTCGTAATTATTCATTTTTATATTTATTGTCGATAAAGTTTATACAAGATCTTTCCCAGTCTCTAACATCATTGATATCGGGTCCAAATTTTGCATCATACGTTATCGTAACCTGTTGGATTGTCAACATTTTACCATTTTCACTTATAACCAATTCACCTTCATATGGAGCTACACGTTCGACCCATACATCGAATTTTTTATCAACCTTGCTTTTCCATATTATGTAATTCATATTAACTAAATTTACAGTCTTCCGGTTGAGTATACTTTAGACTTTCTGGTTCGGCAGAAGGTCCATTATTCAGAAATGACAAACTATAACTGTATTTGCCAATATGAGCTAATACAACTCGGGTGTCACAATATAACTTGATTCCACTTTGGGTTGCTCTATGACAAAATGCAAAATCTTCTCCGATGTACTCGTTGTCGTAAATCATTGGATAAAAATAAGGATACACATTGTATTGTCCGCCCCAAATCTTAACCCGTTGCATATTGTAATGTTTTGCAATCGACTCATATACACTACGATGTGTGTACATAAAGCCAGTTGCAGCGTACTTCACTTCGTATAACCCACCCTGTTGTCCCAATTTGACTTCCTTGTCAACAAACTGTGTGGTAAGTACCGGCCAACCCTTTACACTATATGGTGCACTAACAAAAGGAAGACCCATACTGACAATCTTCTCAACATCATATGGCCAGAAAGTAACATCAGCGTCAATCCAAAACAAATGTTCAAAGCCAGCGTCTAACGCTTCTTGTGCCATTGCGCATCGTCCTTGGTCGATTGCTGACCAACCATATTTTCTCCAAACGGTGTATCCCATCGATTCCAACTTACGAAGAGATTCGTCAACTGGTGGTTCAATGTGATGTCCTACGGGTACAAGAATTACTACCGAGTTTTTCTTAACTGGCTGTACATTAACAGGTTGTGGAGTTGGAAGTTTGGGTTGTTTTTTACCACCCAAATTTTTTAAGAAAGAAACAAATTTTGAGATCATAAATATTCGCCGATAAATAGTGAAATAATCACTTCATGTCTTTTTATATTTCACAACCTTGTGTCCATTTTCAAATTCAATGTACAGTGAACTTTCAGTGTGGTACTTACTCAACGGAGGCATGTATGTATCACCTTCATATTCACCATTAACGTGAGTAATATAAAACTCATCAATAGCGTCCATGAACAATTCATACGTTTTGGCACCACCCGCAACAATAACATCACGTTTTTCAGCAACCTTTAGTACATCAACATATGACATTGTACACATCGCAGTGTCTTTGAAAGGATTAAACCAACGATCTGTAAACGAATCGGTTAACACCAATAACTTTCTGCCAGGAAGTGGTGGAAGTGTTCGATATGTGGTTGATCCCACAACAAGATACTGATTGGCAGTAAATGTCTTGAACCACTGAAAGTCTTCTTTGATACTTGGCCAAGGAAGACCACCACCCCGTCCAATCAGACGGTTTTTATCCATTGCAGCAATTGCTTTGATCATGTCAATATGTAGGTTAATGCTTTCTGTTGTGTTTCTACCACAGAATGTATGTCGGTGTCAATATGTAAATAATTGTTGGTTGGAGGAGAATAGTAATCGACCATACGACCATCACGTTGACGACTACTTGTCAAGTAAATTTCTTTGACATTAGCTTTGGTTTTAACCCAATCACGTTGGTCTTTAAATGGACTCACCGCTGCAACAATGACATAATCATAGTAATGATCTTCTCCTAACGCAAATATCATCATGCGTTCCACATTTAGTCTACGTCCTTGTTCAGAATAGTCATTATTTTCTGTCAACCTTCTAAAGTTATCACCGTCAATGACTCTGTATGATTGAGATATAAAACATTCACATAGTTTATTTGCCAAAGTTGTTTTTCCACTGGCAGGTTGTCCCGTAATCCAAATAATCATACAGAAACAGTTCTGTTATACCTTTCAATAATGTTACGAATATTAGCAGCACCAACCGGATTCATACTATGAACCACATAAGGTGGATGTTTAATACCCATATTATTACATTGATTAAGTAGAAACTGACAACAATCGTATCCAGTTTTTTCTTTATATTTTGTATAATCAATTTTATCACCATGCAAACCATCACCATAGTGAGTGTCTGCCAAATCATGATCATACGCAACAAACTCCGGAATACCCAAGTTCAATATAATATTACGAAACTCCGAATAGTTACGAATAATAGTCCATTCAACTTCAGGCAGTCTTACCCAAGTAACATCTTCTGGCATTCTAATATCGTCCAAAAATAAATAATACTTCTTCATACAAAGTGAATTTGATCAATACCTTCTTCTTTAGAAGGTTCAACATAATTAGTCAACATACGATCAATAACTTCAACAGGCACGTTTCTGCCACCCATTTCTCCACGTTTTTGATTGCGTTCAATCAAAGTATCACGATCAACAACAAAAACATACGCTGTAACCGTAGCACCATGTTTCTTTGCCAAATCAATCCACACTTTACGTGCCCTACGATGCATGTTAGTTGCATCAATACACACATCTTCACCCTTTTTCAAGAGTCGATCAACCTCATGTTCCATGTACTCAAATACACGAGCACTCACGGTTTGGTCGTTTTCATCCTTTCCAAAGACAGCACGAAGAGCGTCACTGCTTAAGTTTATGTATGGATGCGTGTTCTTATACTTTTCTACCCAAGTGGATTTGCCACTTCCCGGTGCTCCCACAGTAATTACAACGTTGTTCATATTTAATCGTTATGTTTAAGTTCAAAGGTTTCACTGATAATCTTACCAGACAAACGTCCCTTTAGAGTCTCACTATAAGACTCCTCGGTTGGACGAATCACAATACCCTCAGCAAGATTACCGTTATCGTACTTCAAGTTGTTAGCAAACTCTTGTAGTTCTGAAAGAGTCTTATTGAAAGACGGTCCAATATCAATAGTGTCAACAATTGGAATTGAGTTATAGAAACAAAACTCTTGCAACTCCTTCCAATCAAGATACTTGTAGTTGTCAATGTCAAATAGATTGAATGCACGAAACTGAATATCCTTGACCCCAAGTAGATTTCCTTGAATGCCAGGTCCGTAAACCTCACCTTGAATAGCAAGATTACGTCCAGAGTTCTTCAACTTGTTCTCAAGATCATACTTTCTAGCGATGACCCAAAAACTGTTCTTATCGTCTTCCTTGAGTTGATAGTTTCGACTACAAACACCAAATCCAACATCGTTCTTGTAAAAGTAAGTTCCACTGCTTCCATCAACCTTTACAGTGATGTAATATGGCTTACCAGTAAGCTCTTGAATGATCTCGGGATTGTTCTTGATATTGTCCTCGTCAGTCTTACGAAGATAACTAGGCATCAGACCAACCATTTGACCTGCCAATTGCGCAGAAAGCGGCTTTTCATAGTGTTTTGCGTAAACATAATGACTTACATCACTTCCAATAACATCTGGCTCTGTAAACACTACGGTATCATGTCCAAGAGTCTTGAATAGACTCATGGGAAATGCAATACCCTGACTAATTTGTCCACGGAGTTTGACAGTCTTAATACGGAAATGCTTGTTACGTAAAAACTCATAACAAGGCTTGTCTTCAAGAACGCTATCAACACAGATATAGATACAAAGGTCTCCTTTCTTGAACTCACCTTTCTTGATACAAACCTGCCAACCCTTGATCTTTGCAAGTTCAAGAGCGTCAGCGTTTGGGTGAGGAAGTACCTCTGCGATTTCTTCGATTGTAGCGACTTTCATAACTTTTTATAGAATATATCAATCGACGGATGAAATCAACTCTTTTTTTGGTTGAACCTTATTTTTATTTTCTTCGAAATACTTTTCTGCCTTTTCGATGACCAGTTTAATAAAATCGGTGGTCATGCCAGTTGACTTATTATGAGCCAAATCTTCTTGAATGGCGTTTTGTTTCCACTTTGGAAGTTTTTCAAACTCGGCATCGTAGATTTTTTTGTATATGTCAGACAATTTCATAATGTTTAGAAAGATGTTGAAATTCGACTTGCGTAACCCATGTTGCTTCCTTTGTTCATACGATATGACACTTTGCTATAGTTTTCAAATCCTGCTTTGCTAGTCACGACAATACTACCTGCCGTTTTATGTCCATAGTGAACATAACCATATGGTTTGTTTTTTCTCGCCACTTTATCCCCACAGGTCAGACAAATTTTAAATCCAAGGTTGTAACGTTCATCCGGAATTGAATTTCCACATCCACAATTGTTCATGATGTGATTATCGTATCATATCCACAACAAAAATCAAGTCATTTAAATTATTGTAAGTCAACTTTTTTATAGATTCGTGTTTAAGTCTGAATCCATGTGCTTCTCCTACGATAACCAGTTCTTCAACAAAATCCATGGCATATTTGTCTTTTAACCACCTATAGTAAAAATCAACTTCTCCCGGTTGAACTTCGACCAAACAGTTTAGTTTTCTGAATACAGTAGCATATAGTGTAAGTGTTCTAAATGCCGACACTTCACTCGGTGGTGCAGTCAACTCGCCGCTAATCAAAAGGTTCACTATAATAAATATTTTGTTAAGGACATGTAAAAGAAAAAATCAACAAGTAATTTGGTCATATGTATCAATGAAACTCAGCGTCAGGCTGAACAACGAAAGGAAATCTATGAAGTATGTTTTGTTAGTATTATTGACTGCGTTTGTTGTGAACGCACAAGAAGGTCCAAAAACCGGTGGACCCGATCCCGTTCCACCACATTTGCGTCCTCAACGTCCAAAATTGACAGAGGAACAAAAGAAGCAACGTGACTCTCTTGTTGCAAAGTATGATACAAATAAGGATGGCAAATTGGATAAGGAAGAACGTATCAAGGTTAGTGATGAAGATCGTAAACTATTGAGACGTTTCGGGCCACCGCCAGGTGGACCAAGAGGTCCAAAGAAAGACGGTGATCGTCCAAGTAAACCACAAAAGAAAGACTAAACAAAAACCCCACTGTAAAGTGGGGTTTCTTTTTTTATTGTTCGACAATGAAATAAAAATCGATGTTTGCTAAATTTTTAGATATTGACCACATAGTTAACTCTTCTTGAAGTTCTTTCAATGACTTTAGTATTTCCACTTTATCTGGTTCATCGGTGATTCCGGTGATTGTAAAATGAGTCTTAACTTTTATATGGTTATCGGGTAATTTTTCGTTTTCTTTTTCATAAGGTTCTTTAAAGTTTTTTGTAAAAATTACATCTGTATCGAATTCATATTTTACAATCTCAACCATTTTTGGTATATATTCTTTTATTTCATTTTCATACCCGATTGCGATTGAAACAATTTTTATTTCGTCATCGATGATGTTGTTTGAATGGGTATATGGTCCTGTAAAAACCTCATTTATACATTCTTTGATCAACTGTTTTAATTCAGATTTGGTCATATTGTTCTATAAATATGGTTGTAAATCGGGTACGCAATAACTTTTAGGAACTTGATTGAATTTAATTGGACTTTTTTTGATTAGTGTACCAAATATCCAGTCTGCAAAGGGCAATACCACATTGAAATTCTTGTTCATGTACCGGTGGTGTAATATATGATGACCATTTAGTTTTCTATACCACGTTTTATACTCAATCTTTCTTTTTTTAGGAAGATGCATGTACCAATGTAATGTTTCGTATATACCATAGTAACATAATGCCACAATATAGTTTAGAACAAAGATCTTCCACCCAAATACCAACAACGGTAAACTAGAAAGCAACGCAATTACGATTCCATTCCACCACGCCATAGGAATCTTTTTACCATCATCTCCCTCTTGAGCGTGATATGTTTCATCATACTTATAAATGTTATGATGTACTTTGGTGTGAGCGTTATATGCGTAAGTAAATTTGAATGGATGTTTGTGCATTACAAATCGATGTAACATCCACTCACAAACACTACACCATAATATACACAAAAAAATCTGAACTAGTATCATTATTATAAATATGACTATTTAAGTTCAAATCGACTTTTCAAATTAGATTTAAAGTCATTTAGTCGATTAAGTATTTCTTCTTTTTGTTGGTCCATATAAAAAGACCATTCTCGTATTTGTTCCCAAGTACGTCCACATCCTACACACGTTTGTTTATCATCTAATTTACAAATACGTCTACATGGATTTCTCATATTTATAAATAACAAACCCCACCTTAAAAGTGGGGTTGTTTTTTAGTTTTTTAATACTTGGAACATTAACTTCTTATATTCTTCCTTACCCAATGACTTACCATCAAGCAACTTGAATAGAAATGAAGCTCTGTTGGTTTCACCATAAGATGAAATAACCAGTTGTGCTTGTTCCTTTCGGGTAGACAATGAACGAAGTCTGTTATTCACAAAACTATTCATAGCATCCACAATCTTGTCTACTTCTTTTTTTGCATCAACAATTCGGCTGATGTCACCCACAATTTGTTTTGCGGTTTCCCAATCCACGACTTCTGCAATTTTGCTTTGAAAAGTGTGAAAATCAGGATAACCTGAATCTAGATAAAAATCCAAAACTTTTTCAAGTGATGAAAATTCATCCTTCAAACGATGACGAATCAAATACCAATCACTCTTTAGTTTGTGCAAAACTTGATCGTTCTTTGAATATACAACAACCCCCTCAAGTTTTTCCCAAGACTTTACTAACATTGACAGGTCATTTATGTCATTAAAAGTATAAGTAGCAGGACGTTTGAGTCCCAATTCCTGTGCAGCTTCGTCCAAACGAGACTGTGACCACAACATATAATGATGATGGTTGATTACGCCAACTAAATACCAATCAGGTTCATCACCATAGTTCAATACAATCTTATTGATAGGACTAACCCATTCAAATAGAATGGAATAATGCCAATTACCATTTAGATCCACAGGTAGACACGTATCAATCTTCTTGAGAATAGTATCCTTGAACAGTTCCAACTCATGACCATTAGCCATAGTAGAAGCATCAACAGTTCCACGGGTTCGTAGAATATATTGACCCTTATACTTGCTAACAATCAATAGAGAACCGTCAAGCTTCTCCATTACAGTACAGTTCCGTAATGAAGTAGGAACAGGAAAGTGATCGGGATTCTCACCCCAGTTGGTAAACTTTGGAAAGCCTGCACTAATCACTTCACCATCGTAATTGACAACAACACTACGTAGGTGTTTGTTGTCTTGCGTCCATTTAGTTCCGATGTGTTGTGGCTGAACCAAGTAAACAACTTCTCCGTTGAGAAAGTGTTCATGCACCATGAATTGGGTGCGGTCAACCGTTGAAACATCTATTTTCACAAGTCTCTAAGGTTGTAAGTATCAAAAGAGTCTACCGCCTTATAAAGGCTATCAACTGCTTTTTCTTTGGTATCACACACATCAAGAATAAACGCTCCATCTTTTGTGTGATCCATATCGTCAAGTTCATCGACTTGATCGTCGGTGAGTTCGATTTTGCGGATGTTGAGACAAACAATGTATTTGGTTTTCATTTCGAAAATAGAATAAACGATTGGTATTGAAAAATCAAGAAGTTTTTTGAAAATTGTTTTGATTGATAGTAGGAGTCGAACCTACAATCCCCACCCCTATTTAGGTTTATATGATGGTTACGCCTGTTTTCGCCATGAACCTCATTGGGCTACCGACACGCTCCTTTTCCAGTTAGGTAATATCAATCAAAGAACTAAAAATTGGAGCTAAGGGACGGTTCGTTATCCATCTACAACAGGTTGATCCGATAACCATTCCGGTGTCCTGTGTTCTATCCCAATTCATCCATTGGTTATTACAAATGACTGGAGGCGTATTACTCGCACTCTCCTCAGCATTAAAATTGTTGCCCATTTTTGTCGCAGTGTAAAGTGACTGGAACCATTATCACTTGGGCGGCACTGTCTGGTTGAGTTGAGGAAACACTGATTAAACTTCCACGCCTCCCGGCTTTCACCGATCACAGGTAGCACGTTCCTTGTTTACCAACTCTGAAATATTATTCTACTTTAGCTTCGTGAATAACACGATCAATTTCTTTCACCAAATCTTCTTTTGATTTTCCCGCATGGAAAGGGTGTTTCATATAATCAGCATATACATAATCAACCGCCTTTTCTTTATCAGAGAAAACCTTTTCAACAAAGGTTCCAACGTCAAGACTATTTGATTCATCAAGAATGATGTAAACTTTCATCGTGGGTATATCCTACCAGAGTTTTATAGAAAGTCAACAACTTTTTAAGGAGCATCAACTTCAACCTCGACGATTTCAATGCCCCAGTTTGGCAAATCTTTGCGTTCAGCAATCATCTTTTTAGTCTTGCTGATAAGTTTCTTATCCCAATGAAGATCAGGGTGAGTCAAACACTTTACATTCCAAGGCCAACTGCCACTATAATTTTCGTTAACATACTCTTTGATCTTCTTCTCAGCATTTTTCCTCTGAAAATACACAGCAGCCTGATCAAATGACACAATGTCGTCAGCGGACTTACCCTCGTAAAAGTTGCCGGTAACACTATCCTTGATGAAGTAAAACTTGCGTTTCATTGTGGGTATATTACTTTTCGTCATCTTCTTCAAGTTCGTCCATCATATCTTGGGCTACATCATAACCCTCCCAGTTATCAACACCGGCTGAATATAGACATTCAAGAAACTCTGAATCTCTCCGAAGTTGATCGTATTCGTCTTGACTGATTGTAATAGTTTTTTCACTCATATAATTAATCCTTTTTATTGTTGGTATTAACTGAACTGCTCTTGAAGATGAAATTACACAACACGGTCAACGCCCATGCGTGAAGAAAGTCAATCTCCTTCAATCCAAACTGGTGAGGAACAACATAGTTCCACAACCACATGACGGGAAGAGCAAACAACGCACTCAACCCAACGATTAATGCAATAAATCCCACCACAGCACCGATAGCCAACATAATGTAATTCATAGTTTTTACTCCTTGATAATCTCTAGTTTTTGTTTCCGTGTCAATCTTTTTATTTGATATTCTCTTTTCATTGCCTCACTTTTGGTCTCAAAACATTCTGTATAGACCAATTTTACAGGCAATCTTGTTTTTGTGTATTTTGCACCTTTACCTTTGTTGTGAGTATCAACTCGTTTTTGTACGTCGTTTGAATAACCACAGTATAAAGTTCCATCATTACATTGTACGATGTAACAACAATGGTTCACTCAACAAAAGTAACATTTTCAAAGTTAATCACCCACCCACCCTTTTTGTCAAACTTTTCATTAATAGTCACCTGATACATTTCTGGGTTAATAGAGTTAATGTAATAATTCTCGTACTTTTTAAGATTCTGCTTTGCATTGACCTTCTTGCCAACTACATCACTCGGAATCTCAAGAAAATTCTCTTTGATCCACTGATCCAAAATTTCTTTAGTCAAACTATCCTTGACAAAATACATTTGATCCAGAATATCTACAAGTTCACTATCTGGTTCAAGATAAACTTTTTCCTTCAAAAATTCAGCAAGATGATAACCATCGTGATCGTATTCAAATAAACAATCAATGATGTCTTCTTCAAGAGTTTCACGATTTTCACCGTTTTGACACCATCGCTGATATTGGTCAACGATATGTTTAAACTGTTTGTTGTCACGATTAACCTTTTCCTTAGACAAGGTAGGACGATTAACTTTATCTTGCAATTTCATGTAAGTTTGTTCAACCATGAAATGACCATACCACAGATTTTGAAAATGTCAACTGATTTTTGGAAGTTTGTAATCGGGAATTTGTCCTGAAAACCAAAAGAAATCTTCCTCGAAACTATAAAAGAAGGTTTGTCCGGTTACGGGATTGTACGCTTCCATAACCTCACGGTTATTTAATTCACGACGTTTCCCACGAAATTCCATATGGGGATACTTTTCTCTGATGTTTTCAGGAACATGAATGTTCATGGTTCGTACCGACAGATATAAAGGACAATATCACTGTTATCAAAGACATCTTCAATAATGGCATTAACAATATGCCAAGATCCTCCACCCAACATACATCCCATATTATGAGGCAGACTCAGACTGTTCAACTGATGACTTTCCGCATGTTTTTTGATTGAAGATAGTCCGTTATAGACTGCCTCATAATTGGTATGACGTTGTTCACGACCATAACGAAATTGACTGTAACAGTTGTAAATGTAGAATTTACCATCATTTGTCTTTACCCAACTGAATGTACCTAACTTGGAGTAATCACCCGCCTTAGTTTTACAGTCTTCTTCATACACCTCTGGATATCTGGCACGAATTTCTTTGGCAATTCCGCTGCCCATGGTGTTTTGACAATTGGCTTGATGGATGATGCCTTCAGCACCACCATCAAAAATGTTACAGTCTTTTCGAACAATCATTTTATTGTAGTTTTGATCGAGCACAGTTTAAATTACTTTCAATTCTGTGACGTTGATTTGTTGGCAATATGTTTTTATAAAGATCCGATAACAATAGTTTTGCAGCATCAAACGATTCTTGATAGTATCCCATATGGTATGTAGATATTATGAAATAGTCTAATGTTGACCATCCAGTGTCAGTATATGAATCCTTTTCAATCCACACGACTCTTTTATTTGGAAATGGATAGTTATTGCGAACAGCTATATTTGAATATAGATATAAGTTTGGAATATCATCAACATGGTTTAAATAGTAGTCACATAAACGCATTAATGATTCGTTACGAATTGGATCGAAATTAAATGCTTTTTGCCAATATTGGACAGCAGTTTCCATATTTCCAATACGTTCGTTCATACAACCAATTAGGTACAGTCCATAATAAATAAATTCGTCTTTCGTCTGTGTTTTAAACAAGTTAATATTTGGATATTTGGGGTGATGTTTTTTGATGTATTGTTCAAAATAAAATGTGGCACGTCGAACAATTTCTTTAGCGTGATCTAACTTAAAAGGAAATATCTCGGGATTGACAGCATCATTATACGATTTACCGACATAAAATAAATGATACATATCAGAACATTCTTGTTGTGTAACGGTTTGATTTTCCAATTCAAGAGCATCAATAAAAAACTTAAACTTATTTTCCCACGTGATTCCACCGGGAAGAAGAACGTGACGAAATCCAATTGGTAAATTTCCCATTGAATATGCACCATTGTCCTTTATATGAATCGTTTCATGTCGTTTATCTTCAGCAAAATACCATGGCAATCCAGCCTTCCATAACCACATACGGTAATAATCGAAGTTGCCACTACGAGCAACTACATTCCATGCATCGTGTGACTTGATGATATCCCAATCAAAGTCATCATCAACTTCAAGAATTTCATCCGCGTCCATTCGTAGAATATAATCACATCCATGATTAGCTTGAAGACAATATTGAAGTGTATGGTTTCGATTATAACCGGGGTATTGCCATGGTTCATAATACAAAACACCGGGAATATTTTTACTTTCAAAAAAACTCTTAATTATGTCCTGTGTTCCATCGGTTGATCCGTTGTCTTGGATTACCCAATAGTCAATGTGTTTATAGGCCGATTCAAGCATGCGTTCAATAACCGCCGCTTCATTTTTAACCATTGCATTCAATACAATTTTTACTGATTTGTTGCTCATATGTTTATTAAGGTTTAAAATCTATATTTAGACGTTGTTCTTGTTCACCAAAACGTGCGTAGTTTGTTCCCTTATAAAAGTTTGTAATACAATCAGGATTATTTATATCATATGCCCAATCAACTTTTCCTAGTTGTTCAATACGACGTTTTATTTGATTTGAATAATAGTTTTGAATATAACGTACATGACGTAAAATATCACCATGGTACTTCCATCCCAATCCACCATTGCTCACTTTGGTATTGACATTATAAAAATATTGTTCATAACAAAAATGATGTAAATGAACTATTTGTGTATTTAAAAATGTTCTTAACATTAATTCGTAGTCGTCTGCGCTATTCAAGTATCTATTATGACCACCAATCTTCATATATAAGTCTTTTTTCCAAGACTTTGGATGATTGAATAAACTCCACAATCTACGAATTGTTAATGGGTTAACACTTGATGCACACGCGACTTTAATTTGTCTATCGTGATAAGGATGTTTTACATTGTAATATGTTCCATATCCCCAAGAAAATGTATCACCATCACCATACGTTATTTCTTCTTTACTTTCAAAATTCATTTCAACCCAATCGGCATAAACGAATCCACAATCTGGAAATTGTTTGTGTGTAAGTAATAATTTTTCCAACGCGTCTTTTGTAAATGCATCGTCATGATCAAGTTCAACAATATAATTTGAAGAACAATTCATTGCTGCATTAAACTTATTATGACCAATACGGGAATATTTGGATTGATTTAAATTTTTATTGATTGAAATTCTACTATCGGATTTCGCCAACGTTTTAACTATATCCCACGTTATATCATCAGTGGAATCATCATAAATTGACCATTCCCAATTTTGGTGGGTTTGGTTTTTTAACGACTCATAAGCAACAAATATACGATCTTTAGTATTACATGTAACGGTGTATACTGACATCTTATTTATTGAATTGTTGTTAATTATACTATTTTGAATATAACGTTTAAAAAACTCTTCAATAAAATACTTAATACCATAATATTTTAATTCTGAATTTGAAAGAAGATATAACTTCGATTTTAAATATCCACACGATTTTATAATTGGAAAATCTATGATGTTTCCAATAACAACGATGATATCTGGCTCCCAATTAACATAAAATTCAAGGAAATTAGAATCATCAACAAATGTTGCTGTTTCTATTCCTGAATACTCTGATTGATACTTCGGATCTTGTGTACACAGTTCTAAATTATCCGAAATACCATATATTACCACCTTTATGATCTTTAAAGGCATATCAATGTTCAGTATTAAAGAAAAAGACCTGAAAGAGTCTACCAGTTTCTAATGTTTTACCAAAATAATCCCTACTCATGTGATACAATTGTCCCCTATACATTACTAGTCGATTAAATATATTGCCAAATGAATCGACTGTTTGCCACTTAGTAATATCATTTCCATCCGATTCCACGTTTTTAACTAAATCTTCCGATAAGTCAGTAGAAGAATAAGCTCCCGTATCATTATGACGATATGTAGCAGTCCCCCCTGTTAATGGTGCATTCGGAGTTAAATAACATACTGCTGCCCATGTATTATGTGGATCGGCGTGAATCCATGATTTATCCCATGCATATGTTAATTGAAACGACCCATTATATCCATCATCTGGAAATGATATAATATTACCTCCCGCATTATATACAATTCGCTGTAACGTATCCTGTATCGACATATTTAACATTGGAAGTGTACGTGCGCCGGGATAATTTCCCCTAGTTGAAAACTCCTGAGACAAAGCAAATCGTCTCACTTCATACGGATTTTCATAAAAGTCGTCAGTAATAATAACATTTGTTTTCATATTTGAATATAAATATTATTTACTTGTCCTGACGTATTTTTTTAAATAGTTCATTTGCTTCATTATTATTAATGATTCGTCTAGAACCTTTTGCATGTTTTTCACATACATTACGAATCCATCCACCACAAGTTGAACCAACGTCAACTGTGCTGCCACACTCTTCACATATATACTTAGTATGTGATTCGTAAAAATCTACAATCGGAGTAATTCTATCATCTCCACCCATGTAGTAAAATCGAAGAGTTCCAAACTTTTCCTTTATTTGAACAGCAACCACTTGTGGAATAGGAGTTTGTTTAACACGTAGGTAGTTATAACGAGACTTCTTGTACAATGACATCAACTTCTTATACCAAGGAAGTTTGTTATAATGACGTTTCAAATTTTCATAATTGGTTTCACTGTAATCAATCATGGATTGAATGTCCGCAAACATTCTGTCTAAATGCAGAAACCATCCATCTTTACATTCGATTCCAAACAGTCCATAACAATGTTCCTTGTTTTCGTCAGACTTTTTTAGAATCTTCGGATACTTTTTAACCAAATAACTTTCAAGTTCTTCGTTCATACTTTATACGTTAAATGTGTATGTTTGTGTATTTGCACTATCGAACGTAAACCCCTTGGGGTCCAAATTAATGTTACACAAGGCAGCGTTATCGATAATGGTCTGAATGTCATGTTCTACACGTTCAGAACTGAAACATTCGGTTGAAACCCATCCGTTCTTAAGAAGGTGAGCGAGAATTTGTTTTGCAGCGTAATTAGAGTTTGTCATATATTAGTTTTGTAAAGTTTTTCATCAATGCACTAATTGCATCAGTTTTTCCTTGTTCACGTCCCCTTTCATATGCATCTTCATTGATATGTCGGAACAACACTCGAAAGTTGGTGACTTTTTGATGTTTATTAAGGTTGACAGAAACCACATCGGGATAGTCATATACAATAAGTGAAGTTTGACCGAGTATTGGTCTTGCAACAAAACCAATATCGGTCAAAAACTTGTGACTTTCTTCGTGTAACAATTGTGTAGTCATATAACCACTAATATATACCAGATCAGTCAACAATTCAACTTATTATAGTTCTTTAACGTGATGGTCTGCCTTACGAATGTTCTTGTTGTTCATGATACGAACAATATCATCAAACAACAAAGGAGTTGCATGACCATCCCAACCACAATCGAGAGTAAGGCCATCAGTACAATCAACTCGGGTTGATGGATAACTATAATGGCTATGTCCACACAACATGTAAGATCCCTCCTTCATGTTCTCCCATACAGCAATAGGAAAGTGGTTCATAACAACATACTTGCCCTTAATCAAACACTCATAGTGATAACCAAGAATACTCACGTTACGATACCTATAAGGATATACCTCAATATCATCTCGTTGGTACTCTGTAGCAACCATCTGTCGATACATCTTGTAAATAGGATTTGGATGGTTACCCCAAATCAATTTGATGTTTTGACACGTAATTTGACTTAGATATGCGTCAAACTGTTCTTCACTGGTATTAAGACAAAAGTCTCCCAACGAGAACAACACATCATCAGGGCCAACAAGTTCATTGATCTTGGCAATAACCCCACGATCATGTTCTTCAACACTGGAATACCCACGTTTACTCCAAATAAACGCTTTCTTATGTCCAAGATGTAGATCACTAACAACCCAACACTTGACATCATTGTACTTTTCGATTCTCATGACAATAGTTTACTCCCGGTTCACAATAAACTCAATCAATTTCTCAACAAATTCATCATAATCGGAATAATACTCCACAAAATGACGTTTGGGACTATTTTTAACGGTATCGACATAGGTATTGAGAATCATTTCAGTTTGATACTCCACATCAAATTTACGACGATACTCGGGTTCACAATAAATGAATATCTGTTGTCTATTTTCTTTAGTCAAATTACGTTCCAACGCCGCACCAAGCTCAAACAACGTAATTGGTGCCAGAGTTTCATGACTAAAATAGAAAATAATGATATCAGCCTGATGTAGTTGATGATATTCCCAACTGATTTGTTCCGCACTTTCGTTTGGATCACTCATGTTGAAATTTTCACGTCTAGGATTATAAACAGTACCATTACAAAACTTAATCCGATCAAATAGATTCTTTTGCCAATCTTTTGCACCTGTAATACTACCAGCAAAAAACACTGACGGATACGGATTGTGAAAATTTTCGTAATTAGGTGCTTCAATGTATTTCATGACCAATTATCCTCCATAATTCTTTTCTCTTTGGTACCAATCGTCTTAGGATCAACTAAGGCATAATAAATCTCTTTCCAATCAGTTGTACCATCAAATCCAGCCTTATCATCAAGTAGGAAATTGAAGTAAAACTTATCATCAAAATTGCAAATCTCCGTGTTTTTACACCGATGATTACAGTTAATATCGTTAAACTGTAGATCAAATCGACTCGTAATATCCGCAATTGCAGTATAGTGACTACTTGTCCATAGAATAGTTATATGTTCAGGGTGATTAAACAAATAATCAAGAGTTTCCTTTGCATACGGATATATTACAGCACCCTCGTTAAACTTATTATAAGTTCCCGTGATTATGGTATCGTGTAGGTCAATACACCAATACAGTTCTTTCCAATTACGTTCACGCTTTTGTTTGTAAACGTTCTGAATAATCTGAGTCCAAGTTTTCATATGAAGAGTTCGCTCACACTTTCATTGTTATGAATACTATTGATAGCTTTAGCAAACAAATTGCTTACATCCAAAGACACAAATCGATCACCCCACTGATTTTCATGTAAAATATTAGCGGTGTTACTACACAGAAATTCATCAACAGTACCAGTATTAAAGGAACCGTCAAGTCGAGTAATGCCAGTCTTTGTAATACATCCATGTGTAACCGCACAAATAACCTTGTCAGCACCATTTTTCTTACACGCTTCCGCAGCCTGAATCAAAGTACCACAACTTTCAGTCAAATCATCAATAATAATCACGTTTTTACCGTTAACGTCACCAATGATGTTTTGAAGTTCAACCTTTACATCACTGATACGTTTCTTACTGATAAATCCAAAGTCAACACCCAAGGTTGTAGCGTACTTTTCAATACGTTTGACTGCACCAACGTCCGGTGCCATCAAAACCAAGTTACTCTTGTCAAATTTGGTACTAATATAGTTACCAAGAACAGGTTCAAACGTCAAGTGGTCAAACGGAAGGTTAGTGAATCCGCCCACCTGAGGTGAATGAAGATCCATAGTGACCACACGATCAATACCACTCGCTTCAAATAGATCCAGAACCAATTTGGCAGTAATAGGAACTCTACTCTTATCCTTACGATCCTGACGTGCATATCCAAAGTAAGGTACAACAGCAGTGATACGTTCGGCACTAGCACGACGTGCAGCGTCTGCCATGACCAACAACTCCATTAGATTTTCGTTGGCAGGATTGGTGATACCTTGAATAAGAAACACATCATTTCCACGGATATTGTCCTTGAATTGACAATAAGTTTCACCGCTTGGAAAACGGTGGTGGTAAATGTTACCAAGTTTCGTATGTAGATTATCTGCAATCCTCTTTGCCAAATTAAGATTGCTAGTTCCGCTAAAAATTTTCATAGATGTCATGGAGTAAAACGGTTTTAAAGGATAACCGTAAACCTTCGTTTAGTCAATCACAAAGAAGCGTTCTTACGAACAGTAGCAAAGTCAACTTCCTTGACCAATTCGCCGTTATAAAAAACAACATTCAGGTAATCCTCACCGGGATCGTTTTCATTAACGGTAACAAACTTACCATCGATCTTAGTCAACTTGAGACGACCCTTCTTGGAAGCCTTAGAAACGTCCTTGGGATTCTTCTGAATGTCATGCCACTGACCATCACGATACTGAGCACTACACTTGAAAGCACAACGCTGAGTATCACGATTGACCTTCTGCAACAATCCACCACCCATACCAAAACAAGCAATGTTCTCAGTTGCAAATCCAGCCTTGGTAATGGCATACAGAATCTTCTTGATTCCTTCAATGTCAATACCATCACCCCAAAGAACACGAACCTTTGGATTGATAACACAATAACCCCTGCTGTTAATAGTGCCACCGAAGTTATCCCAAAGATTGTACATGATCCAAACCATTTCCTCTTCGGGGGTAGGATGTTGAGGAGTAATACTGTCAGGACGAACCACAAACACACCGTCACGGGCAAGAATACGATCCTTGAACTTGTTTCCAATAATCTTATCAACAAAGTTATAGATATCGTAACTGTCAGATACCACCGTCAAAATACCCGTAGGATACTCGTTAAGAAGGTTCTCAACAACCTGTTCCTCACCATCCTTACCAAGTGCGGTCATCACACTATGTTCAGTGGCAGCAACAGAAAACGCCAAACCATTAAGAGTAGCGTTATAATAGTCGATTGCCACTTCCATAGCCACAACAGTATCGGTCCCAAGGAAGTTAATCAGGTGAGCTGCACCACCAATACCAGCACTCTCCCAAGACGATGCTCCACGAAAACCAAAGTCATGAAGACCAAAGTTCAAAAGTCCACCATCAGAAGTAAGGTCAAGATATTCCTTGATGTTTACCTTCACCTCACGGGACAAAGAAGCCACGGTAATAGGATACCAAACCTGAGACAAAATAGTCTCAAGGAAGTTGGTCAACCAAGCAGTCTTTTCTCCGCCGGTATTCTCAATAGTCATCAACACGTTGTTGATAGGAACCACGGTTCCCTCCTCAACTGCCTTGATAACAACGGGCAACTTGCCACCATACTCATTGAGAATGTATTCCCAACCCTCACGATTGAAATACTTCTCGTCACCAAAGTGCGCCTTACACAAGGTGGCAGCACTTTCAATCTTCTGTCGGGTCACAACGGTTCCCTCCAGATGGTTCTTGATAATATACTGAAGTCCAAAGAATGGAGTTTCAGCAAACTTAGCACCCTTACGACATTCGAAGTAACTATAAACCTTCTCTGTGCCCTTGGGGTATTGATTCCAATGATTCAACTTATAACTGTCTGTCGTCAAACAAATATTCTTATTCATAATGTTTCTTTCTA